AGATTCCTTGCAGTTTCAATGAATTTCTTTCAGATTTAATCTGATCCCTTGCTGTCTCAATAAACTCTATCTCAATAAACTTTTTTTACAGCTATATACTTTTTTTTTACCCACCTTTTTTATAGATATAAAGATAAATATAAAAATAAGGTAGATGAAGATAGCTCTTGTTATGGCAGGGTTGCCTAGATTTTTTGATAGTTATACATACAATACAATTAAAGAGCATTTCTTAGATAAATATGACTGTGATGTATATGCTCATTTTTGGTTTAATGAAAATGCAGATGATACATATATAGTATCACATTGGATACCAAAAAATGTATTTCCAAAAGATACTATTACTAAGTTCCGTGAATTATACAAGCCTGTAAGGGTTGAATATGAAAATACAATGACTAAAGATGAATCATCTACTAATGAATGGTATATAATGAAATCATTGTATACTTCAAAACAAAAAGCATTTAATCTAATATCAGACGTTAATCAGTATGATTTCATAATAAATATGAGATCTGATTCGGTTTTCCTTCGAGTACCAGACTTAGCTAACTTTGATAAACTAAAAATACACGCTGTATTACAAAATGAAGATAAAGGTGTATATAATGATTTAATTACTATTCTTCCTGCACAACTAGCATCAAGATTTTATAATACGGTTGATTCTTTTGACTCGTTATTCAATAAACAATCAATAATATACGGAGAAGACGTCTATAAGGCTATACTCGTACATAGTAATCTAATAAATTGTGTAATCAATTATAACCGTAGCGAGTTTAGTATGGCAACACATAGACAAGGAGGATATTTGCAAGTCTGTGCTAATGATCCTGATTGGTTAAAAATTACAGATAAACTTATAACATAATTTATTCTTATTGCATATTTAAACTAAGCCTATAGCCACTTATTTATGTTAACCGTCCTTATAACAACAAGTGGAACAGGATCTCGACTAAATCATTTTACTAAATACACTAATAAGTCTTTAGTAAAATTAGGAGATAAACTTGCAATATGTTATATTATTGAACAATATGATGAAGACACAGAATATATCATAACACTTGGTCATAAAGGGAATCTTGTTAAGGACTTTTTACTTTTAGCTTATCCAACTCGTACATTTATCTTTGTAGAGATAGACAAGTTTGAGGGTCCTGGCTCAAGCTTGGGGTATTCAATGCTAAAAGCCAAGGATCATCTACAGAAGCCATTTGTATTTCACTGCTGTGATACAATTCTACAAGAAAAGATTAGATTTACTGCATCTAACACCGTTTTTGTTGCAAAGAATGACGACTATCAATCGTATGCAACTATCATAACATCTGGAGATAATGTAATCTGCTTGAACAAGAAGGGAGAACCAAAGAATGATTATATTTACATTGGTATTGCATACTTCAAAGATTTTAATATTTTCTGGAGCAAGCTTGAGGCAATCTACTTGTCTAACCCATCTGATAGTTCTCTGAGTGATATTCATTCAATTCAAAAAATGGTACAGGATTCTTATCATTTTACATATTCAGTTGTCTCGAGTCATTTTGATACTGGAAATATGAAGAGATACAGTGAAGCACGCAACTATTTTAAATCAAGCTATGATATTCTTGAAAAAGATAATGAATCTCTTTGCTTCTTTAATGATCGTGTTATTAAATTCTTTCACGACTCTGATGTGAATACAAAGCGTGTACAGCGAGGAAAATCGCTCTACCCTTTGTGCCCTAAGATTCTTGATTCAAAGAATAATTTTTTCTGTATGGAGCTAATACAGGGATCAGTTTTATCTGAATATTACTCATATGGTGAAATCTCAAAGCTACTTGAATGGGCCAAAGTAAATCTATGGACTAATAAGATTTTCGATGATAAGTATAGGTCAGTCTGTTCCTCATTTTATTACACAAAAACACTTGATCGTATTAATAAATTACCTTTTCTTTCAACTGAAGTAAGAACTATTAATGGTATAAATACAGGATCAATTCAAGATTTATTGGCTCGTGTTGACTTTAATTCATTATGCACAAGTGAATTTTCACAATTTCACGGAGATTTTATTCTCGAAAATATCATAAAGAAGCCAGATGGATCCTATAGTCTTATCGATTGGCGCCACGAATTTGGTGCAGAAGTTCAGTACGGAGATATGTATTACGATCTAGCAAAGCTAAAACATAATATAATCTTTAATCATAAGAACATAACGAATAAACTATTTACAGTTGAAGAACACGGAAACGGTATTGTTGTTGATCTGAAATGCAACTACTTTCTAATAAAACAACTCGATGACTATAATGAGTTCATTAAGAAGAATGCATTTGATTCAAAAAAGATTGATATATTAATGTCTCTTATCTGGCTCAATATGTCATCATTATATGAAGAGCCATTAAGCAAGTTCTTGTATTACTTTGGTAAGTTTAATTTATTTATACATTGTTAGATACCCTCCCATACGCATCTTCAAGACGTACAACATCCCATAACTCATTTGTAGAGGTCTCCATATATAAACAATCTTCCACTGCTTCCATTCTGTGAACAGTGTAAGGTTCGATTGTGATTGTCTCTCCAGGAACATAGACCTTGCTTGTTAGATCTTGAAGGCTCGTACCAATAGAAATAAGTAGACTGCCAGTCAGGACTACAATCGTCTCCTTCTTGAGCTCGTGATACTGAATGCTACACTTGTGGCCCTTCTTCATAAAGAGCTTCTTAACTACATATTTATCATTGCATTCTACAAGTTCTTCATATCCCCACGGCTTCTCATTCTTTGTAAAGAGAAAACGATCAGGAATTGTAATACTCTTTGATGCAAGATCAACATTTTCTAGACCCTGGTTTCTAACAAGGTTTACAGCGTAGGCAGTATTCCTAGTACCATTAGTCTTTCTATCATTTAATATTATACGATCACCATTAGGAAGTCCCATCAAGAGATCATCATATACAATTCCATATTGCTTCAACTGTGCTTCTGTTGCAGATCTAGTGGACTCTTTGCGACCTGTTGTCAGGATAATACGGTAATTTGCACGATCCCAGCTGCGAATTGCAGTTAGAACACCAGGTAAAGGTCCACTCAAATCTGAGAAATTCTTTGTTATATCTCCTGTATGAGGTACTAGTGTTCCATCAATATCACAAAAGAGTGTCTTGGGTGCTGACATATACTCAAGTATCCATTTGGATCTTTAGATATTATAAGTTTTCTATGAATTGTCTAAGAGTTGATTTAATACTAGTATCTAAATTTGGGTAATTATTCTTAATCTCAATAAATTCAGGGTTGCTAAATACATAGTGGCCGCAAATGAGGATTAATAGATCTTTATCCTGGTATGGATCAAAATTAGAAGAAACCCATTTCATCCATTTGCCTGAAGAAAAGCAAATCTGAAAGAATTTATCATAATGCTCAGTGTTTTCCTTAAAGGCATTGAGGCAGACTCGAGTCTCAATCTCACCAAGTTGCGGTGCAATATTCAGATTCTGTAGACCTAGAGCTTCCTTTTGCGCTACAGTCTCTTTTGAAACCCAATCCCCATTATGCTCCTTGGCAATAAGACCGAATCTGTTTACAATCGCTAACATCTCTGTTAGTTTATCTGCATCAAACTCGCCAGTGTTAGTCTTTTCTAATAGCTTTGTTCCGCACTGTATAACAACATACTTGATAAGCGCAAACTGTTGAGGTAGAAGTGCATTCTTAAGATCAGTTAAAAAAGATTCAAGCTCACTTGTTGAGATTGGGCGAATACCCTCTTCAGTTCCAACTTCGTACTGAATAGTTTTAGATTGTGAATATGAGAATTGTATCATTTTTATAGTGAATGCAAGTGCATCATTATATGATGGGTACTTTTTCCAAGGATCAATATGAATTAAATTAAAATACTTCAAATCATAAAACAATGACTCAAATCCATCATCGTCCTCTTGACCTTGCCCTGGTCCGCCATGATCTCGTTCAATGAATACATTTGAAAGGTTTCTAGACCTAACATACCCTGAAAAGTCTCTAGTGGTCCAGTTATTTACATAACCGCCGGTAAAGTCAATCTGGCGACGACTCGGAATAAATGTCCACTCTTTAGTTGACCCTTCTGCAATCTCAAGAACCACATCCACTATGTTTTTGCTCATCGGTCCAAGGAAAAATCGCATCCTACAAGTGATTATCTTAGATATTACCAATTTTTACGCTTTAAAGGGTAATAACTATAGAGTAGTATATAATGAGGTATGCTCTCTGTTTGCGTGGAATAAGCTTTTTAGAAGATTATACATTTGATAATCGTGGCAATATGAGCGGATACACGATTGATTTTTCACACACAATTGAATCTTTTTATAAGAATATTATTAACCCTCTAAGAGAACAAGGGCATACTGTTGATATCTTTTTTAATACATATTCCTCAAGTAAATTAAATGAATTTGTAGAATTAGTGAAGCCCGTTTCTGTCAAGCAAACACTTTATAATTCACATATAATGCCTGGAAATTGGACAAATATCTTCGATATCATTATTAATTCAGCACTTCTTGTTTGTGAATATCAGAATGAACATAATTTTGTATATGATCGCATTATGCTTACTCGCTTTGATGAATATATGCTGCAAAACATAACAGAACTATATTTGCCAGAAACACTCTGCACAATAAGTCATATGGATGACAATTTTCATTATTTTCCTGGAGATTTTGTAGATACCTTTGTATTAACACTTTCTCAAATGAAAAGCGAAGGAAAGATTACACACGAGCTACAAAAGACTCTTACCCATAAAGGCATCCAGTGTCATCGTATGTATCCTTCAATTGATATTAATACATCGTATCCATTTTACAGAAATATAAGGCATTTTACAACAACGCCTGGGCATTACTTTTATGAGTGTACCTTGGAAGAGATTCTAACAAATCCTGAATCTAAATACTATGGATTTAGATACAAACCAAATACAGAATTTACACCAATCTAAAAGGATCGAAGTAAATACTTCGAGTCCTTCTTACAAAAAAGACAATCAATCTGTGCAAGAACATTATTAATATAGTGAAAATCTATCATATCAAATAGTATAAATCCTCTTTCACTCATAAATGCAACAACTTCTGCTAACAAAGGAGAGCCTTTATTATATTGATGCAGGCTCACTTCGAGAAGTACAATTTCAGCATTTGCCATTGATACAGGCGCTCCTTCTAAGATTAGAAGCTCTGAACCCTGAGTATCAATCTTAATAAAATCAGGCAATTGAAGTGAATTCTCTTTTACAACCGTATCTAGACGCTTCATACTCCTCTTTTCAACAACACACGTTGAATTTACATCATAGTGTTTTGAATTCTCAATAAAAATAGAATTGCCTGTGGTATATTGAAACTTTGTCTTATAATACTCAACTTCCTTTCCATCTTCATTTCCAAATACCTCAAAAAAACTAGGACTTTCTGTAAGAAACGACTTTTTATCTAAATCTGCTTCAAACTGAAAATATATAGAATCAGGAAATATAGGCTTTACCTCAGCAGTCCACGTACCTTCGTGCGCACCAATATCATAGATTACTTTTGGATTAAAATTAAAAAGATCACGAAGAATACATAAGCGCTTACTAAACATATGTTTTATATCAGTATTAGAAGTTTAAACCTTTACATATTTAGCTGCTCATTATCATCTTTTATATTTGACTTTTCTAATAACTTATTACTCCTTTGAAAGAAGTATGCTGGATCTGACCAATAAAATTTAAAGCTTGGAAATGTTTTAATCATATGGCAAAATAAGTAGTCAATTGGCGCACAATAATCTACATTTCTATTGAACCAGTCTAATTGCTTAATAAGGCCTTCCATTGAAATAACAAGTGTATCTGTTGAACGAGTGCTCCACTGTCTTTCAAGTCTTACCTTATCACCAGGTTGCGTAAAATCTTCTGTATATCCAAGATTCCACATTTGGACTGCATCTTCTCCAGTACTACCATAATGTACCAAGTCCCAAGAACCCTCATTTTCTTTTAATTTACTAAATAGATCACCCACATCTAAATGATTAGGAAGTAAGTCAACATCACTTTCAAAGATGCAAAACATCCCATCAATAAAATTCTTTTCAATATCTTTTAGAGTTTCAATATAATTGAGCGTTAAAGATAAGTCAGCTTTTCTTAAAACTGTTCTATTATGCCCAGGAAATATCATACTATAAGGAGTATTCACATACTTATGCATCATTTCATCGGTTATTGTATGCTTATATGTTGGACAGAAGAATTTAACTTTGTCGCGATTTATATTAAGTTGAGTGATCCAATTATTTAAAAACTCATACCGAGCAGGCTCAAATTCGGGTGAGCAAATAAAGTGTATCTTATTTATAGGTGAAAACATATCTTTATTTTCAAGCAGTACACGACAATCCTTTGCAATTTCATCGAGTGTTCTCCAGTGCTCATTATTAGCATACACTGGCTGAGATCGAATATGATTATATTTATTATCATCCATAATGCATTCAAGCATAGTATTAATAATAGATGCCATTTCTTCTATTGAATCAGATTCCAAATTAAAAAATCGATCTTTATTGAAATAATCAGTAACTCGAGGGCTACCCCAATAAACAGGAATCGTATTTGCAAGAAGCCCGTGGCAGATCTTTTCAGTTATGTAAGTATCCTCACGCGAGTTTTCCATTGATACAATAAACTTGAACTGAGATACATACTCAAGAAACTCTTTTGTCTTGTATTCATGCTGCAAATTTCCACCAATATTATTTCTATAGTGGCCTGCATATGTCACCTTAATTCCTGTTGATTCTACCATCTGTAAGAATTTATTTCTTATTTCACCATTTGGATTTGAAATAATCGCAAGGACTTCATTACGAGGCATTGCTACCGTATCAGGTAAAGGCTGCTTGAGCCGATCTGTATAGTTATTACAATACAGATATGAAACAAAGAGAGGACAGTTTACAATATTCTTATGATTTCTCATTCCGTGAAGTACAATAGTATATTCATCTGTATTAGGGTGAATGCGAGACTCGCCTGAATACAGAATACTAAACTGCCATTTTTTTGCTTTAAGAACTGAATCTCTATAAATTGTTTCAAGTAGAATCTCACTATCTTCTAGAGTACCAATTGTACACTCTGTCTTAAAAATCTTAGTACAAAGATCCAAAAAGAAATCAACGTGATTCCCATTAGTTTTTTCAAAGAACCCTGACCAAAATGCATTAAAGTATATGCGCATTCTGCTTAAAAGCTATAGATAAAGTTTAAGTAGAATGAAGGTTGCTTTTATTTCTAATAAACTTACGCTTAGAGGAACTGAAATTGCACTCTACAATTATGCAGATTATAATGAAAAATATCTGAATAATGAATCTATTATTATTACTCGTAGCTACGACTATCTTTTTGCGCAAAATTCACTCTTTATTCATCCTGATGCTTACACAAAGTTCAATAAACGCTTCAAGGTTTTTTACTATGAACATGAATCTGATATTGAAAGAATTGTAGCCAATGAGAATGTTCAAGTAGCATTTATTGAAAAAGCAGGAAGTTGGGATAACATTATGCCTCGTAATTGTTATAATATTATTCATTGTGTATTTAGCACATTACAGCCACACGGTAATGTCTATTGCGCATTACACGAATTTTTAAATGATATATGCGAAACAAATGTCCCCGTTATCCCGTATATGGCCACGATTGAAGAGGCTGAAGGCGATTTACGTGAATCCCTAGGTATCCCTAAAGATGCAATCGTTTTTGGAACTTATTCAGGAAAGGAATGCTTTGATATTGACTATGTACGAAAGGTAGTTGAGACTGTTGGTTCAGATCCTGCATTTTCTAATATCTATTTTATTTTTATGTACATTGATCCATTTGGATCTCCATCCGATCATATCAAGTTTCTTCCTGGAACAAGTGATTTGATCTACAAGAGAAAATTCATTAACACTTGTAATGCTATGCTTTATGGTCGAAATGGAGGTGAGACATTTGGCCTTGCGTGTGCTGAATTCTCACTCTGCGATAAACCTATTATTGGTCGTGCTGAAGAACATAGCCGAGCTCATTTGATGATTCTTGGCGATAATATGATTAAGCATACGAATTATGATGAACTTTATGAAATTGTTACTCAGTGGCCCAAGCATAACAAGGATGTAAGTAATAATGGTTATAAGAAGTATACACCTTCTTATGTTATGAATATTTTTAATCAGTATCTACCTAAGTAAAATGAAGTAGTGAATAGTAGAATGAAATTCCTACAAATTGGAGCTTCTCATCCACGGAATGAAGAATTTTTTCAGAGACTCTGTGCTAAACGAGGATATGAATATTATCGTTCAGGAGATCCGAACTGCCCTGATAGAGGGTTTGACCTTGTATGGTCGCCTGGACACTGGTTCAATCCTGATCGATTTCCAAACTCAAAAATTTTATATGGACCGCAGTTCTGGGTGTTTCCAACTCCTAGCCATCCTATGTTTTCTGAGGCTCGCCCTGAGCACGGAAATCGCTGTATCTTTACTTGTTTATCGCCTTGGGTTCAGACACTGTATCACGAATTTATGGATATTTCGGCATCTGCCATACCTTTCGTACCTTTACCCTTTGGTGTCAATATCCCACCTCGTCTGGAAAAAGGAGAGTGTGAACTTGACTGCATCGTATATTTTAAGAATCGCGACCCTGCACTTTTACAGTTTGCAACTGAATTTCTGCAGATGAAAGGACTTCGGTTTCGTGTCTTTTCATATGGATCCTATAAGTTAGACGACTATTGTAGAGCTCTTACAACGTGTAGATTTGTTGTCTGGATTGGCACTCACGAATCACAAGGATTTGCTCTTCAGGAGTGTATGGCATCCAACACTCCTGTCTATATCTATTCTGTAAAGACGATGAAGGAAGAATTTGCTAAGGGTCAGTGGTGTTATGACGGGTATTTACAGCCATTAAATGCGATAACAGCGTCCTATTGGGATTCAAGGTGCGGCCACATCGTTTCATCTCAAGAAGAATTCTGTCGTGAGTTCGATGGTTTTGTTGGAAATCTGAACCAGTATAAGCCTTGGGAGTTTGTTTCTGAAACACTTTCTGATGAGGTGTGTTTTAAGAGAATCTGCGATGCATTTGGTATTGATGCCTGAGTATCGTGTAGCTTTTACTTTATGATTAAAATGCCTCCAGCCAAGGCGCCCTCTCATCCTGCGGCAACTCAACCTCATCCATCAATTCCGTTGCAAGCCTGATTTTTTCTTCAGTTGGTAAATTCTTTTTGGATAAGCTCGCAATCTGCTCCTGAAAGTACTGCTTTGTCGATGATGGTGGCTTAATCGTCTCATCAAATCCAACGAGTACATTAGCCAGACGGCTCAGATGGCCCTGCGCGCACATTCCAACAGACTCATAACACTCCTCCCACAACCGCTTTGTAAGCTCAAGACGAATGTCTCCCTCATACGTCTTGATCTTAGCCCAGATTCCTCGTAAAGTCTTTCGATACTCAAAATCTCCCTTCTTAATAACCGTTCGGCAATTACCCCACTTTTGCATATCTTCGTAGACCGGTGAAATAAGCTCAATGCACTCAGGAAATAGACTTATCCAGGCATTAAAGATCTCATCTAGAGTCTTCTGACCCTTTGGAATCAGTGTTTTGCGAATAATTGTAATCCCATCATTTGTCTGATTTACAACGGCCTGAGTGTGGACATTTTGACCATCATCGGCAAGGCCTGCAAGCCCGTCCTTCTTGAGCAACTTCTTATTCTCAAACTCTTCAGTAATCCAAAGATCAAGAAGATCATAGAGTCTCTTACGAACCTCATAGAATGCTAGAAACTGCACCTCATACTCTAACCAATGCAGTTTATAGTTATCATCTGCAGTACGCCTTCTAGTCCAATTACCCTTCTTAAGCAAGTAAAGATAATCATAGACTTCCTTCTCAAAATCATTTGCAAGCTTTAGTCCAAAGTGAGGATTCTTATTTGGATTCAGATCCTTACTCTCAAGAACTTCATCCACATATTGCCAAATTACAGACATTAAGGTATCATAACTTTCATTGTTCACCCACTTTGATGAAATTATAGGTAGGTATTTGTCTTTTAGATTCTTAGAAGGCATTGTATAATTACATACCTTTTTGAAAGGCTTTGATTGCGATCAATTTTTACGTTTAAATAGTAGTAGATAGGTGTAAGAAATGAATTCAATTCTCCCACTCGGAGCCCACTGTAATATAACCTTTGCACTGCAGAATCTAAAACTAAAAAAAGAGACCTCTCTCTTTGAATGGTTTCAATCAGATTCTCTTGCAACCATCACAAAGGTAGTAAAAGCAATACATCAAAGGATCGATCCAGGGCTTGTCAAGGGTCTCAATAAAAACATTCATTTATTAACTCCCGATTCAGATCTTTTCTCACACCACTACTCCGTACTTGAGTACAGGCCTATTTTTCAAAGGCGAGCCAAGCGATTCTTGGATACAGTAAAGCAATCGAATCGCCTGCTCTGTATTCGTTTGAATCCGTATGAGCGAACTACATCGCTCAAAGAAATTAGAGACTTTGTTTCCATTATCAAAGAAATCAATCCAAGTGTTTCCTGCACTTTTCTTTTGATCAGTATCGTTCCTGATGCTGAGACATTTTTGCCAATGGAACTCGAGGGTCTTGTTCACAAGTGCTTTCTAGAAAGAGACTATATCGACAAGTATATGCAAAATGAGCCTATTTTTTACGCTGCCTTGAAATCCTATCTAGTGGAACTAGACTGGCCTTTAGAAACTGTAGAAATGGAATTCACAGATAAATCATAAAAATATCTTATACCTTGTTAGTCATTAGAATGACGTATAAAACGAAATATAGAATTTATGTTCTATGTCCCATTCTTACTGCACTAAAAGCTAAAATGCACTATAGTTTACTTGATACACTTTGTCGCGAGAAGCAAGCAAAGTGCGTATATGAAAGTGAGCTATCCCACACTTTTATTTACGTTGTTGAAATCGGTAAAGATATGGTTCTTGACTTTGTTAAGTCCCTTCCAGCGCCACTTTCAATTCTGTATATTCATTACGGCTCCGATTTAATTTACATCAATTGCCCTATTTATAAGTGTAAATATCCGTGCTATTCAAATAATCCCCTAGAGATTGAGCTTTATTGGGCTGCAACCAAGATTGAATGGGCTTCTCTCAGATCTAATTCTCGCGAATATACAGTGCATCACCCCAATTTGCACCAGTCATACATATCTGAACGCGACTTAGCCCGTGACCTTGTAAAAATACATCAACCTCCGTCAATTCACTGCATCCCTGATACACCTGTGCTGTGTTAACTTCCGTATAAATTGCATCTGCATAGTTAATGTACTCACCCATACTCTTCAGAACATCTAATTCCTTTCCCTGAATATCAAGATTCCAAAAATTGCACTCCTGAATCGGAACTTGATTCTTCTCAATATAATTCCTACCTGTCTGTGTCATTACCTTCCTGTTTTCACTTATGTAAATATGAGGATAATGTGTTTTGTGAGTGCCAAGAGGCAGAAGGCTCGATGACTGTCCATTATTCGTAATATGAAACTCCACTTCCTTTTCCTCGTTATCTAGCGCAGCACAGACTACATTTGGAATGCCCTTTGTATTCATCTGATCAACCTTCTCTTGAATTGCATCCACCCAGTATACCTTTGATCTCTCAATACCCTCGTTTTCGTAAGCCTCTAACTCCTCACATTCGTGAGCACCAATATGAAGAATACCCCTAGGAATCTTTCCATAATGCAACATTGAGACGCAACAATTTGAAAAGGGAATTAACATACCGGTTTTCTACTCCTTTTTTATCTTGCTAGTCTTTAGACAGAAAAATGAGTCTAGTTAAATACATGTTTGCTCTCTATATGTCTGTAGTTGATGCAATTATTTTAACACTACTCAAATCAAAAAAAATTGGAATGATTGAAGGCATTTGGGTCTTTCCTCTTGCCTTTATTGTGTATGGATTTCAATCTATAATGTTCTATATTGGCTTAAGCTTCGGTTCAATGACTGTTCTAAATGTTCTTTGGGATGTTACCAGCGATGTTATTGTTTCGCTCATTGGTGTTTATTTCTTCGGAGAGTCTCTGAATACTATACAATGCATTGGACTCGTTCTTTCACTTGCAGGAATAACTCTATTAGGAGCACACGATGGTGATTCTGAAAACAGTAAAAAAGATGAATAATTTTTAATTTTTGATAGACCACTATTTACGCATTGTGATCGAAGAAGTTGTGGCGCTGGTTGTTGATCAAGTGGCTGAAGTACCGATCATTCTGATCATTAGTATCATTCTGTCCAGTGCTAGAAAGGCGAGACGAGCGGCGCGGACCTGCTGGCGGTGCTGGCGCTGCATATGCAGAGCGCTGAGGAGTCGTATAAGAGTCAGCAGATATCTTTGAAGGAAGACGAATAGTGTCCTCCAGTAGATCAAGGCCCTTACGAAGAATTTCGTGCACGTGATCGCGGTAATAGAGATCCTTGAGGGACTTAACTGAGAAGAAGACACGCGGCATCAGCGGTGTATTGACCTGGATGTTCTCATAACCATCCTCATCTAGGCAGACGCTCTTTAGAACGAGATAGAGGTAGTCCATCACCTTCTCCTTCGTGGACATCTCAATACGATGAGCAATCTCGCTGCCGGCATTCTGGTCGCGCAGCGTAATCTCATACTCATTTAGGTCGAGATTCAAACGAACCTTAACACTGTCATCCTCATTCTTGTTCTTCGTATCCTTGATCATAACAAGTTCAAGCGAGCAAGGAGAGTAAGTAGACGTCATTCTGGGTATACTTAAAAACTAGGGGGTAAAGCCGTTCAATTTTTGTTCACGATTTTTTATTGATTTTAAAACTGCTGATAGAAGCATCCGTTGTCATAAGTAAAGAAGTCATTAATCTTATCCTTATCGTCGACTGAAACACTATATGTCTTACCCTGAATCTCAATCGTACACGTCCAGATTTTGCCCTTCTTTGACTCCTGTAGCTTTTCCTTAATCTCCTGAATAAGAGACTCCTCCAGAAAGACAATTGAATTGTGGTCTACCTTATTACGGTAGTCTCCAGGAAACCAGAACTCAGGAAGAAACTCAGACCCCACACGAAAGCAAGGCGGAACCGATCCATAATCATCAATCTCAGCATAAGGAAACACTACACCCTGATCTTCGTGCCAGAACAGAAGGCCTTGATTCCTGTAGCTATGAGCGTGGAGCCACCAAAGAATATCACCGTGTTGCACCTTGAGGTTGTAAGTCTTGATTGCAAGATTAGCCCAGTACTTGAGATCATTGCTAGATAGATCTTCCCAGTCTGGCTTCAGTGTCTTGTAAATCGCCAGATCCTTCTGGTTGTAGCCAGGGCGCGACTTGATCTCTCGCAGAAAGAGGCGCTCCAAAGTCTCTGCACGAATAATCGTCTCAGACATTTTGGATTAAGTATGCTGTACTGATAGTATGTCAATAGTTCAATTTTATTTGGATTAATATGCGAAGAGTGTAGTTGCACGACCCCCGTAAATACGCAATATATTGTATGTCTGGGCAAAGATATACGTTATATAGCGATTCGTAAAGTCATCATTGATATTCTGTGTCTGACCGTGAAAGCCTAGACTTAGCTGAGCGTGCTGAATCTTATCCAGATTCGCCTCACCTGCAGGTAAGGAAATTGGACGCATTCCACTCTGCAAGCTAAATGGCAAATGATAATAATATCGATTGACCCACGGCGCCTTTCGCTGCTCAATGGCAGGTATCATAGATCGAAAGAGTGCTACATTTTCAGTACTATACCTCGTCAAAGTTTCCTCGTACGTCAGTGATAGCCAGCGAATAGGCTCTGAATCCCTCGTTGAAAATCCAGGTCTCACAGAAGATCCATAGAATCTCTCACCAATACCGCTGGCATCAGGCCACCAAGGCCCATTCGGAAACAGTGTATTACTCAGATCACGTGATGCCAGAAAGGGTGCATTGTAGGATGGCGCCTCATAGCGATTGCAGTAAAAAAAGAGATCTCGTGTTGGATTCGGAACAAATAAATAGCTTCTCAAAAATGTGTTCGATTGATTATCAGCCGGATCAAAGGCATAATGCTGCACAATCGGAGTCTGAATATCAGCAATACGGAATCGATTTGCCTCAGGCTTATCCAAGTAGATGTATTCGACGAGTAAATATGCATCTGTGATATTCAACGGAGACGGAACTGATACATCTGGGATTTCTGAAACCCGAGGTGGATTGTAAGATAAGGGATTCAGACCATTGAGTAAGTAGCCACTTGGATTTGTCTGATAAAATTTAGCACCTTCAAGAGGCCACAGATTGCCTCCTGGAACTGCTGTATCTGCCTGAGGATTAACACCATTTGTAACGATAGCAGGGATAACAGTATTATTGTAGGTTGAATTCAGATTCTGAATACGAGAATTTGTATAGTATAATGCCGAGACTGGGTTATACGAGATATTGATACGAACTTCATCTACGTTCAATGCATCAATTGGCAAAGCTAATGCAGGATCGTCTTTCGTAAACCAGAAAGGCAACGGCGTCACCACTTTCTGTGATACAGTATTGACACCGAAACTTTGCTGATTAAATCCATTATCGGCTCGGCAAAGCTGCCTATTTGCCTCGACTACCTTTTCGAGCGGCGTTTGAAACTCGTCTAAGACTTCCATCAGATTCCCTGGGATTGAATCAATCAATGAACCGCCAATAAAAAGACTTGCTTCGTTGATAAGTGCGTGCCCCAGACTATTCGTCCAGCTAAAGTAAGGTCCTGCAAATGTATTACCTGCTCTGACTGCTGCAGCCCTTGCCGTCAGCTGTGGCGTTGAGATATCTGGCATCTGAGTCACCAAGTAGACTCTAGCAACCAACTCACCATAGACTGGAAGACGTGCAACTGCAGTCGTTCCAAAGTTTGGCAATGTGTCAAAATCTATCTTAACCCACTGGGTTCCATAACGCCCCGCCTTAATAAACACCGTCTGAAATGAATCTAAACTTGGCTGATCCTTTGGCGGTTGAAGCCGCTCATCCTGAATGCCTGTAGAGATGACTTTCAATAGGCTCGCGACCATTTCTCCTTACTTGCCGCACAGGATTTAGACGGCCGGGCTAACCGCTCTAGATCGAGTTATGATCTGATAGGGCTTGTAAAACGTCGCCTGATTCATATGCTGTTTGCACGTATGAATCGACGGTAGAGGCTTAGAACTGTTCTGTGCAGCATTGTGTCTGCACTTTTTGCCTGATAAGCAGGTTCCCTCACACTTGTAGCGGTACTGCTCTCCCACCTTGACCTTATTTAAGAGCCACGCCTTGGAGGACTCATTGAAGAAATCAGCAGTAAACTCAGAGTTGCCTGCTGCCATCTTTTGTAAAATATACTTGATTGAAATTGCATAGGGTATTCAATTTTTTAGACACTTGAGCATTAAAAATCAATAACAAATTATATATCATTTATATGTATATGCCTTCCATCGTCTATGGTGGCTTGAGATATACACAAACAAGACACGCAATCTACTGTAAGAAATGTAAGGAAACAATCGAAAGCAAATATGTTCACGATTTCAGATATTGTTCCTGTAGAGCAGTAGGAATTGATGGAGGAATCTCTGATGGAAATCGTATATTAGGAGAGTTAACCGATATGGAAGATAGAAGTATGTATTGTGCGATTGTTCAGAAAAAGAAGGTATGGCTACCACAAACGGCTATTGAAGAACATTTTCGAAATAACCGATTATTTATTAGAGTACCCGATTAAAGAAATTTAGTCAATAAACATCTTATTACAGATTCCATTTTCAAAGCGAAGCCACTGAAATCCAAAGACAAACACGTGAACTTCCCACTCTGTATCATCTACTCCTCCAGGTGGCTTCACTTCCAGTGTTAACCGTAGAGAACTTAGACGACTCGCATTCATTGTGCCACTCGGATTATGCTCTGATGGGCGAGCAGCAAATGAGTAGCCATACACAAATGCATCATAGGATACCTTGCCCCCTTTGTGTGCACGGCTAATATGAGACCGAAACCACTCTTCATCCTTGCTAATAATATCGATTCCATTAGCCTGTATCTTTGCTTTCGACAGTAGGGGAACAAGTGGAGCAAAGGTCGGATTATAATCTTTTTCTAGAGTCGCACTAAAGTTTGTCCAGTCATTGTTGAGTGTGACGGCCGCCTTTCGTCTCAAGACCCAGAGAATCTCTTCAACCGGTGAATTTGCTTCAAGCGGAAGCTGAATGGTAATTGTATCACTACCCGTCTTATTTAGAACATATTTCATCGGCTCAGTAAAGTCAAATTGCTGAATTTCTCTGTATCCACGCTCAAATGTCTTATGATACAAGCTATCGCGATAGGGTCCATCCACCAGAACACCATAGGTTAGAAGTTGGATATTTCGTAAATCTGGAGGATACTGCGCAGTTGTAACTGGTCTTATCGGACGACCAATAATTCCTGTATCAAAAAATCTAAAAGTCTTATTCATCGGTGTGTCAGTACACGAGGCTCTTGCACCTGACGCAATTCGTACAATCTGATCAAATCTCTTAAGAGTAACCCTCACCCGAATGGTTCCATCACGACACGCAAGAAGTGGAAAAGTCTCCTGAAGACGTTCACGCATTAATGAAAAGGCAAGAGGAATCGTGATCCATCCATCTTCTGTAGGAAAAATCCGTGTTGGCGGCCAGGCTTTGATATCTGCAATTGAATAACGACCTTCTGCAGATGCACCTCCAACTTGTGTATTTAATTCTGGAAATAAAACTGACACTACTGCACACGCATCACCTGTAATGCGCTCAAGAACCTGATCATTTACCTCAAGAGTTGCTTCTTCAAGCAATGAAGTTCCCAATGAATTAATATACGTCCACACATCTGAAGGATTCGTATACTGATACCGATTACTTGATATTAACTGCTGCTCAAGTCCTGTAAACCAAGATGGCATCTGCACTTGAATAAAGAGACCCTGCAGTAAATCTCCACAATCTAAACTATTGATTTCAAACGTAAATCTCTGACCAAGCTCAGCAGGTCCAAGAAATGTGAATTCACGCAAGACTGATGAAAACGGAATGGTTTGCTTTAACTCTCCACGATAAAACCGAGTGATATTCGTCGTTAATGGAAAAAAGAGTCCATCTTGATCATCACGACTTACTAGATCTAGTAGGGTTGTTGCTTGTCCTCTTGGTGCCTTCGTTCCATAACTATCTTTGGAACTGATGTCCATCTACTTGGTGCCCGTGCTTCCAAATCCACCAGATCCGCGCTCCGTCTCATCCAAGCTATCTACATAGACCACCTGCCGAATCCAACCCAGATTAGGTGCAAGAATCTGAAACAGTCGAGTTCCAGCATCAACACTCATTAGATGCGATCCTACTGATACAATCGGCGCCTTGAGTTCACCCCGATAACTCTTGTCAATAATTCCACGACTATTTGCCATCATAAATCCAGTCTTGAAGATGGATGACCGGGGTTCCAGAGTATAGTGAGACCCTTCCTCAAAGGTATCACCATTAGGAAGAAGAGTACGCTTGATCATTCGGGCCTTAATACCAAGAGGTGCTAGTAGTGCTACAGGTGTTGGGGACTGCTTAGCAACAATCCGGACATCATATCCTGCATTGTCAGCGAGCAGATTCTCAACTGTTCCAATTGCAGGATAAAACTCTGCACCTTCAGGAAGTACGACGATCTCCAAACGGTATGTCGGATCAGAAGCCATACTTTGGAGTAGACCAAGGCAAACAGTCAATTTTTTGAGTGGGGCTAAATTTGAATGCAAGTAGCCGCTATTTTTCAGGCATTCAGGACAAGATGAGTTCAATGGAGTATCTTATCCCTACTGAGGATGATCCTCCTAAGAATGTTGAGGAGGCTCATCATATGATCAAGTTTCACACTAAGATCTTTGTACTTCTAACGAGTTTCCAGCTTGTTGCCGTTCTTGCCAATCAGCCATTTGTAGCCCTCAATATCATATTCTGCCTGTATATGGTCTCCTATCAGATCTGGCGTTGCATCATACTTATCAATGATCACTTTGCCCTCCGCGCCATTGTAGATGAGGAGGAAGGCGAGGAAGGCGAGGAGGGCGAGGAGGGTGAGGAGGGTGAGGAGGGCGAGGAGGGTGAGGAGGGTGAGGAGGGTGAGGAGGGTGAGGAAGGATGCGAGTGCGAGGAAGGTGAGTGTGAGGAAGGTGAGTGTCAGGAAGGTGAGTGTGAGGAAGGGTGTGAGTGTCAGGAAGAGGAAGATACTGAGGATGTCGCTACAAATGGTGAGCTTGCCGACGATGAGGGACCTGTCCCTATGGAAGTTGTTGACGAGGTAGCAGATGATGTGGATACGGAAGAGATTGAGCCGACTCAGGATGTAGCTGCAGAAACTCTTCCTGTTGCTCAGAATGATGAAGTAAAGCCTAGGGCTCGTCGTCGCCGTCGTCAGGATTAATTAGCAAATCGTAAAGATCCACGACCATCTGAAACAATATAAAGACCCCAACCAATTGTTATCGCGCGAACATATGTCCTTTTTTGACTTGATACTGAAGAAGGTAGTGTATCAATGATATCCATATACAGAGTCGGTCGATCAGCCTTCGTAAAGTTAATTGTCCCAGAAGGTATCCTTATTTCAGGTGCTCTATAGCCAAAGCAAGGACCATACGAAACTGAAAGCCAAGAAAGATTCAGACCCGACGTCTTTTCAGATTTTGTTCCAGGCGAAATGTTCTCCCAGACATCTGCTGGCCATTCAGTCTCGCGATCCTTACCTGCAATAATAAGCTTCATTGAATTGTAAAAAGGACCCTCATTGAAAGGATTCTTTAGAGACCAAAGGCGATTTCTATCTACGTCATATTGCGACTGAAAGAATACCAATAGACCTTCTGATGGATGGCGTCCATCGATACGCTTGGTGACATAAGAAGTTCCTCCATTTCCAACAGATACATAATCATTCGGATCGAGTGTGAGTACATTTTCAAATGGTCTTATAAAAGGAATTTGAATCTCTGTCTTTTTTAATTCATTCTGTAAATCTTGACGTACATACTGCTGTATTGTCTCAAGTGTGATAACAGGCTTACCGATCGTCTGACGATTTAACGGTACTACAGGAAATGAATTGTTATTGACATCCCTACACACCAAGTCAGTTCGTGTCCAAGGAGTCGGTTTAACTTGTTGATCTGAACTCTCAACTAAATCTTCAAGTTTACGAAGCTTGCAACGAACTCTGTACTTCTGAGCCGGAAGTGCAACAAAAGGCAATCCGCCATCGTCAGGATGTGATGCACCAATCAAAGGAAGTCTCAAATAGAGTGTATTCGGAGTTGCATTGTGTTGTATATCTAAAACAGTTCCATTGTGAGCACCGAACTCTTTTAGAGCAAGAGCCTCTTGATTTAGTGTTCCCTGTAAGTGTGTCCACGCATACAAGAAATCTCCTGAGAACTCCTGAAGAAGTAGCTGATCTTGATAGAACTGTATGGATTCAAACAGAAATGCTCCGACACCTTGGCAGTATCCATACGAAGCGCCACTTGCATCCCGAATTGTCGTAGTCCTATTCAGATTCGCATAATAGATCGGTAGCCACGTAGGCAGTTCGACCGTCAAGGCAACCGATTTCAGAACATCTCCGAAGACTTCAAATTCCCACTCAACTGATCTGCCAAAGTCTACTGCATTCAGAGCCTGTGTCTGACGAGTCTCATTAATTGTTGCCGGCCACGTACTCATTGTATAAGAAAATGGCACGACTGCATCCTCTTTTTGACTTAAAAAAAAGACATCTTTTTGGCCTCTAGCGACAAGCTCATAAAGAGATCCTTCAGACGACGTATTCGGTCGCTCCATCTAGTCTAGTCTAGGGTAAATCTGATTAAGCAGTTTAAGGCATCGTTCGAGTTTCTTTCTTAATCTCTAGGACACCCTTATCCTCATACTTCTTTCTCCATTCTTCCTCATTTTTGTACAATTCGCCGAGCGGAGCTATTTCCCTAAGACTATTATCTGACTCAATACGAACTGTAGAGATTCGGGTTGACCCAACGAACATTCTTAAGTATGTATTTATCCGGGTTGGTCTATGCATCATACGACAGTCCTTATGATCTGTAGGGTTCCACCGCTGATTGCAGTATTCACAATATTGTTTGCTATTAGTCATTCTAATGACCAAAAGTAAATAATCTAAGTCAATTTTAGATGAGTGCATCCAGACCTCTTAAAAGCGCTTTAATTGTAAAAGAAAATTCTAAAGATAAAAATTTTGTAAATGTACCCGAATCGGTTAGAAAAGCATTAAATCAAGCAGCGCGCAATGAAGCGAATGCTAAAGAAATTGCTGCTGAATTTGAAAGACAGCAAAAAGGCCAACCAGAACAAGTTGCTAGCGAACAATCAGAAAAGCATTCATACGAACAAGATATGAAAGAACTATTTGAACAAATGGAAAGACAAGGTAAACAGCAGCAAGCACTTGCGCAAGAAATGGAATATCAAAGCAAACTAGGAAACGAATTTGCTGGATTTAGTTTTAATGATGATGTTCCTAGTACACCTATGCCAGGGGGTCGCAGAAAGAGTCGTAAACACAGTAAACATCGTAAACGCAGTAAACATCGTAAACACAGTAAAACTAGTAAGAAAACAAGGCGGTTCCGCAAGATTAGAGTACTGTAAAGACTTCTGCAACACCTCCCCTCTGTGTCGGATCAATTATAAATGCAGGAAGTACTAGGAGTTCTTTTGACTCTATTTTTTTTGTCATACGATACTTATACACACTTTCAGCGTGCGGATTGTACCCTTTTTCATCTTCCATATTTAAATCAAACATCATCGGAAATGCATCATTACTACAGCCAATAAGCTCACAGCGACCTGAATCATACTGGCTGATTGCGTGATACTGTTTCAGATAAATGCGTTGTAAATAGGGCTGTAGACCAGGAACATAGTATCTTCCTGTTATTTTAATAATAAAATCAGAGTCGTGTAAAAGTTTACTGTGTTCGTATGCATACTGAATTGCAAAGACTTCGTGATCTCCTTTATTTTTAATTTCCTTAAGATATTCTGCTCCTTTTAATGTCTCTTCAGTGAACGTGATTACCTCAAATCGATCCTTGTACTTGATCTTTTCTTTTCTTAACTCTTCAAACGTATAACCCGAGTTTTCAACTACAACCACTTTATAGTCTGTCTTCTCTAGCCATTTACGAATTGATTTCAAATAGGTCTGAACTCGTTCATCCTTATCACTCTGAGCAACAAACTTCATATCCTTCTGAACAGATACCGTAGTCGTTAGCAGTATACAAATATCATTATTGACGCGATACGTTTTGAATAAAAAGAGAATTAGGACTACTGTACAAACTAAATAGACAAGAAAGAAATTCATCCTTCTACTCTACCGTATGCTGCGAAATTGTCCAAAAAATGAATGGCAGCTTGCAGCTTACATCCGTACACTAATGCGGCTCATTATAGTTGAATCTCCTGCAAAATGCCAGAAGATTCAAGGGTTCTTGGGACCCGGTAATACTGTTATCGCATCGATGGGACATATCCGAGCACTGGCTCACGATCTTGACGCTGTAGGAATTAATAATAACTTTGAGCCAACCTATGAGTTTATCAAGGAGAAGGCCAAGGCCATTAAGCAGCTCACCGATGCTGCCAAGGGTGCAACCTCCGTTGTTCTCTGTGCAGACGATGACCGTGAAGGTGAGGCCATTGCTTACTCTGTAGCGGTCCTACTGAAACTGAATATCGCAACAAATCCTCGTGCAGCCTTTCGTGAGATTACACGCAATGCTGTTCTAGACGCTGTTTCTAATCCCAGGACGATTGATATGAATCGCGTAAATTCACAGCAGGCTCGCGCAATGCTTGATATGATGGTCGGATTCACAATTTCACCTCTGCTCTGGTCGTACGTAGGACCTGCGCTTTCCGCCGGTAGATGTCAAACGCCTGCTCTCCGACTAGTTGTTGAGCGTGAACGTGTCATTGAGACCTTCAAGAGCGAAGGGTCTTGGATCATTAGTGGAGAGTGGTCCACCAATGAGAAAGCTACCTCTGGCCAAAAATGGCCAGCCGTAATGACAGAGTCGCTTAGCGACGAAGAATCTGCACAAAACTATCTAGAAAACCACAAGGACAGCAAGGTCGGAATTGTCAAGAAGGCCGAAACAAAGCCCTGGACTGAATCTGCACCTCTTGCATTAATGACGAGCACACTTCAGCAGCAAGCAAGCAATCTGTATCATTGCAACCCGAAGAAGACAATGCAAATTGCTCAGAAGCTCTATGAAGCTGGACACATAACGTATATGCGAACGGACCAAGAGACAATGAGCGAAGAAGCAGTTGAAAATGCTAAGAAGGTCATTCTTGCCAAATGGGGGCCGACGTATATCAAGACTGCCCCGGCAGCTCCAGCCACTGTAGCAAAGACCAAGAAGGCTACAGCTACAGCTGCAGCTGCAGAGTTGCCAAAGGCCCAGGAAGCCCACGAAGCCATTCGACCCACCCACTTTGAGAATTCCCAACTCCCGGAGGGTGAGGACTGGGGGCTACAAGACAAGAAGATCTATCACCTCATCTGGCTGAGAGCCATTCAGTCTGTTATGGCTTCAGCAAATGGCGAGAATCGTCTGGTAACGTTCGAGGCAGACGGAGACGATGGAGACTTTGAATGGCTAGCCAAGTGGCGACGCACTCTCTTCCCCGGCTGGAAGGCCGCTGATGAAAAAGAGGCCAAGATTTCTGAAGCGCAGGATAGCGAAGTAAATGATGCAGATGCTAGTGAATTGGCTTGGAGAATTGGAGGAGCGCTGGCTCCAACTCAAAGAGTCTATTGGCAACTACTTCTGGCCAGACCCCAGGAATCAAAGCCCCCCGGACGATACACCGAAGCCAGCCTGGTTCGCGAGCTGGAAAAGAAGGGGATCGGAAGACCGTCTACCTTTGCATCTCTGATCGCCACTCTTCTTGAGAAGGCATACGTTGAAACGAAAGACATCGTCCAAGAAATCAAGGAATCCAAAACCTACAGTCTGACAACTCTAGGTCAATGGCCTCCGACACTCTCGCCTTTCCAGCTGAAGAAGGGAGGCGAGAAACTCCGAATGGTCCCGACCGCCCTCGGCAGATCTCTTCTCGACTTTGCAACCCAGAACTTTCCAGATCTCTTCGCCTACGAGTTTACCGCGACAATGGAAAAGCGACTCGATCAAATTGCCGAAGGCAAGGAACCCTGGAAACAAGTTTTGGGAGACACCTGGAATTCCTACAAGGATCGACTAGCCACTTTGAAGAAGGCTCCTTCGGCGGCAGCCGGATCAGGAGGAAAAGCAAATCCGAAAATTCGGGAATTTGGAAATGGCCTCAAGGCCGTTCTCTCCGCCAAGGGACCTCTCCTTCTTCGGGAAGGTGAGACCAAGGAACAAACTGTCTTCTACGGCTGGCCTGGCTCAAAGTCCTTTCAATCCCTAACAGAATCTGAAGCTCTGGCTTTTATTGAAAATGCTGGAAAGCAAAAAGTTGGAGAGGCGTTCGGAGAATTGGAAGGCGAACCGATTCTCCAAAAGTCTGGGAAGTTTGGATCTTACTTTGAATGGAAAGGCATTCGGGCTTCCGCCGCGCCGGGGGATTCTCTGGAAATTGCAATTAAGAAACTCAAGGAAAAGGCAACAGCTCCTCCTGTTCGAGTGCTCGGTCCCTTCCAGATTCGTACTGGGCAATACGGGCCTTACTTGATGAAGGCGGATGGAGGGAAAGCCAAGCCCCAGTTCGTAAATATCCCTGCTGGAACTGATCTGGATTCTCTAACAGCTCAGCAAGCTGGAGAGATGTTCGAGGCTGGACTCAAGGCCAAGGCGGCCGGAGGAGGTGGAGGTGGAAAAGGAGGAAAGGGCGGATTTAAGAAGTTTAAGAAGAAGGAATAGATATGGATAACGGGTTCCACAATATTATGATAGCTTGGACTAAAGATACTAGTTATGGTGATCTTTATTCAATGATTTACGACTGGTTAACTTTTTACAAGTCAGAGATTAAAGCAAAAGATGAAGTTCTTGATATTCTTTGGCGAATGGAACACGGTGAGGAAATAAAGATAATTGTAGAAGATTTTCTTGTATGCGAACGATATGCCAAATTGAGAAAACAGTTTTCTAAGTAGATGGCTGCACTTACTATACCAGAATTTCTTGAAAGATCTGCAGCAGTTGAAGCTAGACTTAGAGAAGTATTACCTCAATACATATTACTTCACGATGCATACGAAGATGTAAGAAATGACGCACTTCCTGAACTCAACGGTGCTCCTGGAGGTAATATGGGAGTCAATATGAATGCTGCAGATGATCTTAAGGAACAGGTTGATACGGCATTTGCAAGAATAATGGATGTTGTTGAACAGATTTGCGCAGTCAATAAAGCGAATTCAAATAATGGGAATTCAAATGGAAATAATATGGCAGGTGGAAGGATGCGAAAGAGAACTAAACGGGCTCGCAAAACCAGACGCACTAAGTAAACTAGGTCAAAATATTGAATGATTCTTTTTTATAGCAAGAATCATAGAATGTCTGATCGTAATCCCCTCCTACCGGATGTAGGGTATCTCGTGTGCATGTCAAATCCAATTATGCCCGGATTACTCCTGGTAAGCCACTCCTTGAATTCTCCGAATGAGAAGGCCGCTGAGCTCTTCTCAGCAGGTGTACCGATGCCATTTCAGATTGAGATCGCCAAGAAGGTAAAGCTGCCTCAGGAGAAGGAGAAATCCATTCACAAGCTACTGGATAAGTACAGTGAGAGGCTGTACACGAGCCGCCACTTCTTCCGTGCAGACAAGGAGCGCGTTTCCGATTTCTTTGAACTCCTTGACGGCGACTACTGGCTCGGTGAGGCGCCTGGAGCCAGTGTGATCCTCGATACAGTGGATGTCGCAGATGCCTGGCAGACACTTCAGAATAAGGTCTATATGCTTCTAAAGCAGGATAATCCGAAGGAGAATGCGATGAAGCTTGGCCAGACAAAGATGAAGGTTGCGAACTTCATTAAGGCCAAGTACGGAGTGGCGTTCGTACCTAGCCTAGAACACGTGCGCGAGGCTCTTGCAGATACAGCCGTTCAGACTAATCTAGTTCCTGTATAAAAATTAAAGTTTCAAATACTCTCCATACACTTTCATAGCCGCCTTCATACCAGGAGTTTGAAACTTGTGGTATTTAGCTCGATAATACATTGTTTGTGCAACTTGCCGAGCTTTTTTCCGAGTTGCGCGTTTTAATCTTTTTAGAGTGTTCCTGGCTTTTTTTGCAGTTCCGTATCCAGCCTTGAACATTGGTTTCGTTTTAGCGTCATTAAAGACAGCCATCTACTAAAAAATGTTTTTTAATTTATGCCTTGGGCTCCTTCTTCTTACGCGGTTTAGGAGGAGGAATCGGCAGACCCTTCTCCTTCAACTCAGCCTCCTTGATTGCCTTGCGCTGGCGGCACCACTTCCAGAAATCCTGAGAGCCATACTCTGGCATTGGGCCTAGCACGGGCTTCTTTGGCTTGGCATCTTCTTCAGCCTCCTTTATGATCGCCTGCTTTTCTGCCTCCAACATCTCAATGGCGAACTTGATCTCGGCCTGGGGAACTGGCTCATCCCGATCAGCGAACCATTCGCGAACGAGATCAATTGCCTCCCACGAGCTCGTGTAGCGTTCGACATTTTCTCCAGGATAGACTGGAAGTTCCAGAAGCTTTGACTTTAGCTTGAGTGTGCGTTTTGCTGAAGGGGCTACGCTACAGACTGCCTCGAGAGACTTTTCTGCTTGTGCAGAAGCAGACTGAGGAAAGGCCTCAGCAATCGGTATTGGTTCTGTTGCAGTCTTCTTCAGCTTCAGAACACGCTTTGCTTTGGGCTTGGACTCTTCTGCTGGCGCTGGCACTGGTGCAGGTTCTGCTTCTAAGGCAGGCGTTTTCTTAAGTTTAAGAACACGCTTGGCTTTTTCTTTTGGCTTGTCTTGGTCAGCCATTTTGGGTACCTATTAGTACTAGGGTTTTTACTTCAATTTTTGTTTGTTTGCAGCAGATAAAGGAGAGTTTTCAATATGTTTAACAATACTTCTAATAAGATCTTTTTCAGAGGATGTTGGTCTAGCACCAGGAAATGAAGTTATAGGAGCAGATTGAATTTCTGCTCCTCCTTTTTGTCTTCTAGTTGAACGTCTTCTATGACTACGAGTTCGCTTACGTTTTCCTCCTTTTATTTCACCTGCTAATGATGATATCGTTTTATTCCACTCCATAAATAAATCAAATCCATCGGGAATTTTTAAATCAGTAGGAAGAACAACAAACACTTTATGATTTTCATCTTTTGAATGACTAAAAATAAAGCGATTGTAAGGACAAAGTAATATTTCCTGCTCATATGGTATGCTGCCCATAGGTGGTAAAAATGCATATCTACACGCAGGGTGAACGTAATATACGTACATTCTATCAGGATGATCATTTCCCTTTTTTTTATTATATTCTCTTCCACCTGCTGCAAATACTTCTCCAATCCAATGATCAAGTGATGTCGAGGTAAATGAAAGAAAATAATGAAATGTATCTTTATTTTCAGGTAAATACCAGCCTGCTGTTCCTCTATAGGTTATAAACGGTGTATTCGTTGGAATCGGGGGTATTCTTTGAATTAAATTATATAAATTTATAAATATATACCACTGAAGTTTTTGTGCATATAGATCATCATGTGTATCTTTTAATTCTGGAAAGTAACTCTGAAGAACATTCGAAATTTTAATTAATCTAACATACTTGTAGTTAGGATCTTTTGCTATTATACCATAGGAAGCATTACCAGTACGAAGAAATGTGTTTAATACACCATCTCCGTATAATGAATAATAACTAATAAGTAATTTTTCAAATTCACTCATAGGAGGTATCCCCATAGAAATAAAGATCTTTAAAGTGTCGTTATCATTAGGCATAGTATCACCATCGATGGCTATATCACCTACCTGATGTTCTGCGTCACGATCTTCAATTGTAGTACTTACTACTAAACCTCCCTCACGTGTTAAGGCAAATTTCTCAGCAGCCACAATGTTAGCATCCGATGCCATATTTATAAAGGTTAAGATAATTAATTAGGAAGATTTCTCTTTTATCAGATTTCAAGCACAATACAATCTCGGTAAAACTCCTGCAGTCTTTTAATCTGCAGAGTAGTATAAAGACAACAATGGAATCTCTCCTTCAAAGTATCCGGATGCTCGAAAACTTACTCAAGGAAAAACTATCAGCACGTGAAGCCAAAGAAATTTACGCTGAATTGCTAATGCTACAGGCTGAACTAAAAAAAGAGTTTGTGTTAACCACTCGGTTAGACACCAGGCCTCTGAATAAAGTATTTCAGTAGTTGCTGTGTGAGACCTTTGAACTCCCCAACCATTTATATCCTATCCAGCTAAGGAAGGATATAAATTGTTGTCTCCTATGCCGGCAAGATCATTACTTGTTGCTGTATGGTGCCTTTTGAAAGCAGGCGCCTTGTTTCAGAGAACCCTATGGAATAGTATTCGTAGTTGCTGTGTGTTCTCTTTGCTACACTTGATAGACTCAACAGAACATATATGTCTGCAGCCATATACCTTCTATTGATGTCTAGTGGACAACTTATCATTAGGTTATTACCTTCAAAGTATCCTATACAGAGGACCTGATTGTTATATCAGTTGCTGTGAGCCCTCTTTGTTCCCCGCCTGGGCACTAACAATACTGGCCGGCGGCCATTCAATTTTTGTAGAGTATTTGACAATTTTTTTTATCTTTAGTTTACCGACTCAAGAGAGGCATATCATTACCCATTGCTACACGGACACGCAGGACAACCTGATCATATCGCGCCACATCAAGCTGAGCACGCAGCATCTCCATTGGAGTCATCGGCTTGACACCATCGGGTCCCTGTGTCTGAAGCGCCTTGAACAGACTCGGCGACCATCCACTGAGCATCGCCACTCCCTCCGTGTCTGACTGTGCGTGAAAGTCGGTCGAGGTAGAAGCAATGTTCCAGATGACGATGCGCGGCATCGTGAGGCCCTGGCCCTCTCCCCACATATCCTCACCTGCACGCTTGAAGGCCTCACGGATCATCTCCACGTGAGTCTGCCACGCAGATGTCTTGACGACGTTGCGGTAGCCATTGCCCGTGTAGACGGACTGGTGATCAGAGCCGCAGGCCTGGTCCCAGTTCATATCCGTCAGAACGATGAGGTTCTCAGGCTCCTGGCCAGGGCGGCAGCGCTTGGCCTTGAGCTGGCTGAGCACAAGATCCATCGCCTTCTGAAAGTCCGTGCTCACACCCTGGCCGAGGTGGCTGATATGCTTGAGACGCTCAAAGAGATCATCCTCGGGATGCATTGTGTGCATCGTCGGCTCAGAGTCAAAGGTCAGGAAAGTGTTCTGAAACTCCTCTGTGGTCACCTCAGCGATGAGTAGACCAAGAGCCATTGAGACCCAGTAAGGTGTGCCGCTCATCGAGCCGCTGAAGTCGCACATTGCGATGCTGCGACCTAGACCGCCAGCCGCCTTGGCATCAGCTACCATCTGGCGCCAGACAGCCTGAAGAGCATTGCGCTCATCTACAGCAGTCTCATCAAGGCTTACCGCCTTCTTGACGACCTCGTGCGGAAAGACTGTCTTTGAGCCGTTGACCTTCGCACCTCCCTCGCCAGTCGCCGCCTTGTTGAAGTGCTCCTGGAAGTGCTGACGGCAGGCCATACGGTCCGGATCCTCAGGATGCCGCAGAGGATGACCATAAGGAGGCTGCTCACCCTTCTTCGTCGTACCGACCTCATTGAGGAACGCCTTCATATGCTTCTGAAGGCAGCGGCCAGCAACCTTGCTGGGCTCGATGGCCTCCCAGTTGCCGCCAGACATTGCAATCTCTGTAGTCTGAATGCGCCTGTTGAGAGATGCAACTGCCTTGCGATACAGACGCATCTGCATACTGTACTGCATAGGACCGGTAAGGTCAGGAAACAGGCGAGCTGCGAGAAGACCCGCAAGGTACTTGTTGCGGTTCTCACGAGGCATCCACTTGGCCATCAACGAGATGGGCTTGTGCTGAAGTGCAGATACCTGGTCCTTTAGCCACTGGGCCTTGACAATCTGCACGATGCGCTCGCGCATCTCAGACTCTGAGAGGTAGGGCAGCGAGGGGACAACCGCCTCGATGAACAGATCACGCCAGGAGCCGTACTCAGGAACGAGATCCAGGAGATCCATTGCGATCTTGCAGGTCTTGGGATTAGAAAGCAGGGCGTCGTAGAAGAGACGAAAGACCTCCCGCTCACCCTTGCCGCCACGCACGTCCCGCGTCTGAAAGGCGAGCACGAAGAGGTCCTCTAGCTGAGAAGAGTCGTTCTTGGCGATGATCGCGTTGATCAGCGGCTTGATCGTCTGAGAAGAAACACCGCGAGTCAGGAGTGCCGACAGAGCGACACGCTCGTCCTGAACGCCAGCCGCGGTGTAGACATCCGAGCCCTTCACGCCGATCGCAGTCGTCGCAGTCATCATCTTAGGATCAGAGGATGACATTTCGATCTTTTGTATTTACACTTTCAATAACAATAATATTCAATTTTTACTAACTCTACAGGTAAATTTGACTCAACTCTGCAGAGTCAGTAGGTACCCAATGGTAGATGTTGTTCCGCGACTCAATTATATCGGATCCAAATACCAACTTCTCGGTTGGCTGAAGGAATCTATGCTGGAGACAACTGGATGGCCTAGCCTTGAAGGAAAGTGTATCGGCGACTTGTTTGCAGGAACAGGTATTGTATCCTACTTTCTGCGATTAGAAGGAGCTGCAGTGCAGTCAAACGACGTAGAGAGATATAGCGCAGTGCTCGCTGAAGCCTTCAGTCATCGTATCTATACCAGCGAAGTCAAGCGAACACTTGAGCTTCTGAATACTGAAGTTGCTGAAGGTAAGCACTTGGATACGGCTGGGTTCATAACAAAGAATTACTGCCCTCTGCCGCCCTGCGAACGCAAGTTCTTTACAGTAGACAATGGGCGCAGAATTGATTATTGTCGAAAGCGGCTAGAAGAACTAAATCTCGGATTAAATACGTATACAATGGTTCTTGCGTCTTTACTCCTTGCAGCCGATGCAGTCAGTAATGTTCCTGCAGTCTATGGCTGCTTTCTGAAGAACTTCAAAGCCAAGGCGACCAAGCCGCTCATTCTCAAGACAGTTCATACGTGCACTAAACAGAATGGCTACTGTTTCCCAACAACAGAAACAACTGTTCTCGATCCAGCACTTTTGGCTCAAACTGAAGACTGTGATGCGGTCTATCTCGATCCACCGTACAATGAGCGACAGTATTCAAAGAATTACTTTCCTTTGAATATGATCAGACTATCACCTGCAGAACAGGAGACACAGGTGCTACGCGATGGAGTAACGGGAATCCCTGAAACCTGTTTTATGAGCCCCTTCTGCCAAAAGAAGGAAGTCGAGGGTGCCTTTAGGAAGTGTTTTGCCGGCTTTCGCTGCAAGTACATCTTTGTATCGTACAATAGCGAGAGTCTTCTTAGCAAGGAAAAAATGTTGACTTTGATGAGGGAATTTGGAACTGCGACTGTCGTTGAACGAGACTACAAGAGATTCAAGTCCTATGAATACAATGAAGATAAAGAGATCAAGGAATACTTATTCTGTCTTACAAAGTCCGAATCTCAAAGTGATCCTTGAAGTGATCCAGTAGATTCTTGAACTGCCAACGAAACTTGAAGCAGTTGCGGTTCTTATGATTCTGGAACTCACCGAGTGTAATTAGGCTACCGTTATTGCTCAGATAGAGACTTGTGGACTCATTCCAGGCCTTGCCCTTCTCAAGATGCGAGAACTTTAGAGACTGTGCAGTCCAGTCGATAGGCTTAGTCTGCTTGATGAGCTGCAACAGATTTGCTGGCTCATTGTAGTAGAGCGTCTGGCAGTGAAATGTACTGTGCATAAAGGTGTCTAGAACTCGAGATGTCTCAGCAACGACAAATGCCTTGATCGCCTCAGAATCAGTCTGTGCTGCGACTGGCAAGCCAAACTTTTCGCAGAAGGTCTTTTTCGTTCCTTGACCGCCTTGCGGACACACCATCCATCCTGTCTTGTTTGTCTTGACACTCAACTTCTTTGTTATATCAGTCGAATGGCTGAAGTCATAAAGATCGTCAGTTCGGCCGGTATGCTGAAAGCCCTGAATCTCTGCAGTAATGGCTACAAAACGCTTCTTTAATGTCTCAGCCTTTTCAAGAGAATACTTGTAGTTGCCCTGAAACTCGCAACCAGCGACCAAACAGACCGCTTTTTCGCAGATTTTTCCTAGATCTTCCGTAATTATCCGCGCCTTCGTTGCTGCAGGAACAAGGAGTGTAGCCATCTTTTTTTCTAGTGTGTACCTTACTGACTGGAACCAGTTGGGTCAATTTTAGTTTCACTTTTAGTACAGAGAATAGGATGTCCTTGATTGTGCCAATCAGACAAATCACGATTCAGATTAAAGTGTCTTAGACTCTCGAGTGGAATCCATCGTCCTTGACGGTGCTCACTTGTATTGACTCGTATCAATGGAGTCTGAATTGCATTTGCTGTCCAGTAAGGCCGCCGACCCCAGATTTGGGGAGCTTCAGAACACATTTCATAGTCGACGTGTTCAAGGTATCCTGTTTCCTCTTCAACTTCACGCACTGCCGTATGCCTCCACGTCAGATCAGATGGTTCACGGTGCCCTTTAGGGAACCCCCAGTTTCCTGAGAGTAAATTCTGGACGAGAAGTACTCGATTTTCGTGTAGGATCACAACACCTGCGCCTCTGAATAAACCATTCGTTAGTAGAGGAAGTGTGCTAACACAAACAAGAAAAAGAGACTTCAACATCTGCTAGAGTCAGATAAAAATACGTTTAGACTAGTGATAGAGTCGAATGTATTTTTTTATTTACTTTCTCAGACCAAAGCATCCTACACTAGCCGTCTGGACCTGCTCCATTGCCCAAAGAGCCATTAGTGCAGCCTTCTGTTCCGTTGGAGGAAGCTGCTTGACTAAGTAATTGCTTAGACTAAGTGTAAGATCGTGATATAACTTGGTCATCTCAGCCTTGTTCTCGGGTTTATTCTTGAGCTTATCCGTTATTAGCTTGAGAAGCTCCTTCAGATCATCAGCAAGTTCTGGGTCAGCAACCACTGCTGCAACTGCGGCGTTCGCAGTGGCAATCGCCTCCTTGACTTCAGGAGGAGCTATAGAAGCAATCGCTGCGGGTGCTTGATCAATCGCAGAGTTCACCACATTTGCAACCGAAGCAGGAACAATTGCAGCTACCGCGGCATCCACAGCAGTATCCGCAGCAGCAACGACAGTCTCAGCTGAAGGAGGCTCAGCAGGTACTACAGTAGGAACTGACGCAGAATCGGACAATGCAGAATCGGATAAGGCCGAATCAGATGACATTCTACCGTAGGAATATATTTTGTCTAAACCTTATAGTCAATATATATTTTTGCAATATCACTATATCCAGCTCTTTGCAACGCAACACGGAAATTAGGAATAGTAAAAGTATGGGTCTGTTGTAATACTTTCCAACATTGATCTGCAATTAAAAAAGAACCTGGTACTGCAGTGCTCAATTTATTATATGTATCTTCTAAAGGATGTTGTTCTTTGGAATAACGGCATTTAAGAACTGAACTCCACAATTCAATCAATTTAGGCTTGAAACTATCTTTAATAAGATAACACGATGTAGTTTGTAGATCATAGGATCTATATAAATAACTAGAATAATATTCTTGGTTTCGACTTAAATTACCTAAGCATAAAATATCGGCATCAGAGTGTATAAATTCGTTAATAAAAAAATCTAGAGTTGGTCGCTCTTCAATAAATTGAATATCATCTTCACATATAAAAGTAATATTATTGCTCATTGACTCTGTAGAAGTAAATGATAGAAGTGCTAGATGAGATTCTAAACATCCTGTTGCACCATCTTCATGTTCAATCGCTGAAAAACGGGTTGCCTGAAATCCAAGACGCTCAAATTCTTTTTCTATGAGTTCTTTACGATCAATTCGTTTATCTAAATTGATATAATAGGGCCCGTAAATCATTGCATCCTATATAGTTTAGCCCATTTAGATGCTTCTTGCATAGCGAAGTTCACCAACCGCTCTCCAGAGTTGGCACGCCTTGATTACTTTTGCATTGTAGGACTTATCTGTATACAATGAGCTAGTATTACACTCCTGCATCATACTCGTATAGCAATTTGCAGTAGACTCAAAGATAAACTTAATCTCTTCAGGGCTAAAATGGCGGAGACGATTCAGAGAAATTCGGTAGAGATAGTTCTTGAAGTGCTCGTCATCGTCATCGTGGCTGTGGCCACCTCCTGCACCCCCTCCTGTAAAGAATCCAGGCTTCAGACACTCGGTTAAAGTGGGGCATTTTTCTGATCTGTGGTCGCGTTCACCGCATACTTGACATTGAGCGTACTGCATTCTACTTGTGCACTAGTACTTGAAGTAAAAGGCTTCAAATTTTGTTTTTAGCCTAGGTTAAAAATTGATACATCCTTTACCACGTGAATCGTATTCACTTTCCAGCTCAAATGGACTCAATGGTGTTAACAACGGAAGAAGAGATTCTTGCGATTCGTCGCTTTGACCGTTGGTGCCGCAACAACGGGCTCAAGGAATTCAAGCCGCACATCGGACTTCCTACTGCCGTTTGCCTCTCGTGCAATTGCCACACCTGTTTGGAGAGAGTCTATCTGATGGAAAGGGATGAAAGGCTACAGCACAATCGCCGTGTATCCTCTATGAATCCTACAATGACAAATGATGAAGTACAGAATCAAACTGAAACGAGTCTTGTACAGGCTGATCAGATGTTTCAGTTTCTAGAAGTGGTTGAGCCAATTCAGGGAGTCGAGTCCTATACGATGTGGTTTGCACTTCAGAACTTTCATCATACCCAAGCAACTACCTTTCAGAAGCGACTTGTTGTAAAGGCTCTGGCACTCATTGTAGCCAAGCAGGATGAGCTTCGTTTGAAGGCTGATGTAAAAAGAATGGCTGATGAAATCACAAATTATTCTGGAGAAATGCTTGGAAATGCGATGGGCGAGACAAGGAACGGACTTATAGAGTATCTGAATTACGCATACATTAATGCTAATAAGAAACTAAGGAACTAATGCGGTCCTTCAACTCATTAATCTCATTCAGAAACTCAATTGGAGGATTCTTAATGGAAGGATGATTCATAATTTTTTCAGCGATTTCCGATGTTAACATAGGAAGAACAATCTCCTCACCCTCTCGAGCAACCTCATTCTGAAGTGCAACAAATCGTAGAAAGGCCAGAAGAACACGAGGGTGTCGCAAAATGGCTACACGAGGAAGAATTGGCGTGTAAAAGGACCAAGTATCATTCAGCTCTAGATCACCGTCGACTTCCCGAAAGATAGGCTCGAAGCTCGGCTTATGTGTAGATTCGTACGACATACTCGAAGTTGAACGATACAGTGGAATTGGAGATCCAGGACGTTCATCCTCTTCAGGTAATTCGAATGGTGATGCTCGGTTAATCCTTTCAATCATTGAAAAGTCTGCGTTCTCCATTTTAATGCCTTTTCTACGAAAACGCAAGTATTCATTTTTTTTGGGTCTAAGCAAGTCTCTTATTTCTAAGTAGAATGTACGCCATTGCAACTCTTGCAAATGAACACGCTCTTGAAGATCTACAACTTCTATTATTTACTCTAGATCTCTGGAACAACCCAGCTCCACCCGTCTATATCTTTACTGACACGGAGACAAAACCAAAGATTGATGCGATGCCTTATAAGGGAAAAAAGACAAGTAAGATTGCACTCGATCCCTATACTGGTCTGAATCGGTCTGTAATGGAAAGGACTCCTGGAACCAAGTTTTCAACCCTCTTTGCAGATTTCTGTTCCGAGAAACCTGTATTGATGAAGTGGGTGCTTGAATCTGAGAGTGCAGTATTGTTCTGCGATGCAGATATTTGCCATCTGGGTCCTTTACCTTTGATCGATGAACGTGTCCATCTAGCGGTCAGCCCGCATCTAATTCGCAAATCTGATACAGATCGCTTCGGTCTCTATAATGCAGGATATCTGTATCTGAAGAATCAGGCCACTGCAGATCAATGGCTTCTGTTGTGCAAAACAAGTCGCTTTTTTGAACAGGGTTGTTTGGAGGATCTGGTATCGTGGTCAAATATAAAGTATGGTGTTGGCTCAGTTGAGCAGTTTCCAGAGACAGTAAATTACGGATGGTGGCGACTCTGGCAAGGTGAATGTAATCCAGAAACACTAATGGAAAAGTGGAGGATTCTGCGTAAGGAAAATGGATGCGGGCTTGTTATCGGCGACAAGCCTCTTCAGAGCATTCACACTCACTGGTCTGAGCAGCGAGATATGGCGACTGCGCAGTTTAATTTCTGGATTCTGAAGCAACTACAGGCACTCTCATCCGTAAAAAAGACAAGACACTTAACTACATTTTTGGAGACCCAGCATCCGCATCTGAAGAAAATTCAATAATTGTATTAAGATACTACATTTTTTTATATCTTTATAGTATAATGAGTACTAAATATCTTTGTTTGATTTGTTATAAACCAAATAATATATGGATTAATTTCTTATCAAAATTTACAAACTATACTCTTTGCATACTGATTGATGACAATAGTATAGATTATAAAGAACAATACTCTAAATTTAGTCAACTTACTATACTACAAATTAATAATGAAGAATCTAAGAGGAATGGGTTTATAGCTACCGATTTTAAAGAAAATGGAGAAGGTTGGTCTAAGGCATTATACTATTTTTCAAGTATTTGTAAAGATTTGAATTATGTTTGGTTTATTGAAGACGATGTATTCTTAAATGATGAATCTACACTTCTCAATATTGATTCTCAGTATACTGATATTGATTTACTAACTAGCACTGTTAGTGAAAATATAGAGGGAAAGAAAGATGATTGGCATTGGTCTTGGATTGATATCAAATTACCACCACCCTATTATAATGCAATGTGTTGTGCTTCAAGAATGTCCAGTTCTGTATTATCAAAAATTAAAGAGTATGCAAACAAACACAACACATTATATTTTCACGAAGCATTGTCTCCAACACTATGCCATTTTTATAAATATTCATATAAATGTCCCAGAGAACTAGTCAATATAATCTGGAGACGAACGTATGAAGATAAAGATATTGATGAACATAATCTATATCATCCAGTAAAAGATATCACGAAGCACATATATTATAGAGATATGCTAAAAAATAAATAATTGTTGCGTAGATTGTAAAGAGTTAGTTAATGAGAAGGGCAAATTGGGCAATGAGTCTGGATCAAATTATGAATGCAAACACCTGAACTCACTTTCGTATTCCGAAGAACCTTTTCGAGATGAGCAAGAACCTCAGGTCGATTTGCCAGACGGCGTGCTTCAATCTCAAACCACATAATCCGATTCCAGTTCTTAAGAGCATTTGATCTCAATGCAGACTCAGCTGTACTGAGACTAACTGCTGAATTGAAGATGAGTACCTTGAGGTCAGTATTAACAGCGGCGGCGGCAGGACCAGACCACGGAATACCCTCAACGAGCCAGTGTCGTACTGACTCTTGCTCCTTCTGAATTTGCTCTCGTGTCTTAGCTGCAGGAAGGCCACAACTAGCTGCAAAGTAGAGTGGCTCGTAATGAGATGTCAAGATCTCCTCAGCCCTTTCCATATCAAGAGATAAGCGCACAGTCATTTCGTATGCCTCTGGTAGAGTCCACTGCCACTCCTTGAAGACAAGGTCCTTACTGATATCCGCATTGTAATCAGTCAACGTGGAGTATACTTTCTTGAGCTGAGCAAGACATTCCTCTTGCGACTTTCCGTGGTTGGACGTTGCAAAGAACTCATAGGACGTTTTCATTTGTTCCTTTTGTCTATAGTGAAAAATAGATTGGTGTAGAGGTCAATTTTTGTTCATTTATTGCGAAGAGACAGAATTATGCCGAAGCCTTGAAGGGTGATTCATTTCAGGGGTAATCTGTCCCTCATCCTCTTCATCCGAGTCTAGCTCAGTATCAGAATCTTCGAACAGCGGCTCAAACAGAAGGCGAAACTGGATACGCAAGAAGACATTAGGGTCAACGCGCCACTCGCAGATCAGACAGCGACCGAGATGCCAGTACGAGAGATCACACGTCGGACACGAGTTAGCGTAGTCATAGTCTTCCATGATACTTGCAAGAGAATTCGCCATTCTTACTGTATACTTGTATAATGACTAGACCTAGCTCAATTTTTGCTGATTAAGCAGACGTACCTATAAAAATTGACCATGTATAACTAGATACAAGACTACACAGAATGGCAACTGACAAAGGAAAGAAGCAAAAGGGCCAGTTCTATACTGGTAACGCTGCCTACATTCTTGATGGGCTCTATGCACCCTCTTCTGCAACCAAACGAATTGTAGAGCCGTTCGCCGGTAAAGGTGATCTTCTTGATTGGCTAGCGACGAAAGGCAATACGCTTCCCGTAGAAGCTTATGATATTGATCCAAAGAAGGAAGGCATTCTGCAGCGAGATACCTTGCTAAATCCGCCGAACTATAAGGACGCCTGGATTCTGACAAATCCTCCGTATCTAGCTCGAAATAAGTGCGACAAGAAGGAAATGTTTGATCTGTATGATACCAATGATCTGTACAAGTGCTTTCTAACCTCCTTGACGAAGCAGGAATCCGCTGCAGGTGGTATCTTGATCATTCCTTCAGGCTTCTTTCTGTCGCCGCGAGATCTAGATGTTCGTTGCCGCAATGACTTTCTGTCAAAGTATAAGCTTCTTCGAGTCCGATACTTTGAAGAGACTGTCTTTCCTGACACAACAACAACGGTGGTTGCCTTTACCTTTGAGAGATCACCGACCCCTCTCAAGGAGCAAACGGTTGAGTGGGTCTCAATGCCATCCAAAGAAGTCCGTACCTTTCGACTGGCTGCAGAAAATGACTGGATTATCGGTGGTGAGATCTACAGGTTGCCTACAGCGCCAGGAGTCAAGGTTCGGCGACACGTCGAAGGCCAGACACTGAAAGAGGGTGAGCAGAGGACAGCAATGACGCTGTGTGCTCTTGATAGTGGAACAAAAGATGGACGAATTTGCCTAGAGTATAAGGAAGGTTATGTCTATCCTGCAAAGGAGTGTAGTCGTACGTATGCAACGCTCTGCATAACAGGAAAAACTCTATTGGCCGATGATCAGAAGAAGATCTGTACTGAATTTACGAATCTCCTGGAGAAAAAAAGAAGTGAGACGTGGAGTCTGTTTCTTCCTCAGTATCGTGAGTCGAAGGAGTATGCTCGGAAGCGAATTCCGTTTGAGCTTGCGTATCTAATTGTTCTTCACCTGATTAAGATACATTTGCCTTGATCCAGGCAAAGTATCCCTTCAGATCTCCGACATAGACGTACTTTTTCACTGCAGCGTACTCGGGCAGCGAGAGGAGGTAGGCAAACATCTTCATCTTTGCTGCCGCCTCGTCTCCATCGAAGATGTTCGCAAAGAGATACTTGGTCTCACTTGTCTTTACTAGATAGTCGAGCTGAGCATTGACGAAGGGATAGCACTCGTCTCGCAGAGTCCTTGTCTGAGAGCCCCCTGTACCAACGACCGACTTCAGATTGACCCAGACAGTCGTAGAACCGAAGGTCTGCTTACCATCAAAATTCTCCGTGTAGTCAAAACCATCGGCATTCCTCATTGGCTGAGCAGACTCGACCATAATGTTCCTGCGCCAGTTGATGCGCATATGCGTGGTGTCGCAGGCCACGCCAGTTCCTGCAGTAATCTGCAGTCTCTGGTACTCCTCGGGCTTCTTGGAGCCACTTCCGCCAGCTACCTGACCATAGAGCTCTTGGCGCTTCTCCTTGGTGTACTCGCAGCCAGGAAGAACCGTTGAAGGACAGATAATTTCGAAGTGTGCCATCTTGTTCTTGTTTTGTGTGTACTTGAAAAAAGGTAAGTAAGTTATATCAATTTTTTTTAAAGTTCCCTTTCTCTTTTATGAGTAGCGACTCGTCAGAGCCTCGCGGAGAGCTAGATTACTAACATCTTGCGTTATGAATCGAGTTTCATCTGTAGAAGCCCAGACACTATGCGCATCCTTCCAGGATCGGCGAGTCCACTTTGCTTCGTCTGTGTTAAGAAAGAACCGATCAATTACACGACCCTTTCCAATGTACAGAATATGCTTCGGAAAGAGTGTGATAGGCGGTGTTAACTCAGACAGAACCTGTTCTAGAGTACGCACTCGGATGTCAGTATCAAAGTAGAAGCCGGGCTCTGCATTGAACCAATAAGACTCCTTTGCAATCTTGGAGAAGGCAAAGCTCGGAATCTCAGATTGATCGCAGAAGAAGGAAGTGTAGTCCATATTCAGGTACTTGGCCGATTCCTCACCTGTCGGATCATATTCGTCGCGGCAATTCGGACAATCGCACGAGACCCAGAACATACTACTCCAGCCACTACCCGTTCCGTGTGGAATGTAGCCGAGCTCCTGACGAAGAGCCGTACGCTCAGCGATTACTTCAGCAGCAGTGATCAAACGAGGCATTCTTGATGACTCACTTGACATTGTAGAGGTGCTTTGTATGCGATACTCGATTAATTTCAATTTTTTGCTTTATTAACCGCAGATTCCACCATTGCACTCTCCTGACATACATTGGTCTGGAGTCTTGCACATTGCACCTTGCGGTGCACCACCCATTTGTCCACCACTCGCTTTCTCACCCTCCATATCATCATATCCATCCATCTGACTGGATAACGTCGAGACTGCCTTGTGTGAAAAATGGTAGATGAGGGCAAAGACAAGGCCGTGAACGACCGCCATCGTCAGTAGGGTTCCCTTAGGAGGAAGCGACAGAACCACGCCAGGGGTCAGCAAAACAAAAAGAATTACGGTAAATGCAATCATCAGCAGCTTCATTTTTGTGTTTCTAATTAGGATCTTGTTTTTTTGGTTTACTCGTCCTCACAGCCGTAGCGCTGTTGCCAGCAAGCAGAGCAATACCCTGCTGCACCAGGCCTACAGGAGCCGCCGCAACCTGGGCAGTCAAGCTCCTCAACAGGCGGAAGTGCTCCTTTTGCCGCACACGGTGGGCAGCAGGTGCGATCGTCGGAGGAGCAAATGAGGTCAAAGAAGTAGCTGCAGTGCTGGCACCTACCAGACCGCTCACGCCAGTCCTCAGGAGGAGGAGGGCCATAGAACTCCTCTTCGCAGGTGGCGCACAGTGGCTCATTACCGCGATAGGCGGGGAAGTGGCCGTCCTGAGGAATGTAGCCGCAGTCAGCGCAGGACTTGACTTGCTTCTTCGGCCTGTAGGATGGGCAGAGAGGATCATCGTGATCGTCGCAGACGCGGTAGCCGAGATCGTAGTCGAACTCGCCGCTGCACGTGTGCTCGTTCGCTACAGCGTAGCCTTCCGCACATGACTCGCCGCAGAAGGCGTGCATCGAGGAGTAGAGCGCATCGCTGTCAATGCCGCAGTTGATGCGCTCGTGGCAGTGGTCGCAGCGCGTGGGGTTGTGCAGCTCGCGGAGATATTCGATCTCCGCTTCAAAGCAGCCATCGCAGCGACCACCGAAGACGTGCGCATTCTCTGAGCAGGTGTCCTCGATGCAGAAGAAGGTGTGCTTAGTAGCGGAAGCCATCTTGTTTTGGTTCTTCAAAAGATTATCTATCTTGGGAAGGTACTTATGAGATCATTGTTGAGTTGGTTCAATTTTATTTACAGAACTGGGCGTCTCAAATTTTGAGATCCACAAAAAAATGTCTTTTGTTTTGTCTTTTATTTTTTGTGAATCCCTTTTTGTCTTTTTTTCTTTCATCTACGCAAAGCCGAACGGAACCTCAGCCTCCTCAGCCTCGTCCTCAGGATTGTTGATCTGAGGGGCGCGGATATTGTGGCCGCCGCACGTGCCGCAGAACCCGTCCGTCAGGTGGGAGCAGACGCACGTGCACGGAGGCTTTGCCGGCTCCACGCCGTTCGCGTAGAAGCGCGCGATGACCTGGTAGACGCGTACCACATGCGGAACGGCTGGGCGGCCATGCACGTTAGCGGGCCGCACGTGGCACTTGAAGAAGCCTGGCGCGAGGCAGTTCGCTACTCGCTGGAGAACGTCCGTCTTCTCAAGAACCTCACCCACTGTAATGCCGTCTCCGTCAGCCTCCTCCCACTCTGCTGCTGAGTAGGTGCAGAGGACGACTGTGTGGCCGGAGTCGCTGTGAGACATTGCGATTGCGGCCTCAAGAGCTGGAAGAAAGCGGTCCTTTGCATCTCTTAGGATGTCCCGCCTGACCGACCAGCGGCGGCGATCAAGGAGCTTCTGGTGGAGAACGATGCCACGCTGGACGACCAGGGCGCGGAGGGCGGAAACGTTGTCGGCGAACATCTTATGCGATCAAGAGAGGATTGCGGGAAGGTGGTACAGATATGTGTTGCTAAAACAATTCAATTTTTTTATAAAAAAACAGATTTGTTTTGGTATCAAGAGTAAAGATCATCCTCAACGGAATCTGCCGCTACGACGCGGACCGGGCTGCTCATACTCAGGCTCAGGATCAGGAACTGTTCCTGATCCGTAACACGTGCCGCATGTCACAAAATTCCTGAGCACCCGAGCACCTCTGCAAACTAGGCAATTTTGCCACTGGTCTACATAATTTCCACGGTAATCCATTACCTCTTCCATATGTCCTCCCGTACCGTCGCAGCCAGAACATGTTATAGTTTCCCAATACCCTCCGCTGCCTCCACATGTTGGGCATACCGCCCCTCCACGATGAACGCGGCGTTTTCTGGCCGTCTTATTAGATCTTTTTTGCGACTTTCTGCTCTTTCTACGGATTACCATTTATATAATATACTTCGTTTTATTTTTTGAGACAGTAGAAGATAAAGGTTTTCTCATAAGGCGTTGGATCCTCCGCATCAGGCTTCGCCTTCTTCTTGCTGCACTTCTCGATCTTACAGATGAGATCGACCTGCTTCAGACGCCACTCCTTGATGATTCGGGTTAGCTTGTGGCTGATCCGAAAGCGGCTTCTGAGTGCCTTCTTTCGTTCAAAGTAGACTTTAGAATCGCAGACTAGAGCGGCATCATCGACTTCCACGGTAGGACGGGGAGTTTGCTTGTCTGCAAGACAGGTCATCTTTGCAGGGGTACCGATACCAGTGAAAATGAGAGGGTCAATTTTATTACAGTAAAAAATCTCTTTTGTTTTTGTTTTTGTCTTTTTTATTTTTGTCTTTTTTGTTTTTATTTTGTGTTTAGAAGATCTCGGGCTCCTCCACATCCAGATCGATTGAGCCATCCTCCTGCAGAGCGCCGGCCCAGTCGCCGCGGAGACCCTTCTTGGACTCCCAGAGGTCGCCTGTGGCCCACGTGGTCTTGCCGTCGTCGCTGAGGTAGCCAGGGCGCAGATAGGACTTACCACCGAGCTTGAAGGGAAGCAGATCAGGCGACTCCTCCTCCTCCTCTGAGATACCCTGAGACGCTACAGATGCAGGCGAAGCAGGAACAGCGGGGGCAGCAGCCATCTTGGCTGTAAGCTCTGCAGAGGCAGCCTCTGCAGCCTTCTTGGCCTTTGTGGCTGCACGCTTCAGAGCGGCTGCAGCCTTAGTCTCCTCAGACTGCGGCTTACGAACCTTGCCCTCCTGAGGGACCTTACCCTCCTGAGGGGCCTTTGTCGCAGGCTCTGAGGCAGCAGCAGGCGAGTCCGCAGAGGCAACAGAAGCGGCTGCAGAGACAGGAGCTGAGTGCTCCTCCTTCCACTTGGCCTCGAAGGCAGCATACTCGTCCTCGTGGTCCTTACGCCACTGAGTGCAGAAGAGAGGCGCGATACCTTGCTTGGTGGCCGAAGAGGCCTTGAAGGACTCGTACTCCGCAGCGTGAGCCTTGGGGCAGTGAGCCGTCCAGCCAGCCCAGGCTCCTGCCTTACGCGGTGCCGAGGGCTTGTCCTTCTTGTCCTTCTTCATCCGCTTCTGCACCTCAGCAACTGCGGCCGAAGGAGCTGCATTTGCTGAGATGCCGCGGCTAGCAAGCTCCTTGGACAGGAGCTGCTGGATAGCGAGAAGCTGGTCGACAGAGATCGAAGACATTTTTCGAGAGAACAAAGTACAGAGTGTATTTGGTTCTGGGGGTACTTACTAGCTGGGCGTCCATCGGATTCAATTTTTTTCAGACGTTGAATGGCCTCCTTCAGGACCTCCTTCTCCTTTGCAAGACCAGTAAAAAAATTTTTTATTTTGTTTTCTGGTTTTTTCTGTTTTTTCTTTTGTTTTGTATTTGTTGTGCTAGCGCTTAGAAGCGCCAGGAGCCACCGCCACCACCTCCTGCTGCCACGTTGCTGCGATCCTGACCAGAGGACGGGCGACCCTGGCCAGAGGACGGACGGCCCTGACCAGAGGACGGGCGGCTCTGGTGGCCCTGCTGGCGCCCGCCCCTCTGCGGCTGGCGCTGCCCCTCGGCCTCCTGCTGGATCTCCTTGCGGCGCGCCTCAGACGGCTGAGGGACCGGCTGGCCCTTGAGGTAGAAGGCCTGCGCGTCGCGGTCGTAGCAGAGGCGATTAGCCATAGCATCTGCCCACTGAGGCTGATCTGGGTGGACGTAGATGCACGGCTCACCCTTCTCGTGCATCCAGCAGCCGCGCGCCTCCTTACCCTCCAGAAAGAGAGTTTCGTAGCGGCAGCACCGAGGCACGCGGAACTTCATCTCGCCACTCTTGTCCGTCCAGCGCTCCGTCTTCTTGGCGACAGAGTAGTCGATGACGCCCTCGACCATCTTATGGTCCTGAGCGATGCGAGCAGCGGCACGAGCGGCCTTCTGCTCAGGCGTCTCCTTGGCGATCTCGGCATCCTCCCAGGCGAGGAGGATATCACCCCAGAGCGAGCCGTTCTGAGCCGCCAGGTGCAGCTCGAGCGTCTGTCCGTAGAGCATCGGGTGCTCCGAACAGTTGCCACTGCACTGGTGCGCGCTGTGCGAGTCGCCAGACTCAGGAACAACCCAGTTGCCGCAGGAGCATTCCCAGACGAGCCGGTCTCCGCGATAGTCCACAGCGTGTGCTGGGTCCGTTCCGCAGTGGCAGGAGGCGGGGCCGTGGTCAAGGTCAAAGTCAGACGAGCGCTTCCAGAGGAAGTAGTTCGAAGTGCAAGACATCTTGTGTTCGCTTTTGCGAGGTTCCAGAGGTTCAATAGACGAGAAGTCTATTGTTGTCTGGGTACCAGTAAGATGATAATGGAGGCATTCAATTTTTGTTGAGATAAACTTGGTCCTGCGCTCCTCATCAGAAAAAATAAGAAGGATTTTTTTTGTCTTTTAGTATGGTTTGCTTTACTTCATCTTGTAGTATCGTTTGCTTTACTTCGTCTTGTAGTGCTGAGACCAAGCCTCTGCGGCCTCCTGAATGGTCTGAAGACGATCTAGCTCCTCATCCAGAGTGGCCATCTCATCGTGAGTGCAAGAAGCATACTCCATCTCATACCAGGCAATCTTAGCCTCCAGGAAGGCTGCTGCCCTAGCAAGGAGGACGGCGCGATTGGAATAGTCCAAGACAATCTCCTTCGTATTCATCTGACGCCGCAGCTCGCGCAGGAGGAATCTGTCGTCCTGCTTGGTCCAGCGGTCGAACTGCATTATCTTGAGCTCGTGGAAGAGTACGGGCCAAAGGGTCCGTATGCTGCAAAGAGTCTTCATCTGGGGCAGTACCTGAGAAGGAGTTGCAGAAGAGGCCATCTTGTCGTAGTGAAAGAAGGTGGGGGTGCTCATCTTACTGGAATTACTTAAGTCAATTTTAGCAACGGAAAATCCGAAGGAGGCTGTAAATGATAGTTACAAAAAAAGAGGTTTTTTCTTTTTTTTGTGGTTTTGTCTTTTTTTTCTTTTGTTTTTATTTTTGTCTTTACTCGGCACGCACGTCCTCAGCGTGCTGCTGAAGTAGGGCAGCAGCCTCGGCCGCCTTCTTTGCGGCCATCGTGGCGGCGCGCTTGGCGGCCATCGCGGCCTTCTCCTCAGCCGTCATCGGCTTGCGGGGCTTGCGCGCCTTCTTGGCCTCGGCAGCTGCAGGCGCGGCTGGCTGAACCTCCTCCTCATCGAAGGGGTTGGCTGCAGGAGGAGAGGCGGGCGCGGGCGCGGGCTCTGCAGGAGCATCCTTCGGGGAAGGATGAGCCTCCTTGAAGGACAGCTCGAAGGCGGCGTACTCGTCTGAGTGCTGAGCGCGGTACTCCTTGGCGAAGAGGAGGGCAACGCCCTGCTTCTTCTCCGAGGAGGCCTTGTACAGCTCGTAGGCCTCAGAGCGGGCCTTGACGATGTGGCTGAGCCAGGCGGCAGCGACACCAGGAGCGCGAGGAGCCTTGTCAGCCTTGGGCTCCTTAGGCTCCTTTGGCTTGGCAGCCTTGACGGCCTTGGGCTCCTTAGGCTCCTTGGGTGCCGCAGGAGCCTTGGGCTCCTTGGCAGCGACAACCAGAGCCGCGGCAGAACGGCTGGCAATGGCGGCGGCGAGGACGCTCTGGAGAAGCAGGAGGTTCTCCATCGGCAGGTCAGCAAAGTTGAACGACGAGGCCATCTTTACTTTAGAGAAAGTTGAGAGAGCTGAGATCGTTAGATCGCTTGGGTCCAGAGGTTCAATAGACGATGAGTCTATTGTTGTCTGGGTACTAGTTAATCAGGGCCCAATCCAATTCAATTTTTTTCAGACGTTGAGTTGGTCTTGAGATGGGGTATCTGTAGATTCTTCCTCGACAGAAAAAAGACAAGAGAAAATTTTTGTCTTTTTTTGGTTTGCGGAGGCGCGAAGTTTGTAGGTTATTTAGTAGCCGCGGCTGAGCTGGAGGTCCATCTTGTTGAGATCGTCCTGGTCGTAGTCCTCCCAGGGGATGCGCTCCTCTTCGTCCTCGTCCTCATCATCAGGAGAGTAGTCCTCCGTGGCGGCGCGGTAGTCCTCCTCGTCCCAGGAGACAACAGGGACCTCCTCAGAGCCAGACCAGATCTGATAGTCGTTCAGAGTCTGGCGGCGGTGGATCTGCGGCCTTGCGGGCACGATGGAGCCGTCGGCGAGCTCCTTAACGCAGAGCCACTCGGAGCGGAAGCCAGCTTCGTCGTTGCGGACCTTGCAGTTGGCCTCCTCAACGTAGTCCTGGACGTCGGCCCAGGAGAAGCGGAGCGCCCAGTAGAGCCCGTCGAGTCCGAGGAGGCTCGCGTAGGGCGAATCCGGGTTCTCGAGGTGGCTCTGGAGGCTCTTGCGGTCCTCGCAGAGGCGCTCGCGGAGCTGGCAGAGCTCGTAGGGCTCGGAGGGATCCGTCTCGATATCGAGGGCAGTCGTGCAGATCAGCGTCTCGGCGAGTGCGAGGAGGCTAGAGCTGTGCGGCATTTTGTCCTGAACAAGAGATATGATCAATTGTTCGAGGGTACTAATCGGAAGGTGGCCATCCGATTCAATTTTTTTCAGACATTGAATAGGCTCTACAGAGGGCCAAATAGGCTCTAAGGAGGTCTACAGAGGATCTACAGAGGCTCTAAGGAGGTCTACAGAGGATCAAAGAGGATCAAAGAGGCCTATCCTCTGTATTCAATATGATCAGAAAAATCGAATACGGAGGATAAATGTGGCCAGAGAAATGGAATACGGAGGATCAATGTGGCAAGAGAAATTGAATACGGAGGATCAATGTGGCAAGAGAAATTGAATACGGAGGATCAATGTGGCAAGAGAAATTGAATACTGAGAATCAATGTGGCAAGAGAAATTGAATGGCCACAGAGGCTCCTCTGTAGACCTCCTTAGGGCCTCTGTAGCCCTCCTTAGGGCCTCTGTGGCCCTCCTTAGGGCCTCTGTGGCTCTCTGCCTGGGCCCATTCAATGTCCGAAAAAAATTGAAACGGATGGGCCGGTGGTTGGCCAGTACCCAGACAACAATAGGCTCTCTAGTCTATTGAACCTCTGGACCCATCGCAAGATAACGCAAAAGCTCTCACGCTCTCTCGTTCTCTCTCGAAAATGGACTCCTTCTCCCCTGAAGTTCTCCTCGCTCTGCAGGCTCTCCTCTCGAAGGAGCTCGCGTCCCGCGGTGTCTCCGCAGCCTCCGCAGCCTCCGCGCCTGCCAAGGCTCCGAAGGCTCCGAAGGTCTCTAAGGAGGCCACGGGCGAAGCCAAGGCTAAGCGCGCTCCTGGCGCCTGGGCTGCCTGGACGAAGCATGCTCCTCTGGCTCACGCTAAGGAGTACGCCGAGTTCAAGGCCTCCGCTGTGGAGAAGCAGGGCATCGCGCCGCTCTTCTGCACGAAGTGGCGCGCCGAGCACCCAGAGGAGTACGCTGCCTTCGAGCTGGCCCACAAGGCCTCTGCCTCCGCTGAGCCCTCTGTGGCTTCGCCCGCCGCCTCCGCGCCTGAGCCTGCCGCCGCCTCCGCCTCCGCGCCCTCCCCTGCAAAGGAGAAGCGCAAGTGGTCAGAGGAGGCCAAGGCGGCAGCAGCGGCCAAGCGCGCCGCGAAGAAGGCAGCAAGCTCTGTGGCCTCCGTGGTTGCGGAGGTTGCTGCTGTGGCCGCCTCCGCGCCCGCGCCTCTGCCCGCGCCTGCACCGGCCCCGCCCGCGCCCTCCGCCGCCGTCAATCCCTTTGACGACGAGGAGGATGACGCCGAGGTTGAGCTCCTCCCGTTCAAGATCGGAGGCCGCACGTACCTCCGCCCTGGCTCCTCAGTCGCCGGCAGTGCCCCGATCTGGGCCACGGGCGACCTCTGGGAGTCCAACAAGGGCCTCCGTGGGGACTGGGCCGGCGCTCTGCAGGAGGATGGCTCGATCGATATGGATGCGGAGGAGCCTGCATTCGAGTAAAAAGACAAAACCAAAGAAAAAAGATAAAAACCACAAAAAAGACAAAATTTTCTCTTGTCTTTTTTCTGTTACTCCGTGCTGATCTTACAGCTCCGTAGCCTGTCTATGCCAGAAAAAATTGAATAAGATGCCGACCTACCAGTCTGTACCCCTACAGATACACAACTCTGTAAGGAACAACAAGATGGCCTCCCAGCTCTCTGAACGCCTCAGCGCTGCGCTCGCCCCAGTCTCTCTGATGCCCGTCGGTGCTCTGGTCTGCCCTCGCGGCTCCGTTCTGGACATCGTGTACAACGAGTACCGCGATTCTCTTGAACGGCTCCTAAAGCAAATCCGCTCCTACGATGAGCGTGTGCACGGAGCTCTTCAGGTCGACCCGTTCGCCGAGTACCAGGAGCGTTGGCGCGTCTACCAGACGATTGCTATTCAGTACGCCTGTGCAGCAGAGGAGTCTCCAGAGGATGCTGACTACGCTGGTGAGCTCGCCCTCCGCAACGCAGAGATCTCCAAGAAGCGTGATCTCATCGTCCTCTACGCAGCTTCTCTGGAGAAGGACAGCCGCGCCCTCGCCCATCCTGATGAGTGGTTCGACCATCTGGACTACCTCATTGCGGCTGCTCAGAAGGAGTGGGATGAGATGGTCGAGATGCGCCGTGTCTACCCTGAGGATGAGTAAGCGCCTCCGCAAACCAAACACAAAATCAGAAAAAGACAACAATACCTCTTATTTTTTACTGACTTAGCTGAAGGAGCCTAGATACTCTTAAATAAAATTGAATCGGATGCCAGGCTATTCATCTGTACCCCTACAGACATACAACTCTGTAAGGACCTAGCGACCTCAGCTCTAAAGCTTTGCTCTAGCTCTTGCTCTAAAGCCTACCGTCTCGTCTCTCAAGATGGCCTCCAACGAGGTCCTCTACGCGGACGTGAAGGCCAAGGCCCCTCTGGACTATAAGACACGGAAGGCCCTCCTCTCGCACTGGAGCCCACGCATCGCCAAGGCTATCTGCCGCAGCGTGTACCCGGACTTCCGCGGCACCTATGAGCAGCACCTCTGGCTCCTGACGCTCAAGGCTGCGGAGTCAGCGACGGAGCCCAAGCCCACGGGCTGGACCACCTACGCGTGGGAGGCAAAGGAGAAGGGCGTCAAGTTCCTCTGGCCGTATAAGCGCATTGAGGACACACGCCTCTGCAGTCCCTCTAGCTACCTGCACTACATCGTGCGGTATGAGAGGTCTCGGGTCAATGCGCTCCTCGCCGGTGCTTACCGCTGCTCCGCGCGCCTCAACGCCAAGTACCTCACTAAGGCTCTGCGTCTCCACGAGGTCTACGCGGCGCTTCCTGAGATTCGTTCGCGCTACTTTGACGAGGACGAGGACGAGGAAAAGCCCTCCGCAGCAGACATCAAGCTGCGCCGTATGAGGCGGAAGGCTCTCAAGGCTGTCGTTAAGGCACAGATGATGCTCACACCTGACAACCAGGATGAGTTCAAGATCATCGCCTATGGCTGGACGCACCTCAGGAAGTAGAAGCTGAGAGAAAAAGACAAAAAAACAAAAAGATCCGTATTCAAAAAGAAAAGACAAAATTTTCTCTTTTTTATGCTAAATAAAATTGAAGCAACCCCTATCTCAAGAGTAAGTACCCTGACCTAGCAACTGCTCTTTCAGGAACCCCTACAAGATGTCGTTCTCTCTCGACCTCAGCTTCCTCCAGAAGCAGATGGCCAAGAAGCGTATTGCAGTGCTCAAGAGCCTCGGACTCATCCGCATCTCAACACCCGTTCCCGTAATGGAGCGTATCCTGCCTCCGCGCCACTACCACATCAACTGGCCGGCGACGCGTGCTCGGCACTTTGCGCGCATCGTGTCTGGAAATCCCAAGAGGCGCGGCACATACGATCAGAACATTCGCCTTCTGAACGCGACCTACACGGCTCTCATTGGAAAGCCTGATCAGATGTCCACTGCGGACGTGCGCCTCTTCATCCAGAAGGTCAACCCCCTCGCCTTTGCGCACATTGTCGGCATCAGTCCTCTTCAGACAAAGAAGATGCTCGGGCCTGTATATCTTGATCTCCTGTACAGGATCACTCATTCCAAGTGCGAGTGCTGCCGCTCTATTGCACCCTCGCTCATCTGAACCTCTCAACCCTCTCAACAAAAGACAAACCCTCTTATTTTTTACTGTAAAAAAATTGACTGCTAGACTCATTGAGTGGTTAGTACGCCAAAGAGTAAAATGGCAACCCCTATCGAGCTTCTGAAGACGATGGTTGAGCAGGGACGAGCCCAGCTGAAGCTCCAGACCGAGCAGCTTGCTGTCCTTGAGAAGCAGCTGTATGATCTGGAGTATCCTGTGGAAACTCGGCCAATTTCTGCAGCTGAGATGAAGAAGCGCGTGATCGCCATCGAGACGCGCACTGCCCACAAGCGCTCGTGGAAGAAGGCGATTGACGATGGCCTTCTGGAGAATATCCAGAGCATTATGAACAAGGATACGTATGTGTCGTATCTGGAGGTTGATGTAGAAGAGAAGGCTACTGATGAGGAGAAGCGAGCTGCGAAGGAGAAGTCCGAGAAGTACAAGGCCTACCTGGGTCCTTTCGACGGCCTCAAGTGGCAGCTCTTTATCCTGCAGATCATCAAGAATCTGCACAAGGAGGGCAGCTTCTGGACGGAGGAGGGGGACTACGGTTTCGATACATTCGAGGACACGGCCGGCGGCTGCGATGAGATCTTGTATATGGAAGGCTGTGAGATCCTGGAGAAGTCCGAGTAATCAGAAACAAAACAAAAACAAAACAAAAAACATCTCAGCAACTTACTTTTTTATTGAGTTCTCTTGGTATGAGATCTCATTGAATAAAATAAAAATTGAAGCTACATACTTGAATAAAGTAAGTACCCCCAATTCTCTTGCTAAAATGTCTCTCGCACTGAAGCAGCAGATCGCCACGCTTGAGGATCAGAAGATGACCACCGCCATCAAGAAGCAGCTCAAGTATCTAAAGGACCAGCTTGCTGTTTCTGAGGCAGCTGTAGTCGCAGCAAAGGCCGCAGCTCAGCCTCCTCAAGCTCAGCAAGAGGAAGTCGAGATCACCACGCCGAAGGATGAGCCTGGTCGCACTCTGCCCTGCAAGGACTGTAGCGGTTCATTCTTCTTCGCAGACTCCGAGGCCCGCTACTACCAGAAGTGGGAGATGACTGAGCCGCTCCGCTGCGCTGAGTGCCGCGCCGTCAAGAAGGCCAAGATGCCTCAGCCGAAGGAGTTGCAGTGCAATGACTGCGGTGATCTCTTCATTCACTCAGTCGTTGCTCAGAAGCACTATGAGATGAGCGGATTCGATGCGCCCATTCGCTGCGTGCCCTGCCGCGAGCAGAAGAAGGCCGGCAAGGCACCTCAGATCAAGTGCGGCGACTGCTCCAAGAACTTTGAGTTCTCTGCTTCGCAGAAGGCCTACTTTGAGTCTCAGGGCTGGTCTGCACCGAATCGCTGCGGTGAGTGCCGCAAGGCGAAGAAGGCGATGGGTCCTCAGCAGATCAGTTGCTGCGACTGCAAGACTGAGTTCGCCTTCTCAGTTGCCAAGCAGCTCGACTTCAAGAAGCAGGGCTGGGCTGCTCCGAAGCGGTGTACTAACTGCAGCAAGGCCAAGAAGGCGAAGCCACAGGTGCAGAAGGAGGCGAAGGAGGAGATCTCTGATGCAGCGAAGGACCAGGCGGCTGAGCTGGCGGCTCTGAATTTCTCTGAGGCTTCAAATGCAGCCAAGAAGGCCTCCAACATCGGCAATGTCGCTGACCTTCTCGATGCAGCTCTGGCCTCTGTCGGCCTGCCCACTGGGGTAGTTATTCGCCCTGGTGCCTCCGTCTAACCATCTCATCAAAAAACCAAAACCAAAACAAAAAAGACAAAACCTATTTATTTTATCTTTTTTGTTATGCTGTAAAAAATTGAGGTGTGGCATCTAGTAATAAGATGTACCAACTGCCAGAATGTCTTCTAATCTATCGGCGCTCGATCCAAAGCTCAAGGCTAAGATGGAGGCTCTGCTAGATCCAAAGATCAAGCCGTCTGAGGATGGAACGTGTGTCGTCTCAGTTAAGGCGATGCAGTACCTCCTTGATGAACTTCACACGCTTTCAGATCGGCTAAGGAATATTAAGGACCCATCCAAGAAGATGCTCTTTGAAATGGTCTATGGATCCGACAAGAAGCCTGCCAGCAGCGATGTCGCAATGATCGCAAAGGAAGTCCCTAAGATTTCCAATACACTATCTGATCTTCTGATCACGCTTCAGATGTCACTTCCAATGGTTGGCTACGAGGAGCAAGACCATCTGAAGACGAGGATTCCTCCCTATGAAGTAATCTTGTCCGATAGATCTCTTTGGGATCTGCCAATTGCATCCTCTGTTGCTAAAGATCCAGCCTGGAATCCGTGTTGTGCAGTTGAGGAACCAGTACAAGAACAAGCAGAAGTAGCAGCACCAGCTCCTACTCAGACCAATGATGAAGAGGATCTGTATGCGTAAAATAAAATTGAAATAGGTTAAAATACTAAAGATAGTACCCCCTTTCAAAGCAACTAAAAAGCAAAGATGGACTGCCCTATCTGCTTTGACACAATCAACGCGAGCACTGGCTCTACCACAACTTCCTGCGGCCACACGTTTCACTTTAACTGTCTGGCCAACTGGTGCATCAAGAAGATCCGAGCGGAAGATCATCAGAACTGCCCTATGTGCCGGCACGAGATGGTGAAGTCTGAGCGTATACCTGAACCTGCTGAGGACGATAACGAAAGCGAGTACAGTGAGGATACTGAGGATAGCGAGGAGAGTGAGGAAAATTCTGTTATGGACCGAGAATTCCTCCAGTTTGAGATTGATAACGAGGAAGCTGCTCAGCGCGCCGCTGCCGGCATTCCTGAGTTCGACGAAGCTGCTCACGCACTCTGGGTGATGCGGACAACCTTTGAGCGTCTGGATGATGGTGTATCCATTGACTCTGGTGAGGCTCCTGCTAATAACCAGAAGGATCCTATTAACCGAGAGTGGATCAACTTGGGTCTGGGCATTGGAGGACTTGTCCTTGCTGCTTCTGAATTCCACCAGGCACAGCGTCAGCGCTCCAACAGTATGTAAAAAGAAAACAAAAATAAAAACTAAAAACAAAAAAGAAAAAACTTACTTTTTTACGTAAAATAGATCATACAGAAAATCATATTGTTCTTGATCAAGGTTAATCTCAAGTTCACAAGGCCGACCTGATCCGAAATTGAATAAATGATCTCCTATCGTTATCCATTTTCTTGCATACATTGTTTTGTTTAACTTCAATTCAAGTTGAATGGATTCTTGCTTATTCAATTGAAAGATTCTAGATCCATCTGTAAGTGTAAGTAGCGACATCTACAGTATAAGATAGTATAGCACTTTAGGCAAATTTTTTTTGCGAACCAAATTTGAATGGCCTAGCGCTGGATAAGGCTGTACCCCCAAAATGCCTCGTACCTCTAACTCGTACAAGAAGATCTCAGCGCAGAAGCGAAACGAAACGGCTCTACAGGCCGCGTTCAACGTCAAGGTACCCATCCTCTTTGCACGAGTGGATGCCTGTCTTGGTAACGCCCAGTTTCGTCTTATTATTGCCAATGGCTCGACCGTGAACGGAACACCACTCGGCCTCTTCACAAGAGCAACAATGCCCATCACTCCAGGACAGATTGTCATCCTGGAGGATGCACCAAAGGACAAGATTCATCTAATTGTCGGCCGCATTGACGATCGCAAGACTGCCCAGAAGTTAGTGGATCTCGGTCGTCTACCTGCGAGCTTGCTAGGAGCCGAGAAGGATCAGGAAGATGCCTTTGAGTTTGATGCCGAGGTGAATCCAGATGAAGAGGTTGACATTAACGCAATCTAAGAACAAGTAATCCGAAAAAGTAAAAAATAAAAAAAGATACTTTTTCAATTGAAAAAAATTGAAATTCAATAGGGTGTGTATAGTAAGTACCCCTTGAAAGAGATACCAATCAATTTCCAAGTAAAAAATGTCCTTCGACGCACTCAGCCAGATCGAGAAGCACGAGGCCGCCGAGCTCCTGTACCTGAAGAAGGCCAAGGAGCAGCGGAAGGCCGCCAATGTGTTGCGCAAGACGCTGAACATCAAGCAGGAGGCAGAAGTGGTGTTTATCGAGGAGTCTGCAGTTCCTGAAGTTGCCGTTGCTCAGCCTCTTGCAGCTGCAGAATCGCCCTTGCCTTCACCAGGAGAGATGCCGCGCGATTTCAAGGAGCTCCCAATGCAGGCACCTGGCGCTCCCGTCAAGAAGGCCCGCAAGCCGTTGTCTGCCGAGCACATGGCCAAGTTCCAGGCTGGCAGGAAGGCTTGGCTGAAGAAGAAGCACGCGGCTGCCACAGCGGCAAAGGAGGAGCCTCTTATCGCCAAGGAGCTTGACTTCTCTGAAGTTGCTGCTGCCATTGGCGTGCCTGCGGCTGAGAAGCTCTGGGCTAGCGCCTCGCCTACTGCTTCTGAGGAGCTTCCTGTTGCTCCTGCTCCTGCTGCGGTTGCAACTGCTGCCGTTGCAAAGAAGGAGCGAAAGCCGCTGAGTGAAGAGCGTCTGGCGTACCTCAAGAGTGCCGAGCACCTTGCCAAGATGAAGGCCGGCAGGGAGAAGAAGCGCGCTGCCGCTGCTGCGTCTACTCCTGCTGTTGCGCCAGCTCCTGAGAACGAGATGGTCGTCGGCGAGTCTCCTCCTGCCCCAACCGGTAAGACCTACAAGCTTAAGGGAAGCAGTGAGGAGCGCATTGCTATCATCGCCAATCTTCCCCTCGGCCGCGCCTGCGGAAAGGGAGACGCGGTGATCAACTGGCGAAAGGGAACGAAGCACTACCCTCTCTCCAAGTGGCCTGCTGCAATCCTGGAGCAGCTTGCTCTCGGCGTCTGTACCAAGGAGGCCATCTGCACAGCGACACTCTTGTCGTTCAAGAACTTTGATGACTACGTGCGCGAGCTCAAGCACCAGAATCTGATGGAATAAATCCCAAAAAAAGAACAAAAAGAAAAAACAAAAGACAAAACCAACAAAAAGAAACCCCATTTTTTACTGTAAAATTTGACGAATGCAATTAACTCATTGAATTACACAATGGAGTGCATCGAATTCAGTTCAAAGACACCGACACATCAGGAGCTCAGCAACTTTTGGCCCGCGCCATTTGATCTCGACGGTAAGACCTGGCCCACTGTAGAACACTATTTCCAAGCCCAGAAGTTTCCAGGTGATCCTGCACTACAAGAAAAGATTCGCACTGCAAAGACACCTCTATCTGCCAAGCGCCTCGGTAAAACAAAGTCAGATCACTTTCTGGCCAATTGGAATGATATCCGAGATGCTATTATGCTAAAGGCTCTGACTGCAAAGTTTGCTCAGAATCCATCGGTTGCAACTATCCTAAAATCAACCGGTACTGCTCAGCTCAGAGAGAAGTCTCTATCAGATTCATACTGGGGCACGGGTCGCACAGGATGCGGTCGAAATCGTATGGGTTCTCTGCTTCACGAGGTCCGCAAGGGACTATAAATATCCCGCAAGGGACTGTAAATACTTTGCAAAATTTGAGTGGCCGCTTTACTTTATTTTTAGTACACACAAAGATGTCGCCTTTTGATATTCTTGACTACCAGACGCCTGAGCCTTTCTGGCACCTTCAGCTCTCTAAATTCAGCGCCGAGCAGATTCAGATCGGATTGGCTTTCATTGCATCATTCTTCTTCAGTCTGATGATGCTGGGATACATTTCAGTTCTCTCTCGAATCCCAAACTACAAGAAGGTAGTTGATGCAGAGACTCTAGTCCTCGAGTATCGCATTCTTTATGAGGGTGTTCTCGAGCGCATTGCTACTCTCGAGACCGAACTCAAGGCGAAGGACACACAGATCGGTTGCGAACTTATCGAGGTTCAGCGAAACGAGCACGACCACTATCTGGAGACGGAGCGTCTGGAGGCTGCAGTGGATGCAGAGTTTGATGCGAACCGAAAGGATATGGTCGAGATGGTGGACGATAAGATCGATGAGCTTCAGGCAAGTCTTGCTGATCTGGTAAACCAGAAGGTTGACAATCTACCTCTTTCACAGATGGTAGAGATGTCAGACGAGCTGACGTTCCTTCGAGAGTCAGTTATCAGTCAGAAGAGTGAGCTAGAGGAGCATAAGAAGCGAATGAGTGGCTTCTCAACTGCTCTTCCTACTCTTCTCGGCCTAGATCCTCAGATCAAGGCGCTCGAGACTCAGGTTAAGGCTCTGCCAATTGAGTCTCTTGAGCAGCGCCTGGCATCTGTAGCAAATCAACAGGCTCTCGGCGATTCCTATCTGAAGGCACTCGAGACTCAGGTTAAGGCTCTGCCAATCGAGGCTCACGCTACTCGACTAGCGTCTTTAGCGAACGTCCAGGCAATGAGCGACCAGAATATGAAGGCTCTCATCAAGGCGGTTGAGACGCGTCAGACTCTGGATCACGAGACGCTGCAGACGACTGCCTCGCAGATTAAGGACGATCTTAAGTCCCTAACGCAGTTTCTGCTCATCTTCTACCCGAAGGGTACTGGTCTTCTAACGCTTGCTCAGAAGAATGGATGGTCTATTGAGACGCCTACTTTACCTCCTCCTACTCTACCTCCACCTACTCTACCTCAACCACCTGCTCCTGCCCCTGTCAGTAGCTGACTAGCCGGTGATGAGCACGAAGATGTAAAGAAGCAGCAGCACTGCACCCTCTGTAAACAGGCAGGACATAACAAGCGAAAGTGTCCTCTGAACAAGTAAATAGAAACAAAAAAGAACCTTACTTATCTTATTTTTACTGAACTAAAATTGAATCAAAGGCCAATGAGTCTGGAAGTATAACGTTCAAGTAGTAAGAAAAATGCCTGACTACACCGAAGGTCCAAAGACTCGCCGCGAGAGCAAGAAGACTGACAAGGAGAAGAAGGGTGGAAAGGATCGCCTCGGCTCTGGTAAGGGTTCTAGAGCCATTGAGGCGAACCAGGAGCGCGCCAAGAATAATCAAAACCAGAACAACAAGAACAACAGCAAGAGCAAGTAAACACTTTTTTTTGCTGTTGTAAATATGAATCCGGTACTTACTGTCAGGCTCTTGTACGGACCCTGTAGATTGAACAGGAGCAAACTTGAATTGAAAAAAAATTGAATTGCAATTGGCCACTAGTTGTTAGTACCCCCTAACAGTTCATACATCTTTCAGCTTTACAGCCTAGAAAATGTCTCTCTCTGTTTCCTCGTTCTCGACTGAGCAGCTCCTGGTCATCCAGAGCCTTGTCTCGAATGCGCTCTCTGGCCAGCCCTCTTCTGCCGGCAAGACGCTGATCGGCAAGAATGGCAAGCCTGTCAAGCTCACCAAGAGCGGCAAGGTCTCCAAGCGCTCTGGTAAGCCAACGGTCCACGCGGACTTTACGAAGCACATCCTCGCGTCTCACAAGGACGAGGTTGCAGCGTACAAGGCGGAGCACCCTGACCAGAAGGGTGCGCACCTCTCCTTCGCGGCTAACTACCGTAAGGAGCACGCCGAGGAGTTTGCAGCCTTCTCGGCTAAGTGGTCTGAGGAGCACCCAAAGACTGATTCGGATGCCGACGTGTCTGATGCAGCGTCTGAGGCCTCTGGTGAGGCTCCTGCAGCTGATGCCAGCGAGAAGGTCAAGAAGCCCCGCAAGCCTCTGAGCCAGGAGCACAAGGATGCAATGCAGGCCGGCCGCCAGAAGAAGAAGGCGGAGAAGGAGGCCGCTGCAGCTGCTGCAGAGGAGGCTGCCAAGAGCGGTATTGCTCCTGTTGCAGCTGCTCCTGCTGCTCCTGCTGCTCCTGTTGTTGCTGCTGTTGCAGCACCCGCAAAGAAGCAGGTCAAGCAGGCCAAGAAGGCTGATGCTCCTGCTCCTGCTCCTAAGGCCCCTGAGCCTCTGCCTGAGTCTCCTAAGGAGGAGGCTGAGCCTGAGGAGGCGGATGACGAGTTCATCCCCTTCACCCTGGCAGGTAAGAAGTATGTCCGCCTCGGACAGCGCCGCACGGATGGCAACCACATCTGGGCCAGCGGCGATCTCTGGGAGAGCAAGAAGGGCCAGAAGGGCCCCTACGTCGGCGTTCTCCAGGATGATGGAAAGATCGACAACTCCGCTGAGGAGCCTGAGCTTGAGTAAATGATCTGACCACAAAAAACAACCAAAACAAAATAAAAAAACAAAAAAGACAAAAAAGACAAAAACAAAACAACTTTTTTACTGTAAATAAAAATTGAAGCTTGTTTGGCCACCTTTAGAGGTACCCCCAGTACAAAATGTCCTCTTCTACTAATGCCTGGAAGCCCGCCCAAGGTGTGCAGCTGGAGCCAATCAAGATGACGAAGACTGTTCCGTCTGCATCAAAGCTCGTTGTCTCAGATGTTAAGGTCGGATATCGCCCTCCCCAGGCGCGCCCTAAGAAGGATGAACCTCTTGACTTTGGTGAGCAGTCCTTTCCTTCGCTCGGTTCATCTCAACCCAAGCCAGCTGTAGCCGCATCAGATTTCAAGGGTAAGATTCTGAATCTGATTGCCCGCGATGAGATGGAGGAGTTTGAGCGCCTTCGTGTCCCTGAAGCAGATCCCTTCAAGATGTCAGCGAAAGAATTGGAGGCAGCAGGCTACACGTCCCTCAAGATTCCCAAGAATACTAGTGAATATGCAATATTCATCAGGAACTTTATCGACCGAGTGAAACGCTTTGAGCAGACCAACGAAGAAGTATGTACGGATATGTACTAAGCAAAAGAACAAAACAAAAAACAAAAAATGAAATTTTTCACTGCATAGAACTAGTATCAATCAGAATGGCTTCAGTTGCATTCAATCAAGAGCTACTTACCTCGTGGGTGAACCTCTGCCAGGCCCACGGAGATGCACGACGATCTGGCACCGATCCTGCAGCTACTGAGTCTCTTCGTGTTCAAGTTGCAGTTTCTCTTGTTGCACTTCTCCAGTCATCCAGTATGCCTATGACAGAGCAAGCAAGTCTCAATCTACTGATTCACCTACTGGAAAATCGAGAGCCAACAGAGTCTTCTGATCCATCTGATCCTCAAACACCCCCTGTTAACAGTCAGATGAACTAGACCTCAATGCAAAAAATGAAAAAAGTCAAAACTTTTTTACAGGTACTCAGAAACAATGGATGCTCTTTACGCATTCATAAATCAATGCTGCAAGGAGCAACAAATTGACGAAAGCCACGATCTAAGCCACGCCAAGTCAGCCCTGCGATGGGCTCACATTCTGATGGACTCCTTTCCAGATCTGACACAGGATGAACGCCAGGTCATCTCCTACGCTATCGCGCTTCACGATATGTGCGACTCCAAGTATACTGACACAAAAGTCGCAGCCATTAAGATCAAGGACTGGCTTCTGACGCAGACCGTATCTGAGGATCTCTGTGTTGTAATTATCAAAATCATTCAGACAATGTCCTACTCCAAGCTCAAGAAGCAGATGGTCGATGGACAACCGGTGTATCCCGATCACGGACCGTGGCAGCGAGCCTACCATATTGTCCGCCACGCAGATCTGCTTGACGCCTACATTGTCAAGCGCTGCTTTCTGTACAGTAAGCATATCGATCCTGATCTGCAAGATGAGATCGTGTGGTCTGTAGTAGAACAATTGTTTGAAAATCGCGTCTTCAAGTACATTAGTGATGGCTTCATATTCTATCCAAAGGCACTTGAACTCGCCGCTGAGTTAACACAAGACGCAAAAAAGACCTTAAAGGAGAGAAAGTTTACTTACTAAATGACGTGCTTCTGTTTCTTCATCAATCACGTAAAAAAGCAGATTCGTCTTGTAGACGGGTCTGCTTATTTTGATATTGCACGCACTCTTCGCGATGCACTGAAAGACTTCTCGTGGTCGCTCGATGATCACATACAGTTCTTACATCAGAATGGAAAGGAATGGGAAACACTAGAACCTCTTGTTAAACAAGGATATGATTGCGACTTTGATCCCAAAGAACTCTTTTCACTATAAGTCTTCAATAATGTTTGGATTTAGTTGAAGAACAATAAAGACAAGTATAATAAGGCCAATATATACACTAAATTCCATTAATTTGTTCTTTCCAACAAAGTATTCAATCGTAATATAAGATAACCCCCAAATCGCTATCCACCAGACCTGAACAATAAGCAATGTAAACAATTTGGGCGAATCCAAAAGACTCATCTTCTTATAGACTGTAAAAAATATTAGATCTAATGTGTAAGAAGTGTGCAACCGGGACTAATAAGCCGTGTATCGGCGAGCAAAGAGGCGCAAATCCATATTACCCCTTAATGTATGAAGCTTTTCAACAGGAACCCACTCGACCTCTTCAACTTCCTTTGTATCCTCAGGATTCAGAGTAGGTTTATCATCCACCTTGAAGACAAAGTATGTTCCAGTAGGAAAGCGGACTTGATCGTCCCATCTGGGATCATTAAACTCAATTCCCGTTTCCTCTCGAAGCTCTCGCAAACAAGCGTCTAGAGGACTCTCGTTTCCGTAGCCGTGTCCCTTTGGAAAGGACCACTTTCCTGACTGTCGTCCCTTTACTACCGCAACTTCTCCATTTTGTGTTAAAACAATTGCACCATATACGTGCGTATCAATACAATGTGTTCTGGGAACATAACTCCTAAATGCTCTGGGAAACGTCATCTTGTGTATTTCCAAACAGGTGTACTGAATCAAGGCTTAACGGGGCATTCATTTTTATTTGCATGATGACCCTTCTCCAAAGGGAGAGTTTACAAAAAGAGAGCTTGCAACTAGAAAATAAAGCTTGGATTGCTCCACGACTTAGCGATGGTCTCGGAAATCGACTCTTTCAACTTGCAGCTGCAAAGAAGGCCGCTGAACAATGGAACTCACCCTTGGTCTTTGCGATGAATTATGTACTTCCTAGCGAGCACGGAGACTTTAATTCGATCTTCAAACTTTTCCCTATGATTCCTAAGCTTTACAAGGCAGAACCACAACTCTGTATAGAACACAAGGGACAATCCGCATTTGACTATGTTCCGTTGCCTCTAGCAGCCCCCTGCGACCAAGTTCTTCTGAAAGGGTCGTGGATTGCTGCAGAGTATCTGCCTGAAACGATGGAGCCAAATTGGAAATTTGCGGTTCCAGGATCTGAAGAGTTGCTGGAACGCTGGAATCTTAGCAGCAAGGAGCAGCAAGAAAAGACGGTCTTTCTTCACGTCCGCCTAGGGGATTATTGCGTTTTACCGCATCACCAAGTGCCGCTCCTTGGCTATTATGCAAAAGCAATGGCTTCATTTCCAGAAGATACGCGCTTTTTGATCTTTAGTGACGAGCCTGAGAAGGCGCGATTTCTACCGGTATTTTACAACCAAGCGTGCGTCTTTGTATCTGAACCTGATGAACTGAAATCTCTTTACTTGATGACGATGTGCTCTGGCGGTATCACGGCCAACAGTACATTTTCATATTGGGGCGCTTATTTTGGTAGAGAGCGTCTTGGTGAAACGTATAAATGTTATATGCCAAGTCGATGGATGGCTACCGATGAAAAGACAGAGGATCTGTATCCGTCTTGGGCTACTCGTATTGATACGTAGGCTTGTTCTTAGTTTAAACTGAAATAAAATTGAAAAATAAAGTATAGTAAGTAATACTACATTCTAAAAATGGCAACCCAAAAGAGGATCTTTAGGATAAGCAATGACCAGCTACGGACACTGGCGGAAACGTATAAGATAACAGATATGGAAACTGGTAATTCAACATCTACGTTTATATTGCAATATTGGAAGAAAACGTTTAAAACAGGTACATTCGAGATTACAAGAACTGGACTCTTGCGAGAGGCTACGTGGGCTAGAAAGAATGATTTTCCTGAATGGTGTGAGTTAGTTTCTAGCTGGGCAGACCAAGCAGTTTAGTACCATCCGACCTTGTAATATTGCTTGCAGGTGGATAAAGCGGGTTTTAGTCCTGCATTTGCAACGTAGTTTAAGCTGGTTCCTGTTCCTGATCCAGCAGCGGATCCAGCTGTGCTGCTGCCGCTGCTTGCGCTGCTGCCGCTAGTGCTTCCGCTACTGCTACCGCTACTGCTACCGCTACTGCTACCGCTACCGCTTGTGCTACCGCTACCGCTTGTGCTACCGCTACCGCTTGTGCTACCGCTACCGCTTGTGCTACCGCTACCGCTTCCGCTACCTGTATTAGGACTTATACCCGTTAATCTTCTAGTAGATGTTGTTGTACTCGTTCCTCCAGCATTTGAACTAACAGTATTCGTATTACCCATTGAATTTTGCCAATCTAATTTCTGAGCATCTGTCATTTCAGAATCTAACAAAGGTGATTCAGACTCTTTGTAATTATAAGAAGAACCACGATTATCACTACTGTAAGCAGGACCCCATACTCCATCATCGTCAAATTCATAGGTTGAACACGCTGATGGAATTGTTCCGACTTTAGCATTATTCATTCGCGTATCGACAATATTCCCATTTATAAAGTCATACCGGGGACTAAATCCCTGTGTTAATTGTGTTTTCCTTTGCAAATTTGCAGCGATAACTGGAGCAGATCCGGTAGGCTTTATTAATCCAGTGGTACAGTCAACCGTATAATCCGTGCTTAAAAAATAGTCTTTCTGAAAAGACATTATTATACAGCGAACAATCCATAGCAATACAAAAATGATAAGTAAGGCCCCTAGTATCTTAATGATGCTAGATTGATCTTTAAAGTTGAGCATCCTCTTCTATAGTCTACCAAGATTTCAATCATTACGTCCAGTTGATACTATACGCGTTCTTACACGTTGTCAGAGTGGGCTTTAATGTATCCAAAAGGACCTGTGCGGCTGACGTTGATGATGGGCTTACTCCAGAAAGAGTTGCAATTGTTCCTGAAGGACTGTTTGAATTGCTCGATGTTCCTGAATATCTGGAAAGAAGTGCAGACATTTCATTTGCTAAATCTGTATTTAAATTACCAGTTCCAGAGCCAGAGCCAGAGCTAGATCCAGTGCCAGATCCAGTTCCAGAGCCAGATCCAGTTCCAGAACCAGTACCTGAACCAGATGTAGAACCCGAGCCTGTTCCAGTACCTGAACCAGTACCTGAACCAGACGTAGTGCCTGTGCACTGAGCTGCACTTGTGTACTTTGTAGTTGCGCACGTATCTGTAGAAGCTTTACACGTTCCAGATGTTCCTGAAATCCCGCAGAATGTGCATCCAGTTGCTGCAGCACACGTTGCGCACGTGGTATATTGCGAGCAGTTAGCTAATGCAGCAGCTGCTGTATCTGCCGCCCTTGCAGCGTCTATCATTACTTGACGTAAACCTGCATCTGCAAGCAGTTTAGCGGAATTTGCATCTAGAGCAGCCTTTTGAAGATCTGCATAGTTAGCATCTGTAGACTTCGCAGCTGCAAGAGCTTTATCGGCCAATAACTTATTCACATTTTTCTGTGCAGCAACAAGTTTTGCAGCAACAATGATTGCATCTGCGGCAGCTTTCTCTGAGACAGTCTTTGTGCTTATTACTAGCGCAGCTGCCGTATTGTATTTTTGTAGAGCATCTGCCGCAACGGTAGATAGACCTGAATTTGTTGGGTTCGCAATCGCTGCAGCAGAGGATGAATCAGATAAGGATTTCTTTGCAGCAGCATCTTGAACTGCAGCTGCAGCAGTGCTACTTGCAGTTGTCTTTGCAGTTTGCGCAGCAGTATTTGCTAAAGTAGCATCTGTTAACACCTTCTGCGCAGCGTCAATTGCATCCTGTACGGATTTAGCAATGGCAGCTTCATAAGCTGCAGGATCCAAGACTGCTTTGAGATTGGTTGTTGAAACATTTGTTCTTGCTGTGCAAGAAATCGGTCTTGTACGATCGGTATTTGTTGTTCCTGCTGTCCATATTCCTGATTGCATATCGATGGATGCGCATTCGCAGGTAGCAGGTACACTCGCTATTTTAGTACCACTGCGAGTAAAGTAAGCTCCTGAACCGTCTAATCTTAATTTTTCAGTTTGAACAACGGCTGCCGTTTCAAGTACAGTTAGAAGAACTCCATTTTGGATAAGGCATCCAGTTTTGCAATCGACCGAATAGGTATATCCTCCTACCGCAAAAGCGTCAATATTAAACCAGCCGATGATGCATCGTATGATCCATACTGCTACAAAAAAGGCCAAAACAGATCCTAGTATATGCAAAGGCTTCATCTGTTTTAAGAAGGAGTCCATTACTCTCTAGTCTTGCATACGGTAAAACTCTGGTACTGATTTACAGCGCAAAAATTGAAGGTTGTGATTAAAAATCGAAAATTACACCTCTAGCCGCAAGAAGCTTTACTCATTTACCATAAATGATCGTAGAAAAACCTCTTGTCAAGGTTTGGCCCTCCATTAATTATGCAGAGCATCAAACTGTAGGGATTCGTTGGATGCTGTCCCAAGAGAAAATCGGCTTCCAGGCAGGATATCAGCAGATTGTTCGAGGTGGTATTCTCGGCGACGAAATGGGTCTCGGCAAGACAATCGAGACTCTTGGTCTTCTTGTTAACAATAAGGTCAAGCGAACTCTGATTCTGATGCCGCTCGCTGTCCGGAAGCAGTGGGAGGAGGCTACGCAGCGTTGCGATCTGAATCTGATCGTTGCTGAAAAGAACGGCTGGACTCCAATCGGAAAGCAGAAGAATCGCCCTTCCGTCTTTCTCGGACATTACGATCGCCTCGTCTCAAATATGGCTCAGTTTCAGGAGTTTGACTGGGATCGTATCGTTCTGGACGAGGCTCAACGCATTCGCAACTGCAAGACGATAACAGGACTTTCCGTTCATCGTCTTACAGCAAAGTACAAGTGGTGTTTGACTGCAACTCCGATCGTCAATTCTCTTGACGACGCTGTCAGCTATTTGAAGTTCATCGGATGTCCGATTGATACTCCGGGCAGCTGGTCTCCGCACTACGAGGCCTGGGTTCGTGGTTGCTATCTGGCTCGCAAGATGCTCGAGTGTGAGCCTCCCGCTGGTCTGACTCTTCCTCCGCCTCCCGAGGTCCACAAGCTCGATCTCGAGTTCACGAATGAGAACGAGGAGAAGATTTATTCTGGAATTCTCAACAATCTGGAGCACCAGTGGCGCCGTGCAAGTCAGCAAGGAGGCCGGGCTGCAGCTCTTCAACGTCTGGCAATTCTCCTTCGTCTTCGCCAAGTCAGTGTGAATCCGCAGGTCTACATCAATGCTCGCCAGCGTGAGAACTTCGGCTACCTCGGCCCTGAGTTCATCGGGCCCAGTCGGAAGTTCGATGAGATCGCCAATCTCATCAAGGACGATTCGTATACAAATGAAGAGCACGGGTGGATCATCTTCTGCCAGTTTCGCGAGGAGATCACTCTGCTTCGCCAGTATCTCGAGGCCTTTGACTTTATCGGAAAGGCCCGGGAATATCACGGCGGAATGTCGATGGATGAGCGCAGCGCTGCTGTCGAAGAGACAAAAACTCTGTCTCAAGGCAAGCAGGATGTCTTTCTGGTGCAGCTTCATGCAGGAGGCACCGGACTTAATCTGCAGCACTATGATCGTGTAGTCTTTACGAGTCCGTGGTGGACTGCAGCGCTTCTCGATCAGGCCCTCGGTCGTGCCTTGCGCATCGGACAGAAAAATGTAGTGCACGTGTACTGGCTCCGCTTGCAGGCGGAGAGCATCTTCAATATCGACGATTTCGTTCTTGAGAAGTCTGAAACAAAGAGAGATCTAGCAAATACCTTTCATAGTTGGTCTATCCAAATCTAAAGCAACTTCAGAATGGACGCCGCTGCCCAACCCACAAGTACAAATTCTTGGAGTTCTGCTGGTTTTTATGTTGGCATCTCGGCTCTCATCGCATTGACGGTAGGACTCATCGTCTGGTCGGTGGTGAGCAAACAATATCAAGGATTTACTGGCAGTTCCGGCAACACGAAAACGGAAGGCTACCAGGGCCCTACGCAAGGCGTCTCTGATATCCCGTGCGGCCAGGAATCTTCAGAAGCCATTGCACTCGCCGAACTTTTTTCAAATAAGAAGTCCACAACGGGTGAGGGACAACGCGATCTGCTCGAATTTAAGCTCATTCTTTCCAAGCTCTGCTGCATCAAGCACGATCTAGTGTCAGTCTCCCAGCGTGTCCAAGCGACGATGTACATCCCGTACAATACGACTCACGACCGCGAGAATCCTGCAGATACTGTTGCCCGGTGCTTCACTAAGTCAATCCCGCCGCGTGATCTCGAGATCAGCTTCGAGACGTGGAAGACGCGTGGCCTAGTACTCCTGAGCCGCCTCTGCACTTCGTACAATTTCAGCAATCCCGAACAGGAAATGGCTAAGAATTCCTTTACTGCTCTCTGGATGGATGTCTATTCGATCGCTCAGGGAGCGTGCACACCTCCTCTCAAGGCGCCTGCGTATGGATCTCCTCGTGATCCTAAGCCCTTTTCACCTGAGACCATTGAGGATCTCGGGCCTTACAAGGGGTATTATTGAATAAAGATATTATTAAAGAACTCTGAAAAACAAACTACGAACCTATGCATAGATTCATAGTTAGTTTTGAAATGATAGGAAACTCAAGGCAACATAATTGCCAAGAAAATCATCAGACCCAGAATCTGAAAGATGGATTTGGCCGGCCGAGCAAACTCGAATAAGGGAACAACACTGTTATTCCAGAGAAAGAGGCCAACGAAGGACACGATGACAACCGCAAGCAAAAATGCAAGGATTACCGCCATCGCATCAGAATAGATCGCCGGTTGCTTGTACGCTTCTGTCGCTCCGGGGTTGACAAAGCCTTCAACAAGGGCTCTGCTAACAGCAGTAATCACTGAGGCACCGTTCATTCTACTGTGTAGCCTCTTCCTTTTTTTCATAGACCAGAGACTCCTTGACCTTCGTTTCGCGCTTCTCCTCCAAGAACTCCAGCAACTTCTTGGCCGCATCCACACTCTTCAAATGCTCACCCACCAACTTTTCCATATTCTTCTTGCTGATCGGGGCCTTTCTCGCAGCCTTCTTGTATAATACGCGCGCATTCGATGACTTCAGATCGAGTGCAGCGATACTGTGTTTCTTCATCGTTCCCATAATCATCTGCTCCATCACCTCGCACCGCTTGTCGTGTTCACTGATCCGTTCCATTATTACGCGCTTCTCATCCTGCAGTTTCCGCTTCTCTTCCTGAATCTTCTTCCACTCCGTAAGGAGCCTCGGCAAATTCTGAAACTCCTGTGCGTCTTCAATTCCTAGCGTAAGAGTCTCATTTGTAGGAACGGAATTGGCACTCTGCATTGACATCTACTGTATATATGTCTGGAGACTTAGGCCGAAAATTTGAACTCTCCACGTTTGTTCTATCGATCAAATAGTATGAGCGCTAAAGCTACACAGGCTGGTCTTGCACTCATTGAAACTCTATGGTATGCCTATGCAAATCGAATCGTTGACTCTGCCGTTCGCGTCTATACGCTCAATAAGGAGCAGGAAACAGAAATTAAATCCAAGTTTCTCAAGCGTGGCGACTTTGCCGTTGAAATTGTACAGCCTACCCAAAATAAAGACGAATCCGATTCGTAATGTACTGACGACAGATATGACAGACCGCATTGCGCTTCGAGCAATTTGTACAGAACGTGTGGCCACACGGAACGAATGCAATGACAACAGATTCCGTCATACAAATGCAGCAGATTGGGTCTCCACTATTCAGTAAACTCGTTCTCTGCGGCAAAAGAATTTCCCGCAAGACCGCATATTTTTGCACTGTGTGAATGTAATTCCAGTACAAGGTTTCAATCGGATGAGCCTCGAATTGCTTTTTCACGTAGAGTTCCATTGTGTCTTGAAATCCCGGCACGTCCGGCTGAGGTAGCAGTAATATCTGATTAACCTTTTCAATGACACTATCCAAGACTTCGCACTCTGCTTTCAATTGATCATTCAGACGAATGAGTTCATCTCCGATTGTCTGCATATAGTCCAACATATTCTTGGTCAGACTCATCCAACGAGTATAAGGTGTATCGTTTACTCGCAACTTCTCAAGATCTGCAATATACTTATTAATTTCTTGAATTCCCCGACCTGAAAGATCCTGTATGCAGTCTTTGAAGATTGTCGGCGGGCTCCTTGAATAATCAAAGGAGTTTGAATTAATCGCCTTTCCGAATCTCTGCAGAATGAGTTGGGCCGATCTCAAAGGATGCTGATCAGGAATTGGTTTTGTAAAGAACTGAAGAATCTGTTCCTGGTGATTCTGCATAATGTCCCGTATCTTGCGCTTCCAGAGTTTGTTGGCATTCTGTTTGTCTGAACCATCGGCCAGATGGTATAGACTAACGTGGGCTACTGTATTCGTAACAGATGGAAACGGACGAGTATCATTCCCGTCTGCGTCCGGGAAATTGGCAGATGCATAAATTGCACCTCCTTGTACCATACCATCAAGAACTGTAGGATTATAGGATTGATCGAGCGAATTGTCCTGCATCCTCCTGTTAATGAACAGAAATTGCTTATCTATAAAATACGTGCACTGTATAGAAATGGCTGATCGCTTAAATCAATCTGTTCTTGCATATGGACCTGGTCCTGTAAAAGGTGCAAATGGTTATTATAGATGGCCTAATGGAAGTCCTGTAAATGTGCGCAGAAATAATGGTAAATCTAGAACAGCGCGAGCTGCTGCAAGTGCGCTCGTAGCCCAACAGATTCGTAGAAATGGGAGGCCGCAAACTCAAGATGAAATTAAAGAGATGTATGAAATGGCTCAAGAAGAAGTAAACGGTGAATTGGGTGTTACTTGCGCAGTTTTAACTGCTGCGGAAATGGCAGCGATTCAGCAGGTTTTAGTTGATGCATCAAATCTTCAAAATGAAGTAATGGAAGGCGGCCGTCGCAAACAGGTAGGTGGTGCGCGTATGTTTGAAGAACTTAAGCGTGTTTTACGAATGCTCTGTGCTATGCCAGCTCGTGTTTTTGGCAAAATTGATGCAGGAAGCGCGGCTCAATTAAATGCTCTCGGTAACGCAATCGCAGAACCAGGTACAATTGATAGGATGGCTGCGGCAATTACATCCTTGCCCTATCTAGTAGGCACTGGACTTCTCGCACGCGACTTAGGAACTAGTGGTTCTTTTACGGTGCGTATTATTGTAAGTATCATTGATCTATTAAATAGAAATTTTGGTGCAAGTGCAATTGCTGGATGGACTGGAATGTTTATATCCAATGCGGCGGTTGTTGCAGCTCATAGTGCTCTCCCTGCAGCCGGTTTAGCTGCAGTCTATGTTGTAAAAACAGGATCACTTGAAGCCTTTCAATATATATATAATACGATTCGCCAGCGCACTGCTTTACCTCCTGGAGCAAGCCCTGCAGAAACAGCCGCCTATTTTACAGGTATTGCAACACGGGCCATTGCACAGTTTATAAAATTTTTAGTGTATTACCGCTTTTATGCCTACATTGCTGAAGTAAGACAAAAAGATATTCAACGTAATGCTGGTGCAGGTGGTATTAGAATGCGTACTCCTGAAGAAATCGTATATGAAGATTTTAATTATTTGCCTGAATCAATGAGAAAAGATATTGCAAGTACATACAATGAATGGCTAGAAGGTGTTATGAATCGTGAACTTATTGCCTATGCAGCTGCAGGAGCGGTTGGAAGAGCACAAAATGCTTTAGGGCAAATTGAAGGTGGTCGCCGTCGCAGACACCACACCAGACGCCGCAAGACAAAGCGCACTCGCAAGCACTGAATATCATTATCTAAAAAATTGAATAATTTACTTCTATAAAAAACCAGTATCAAATGGCTCTTTATAGAATTTGTTGGACGGATGAAAATGGCGCATCAGGCAACGGAGACCTCAGTCTAAGTCTTGAATTAGGTGAAAGCTGGATTGAGTATCTTAGAGAAAAGTATCCCAAGATGAAGCATTGGCTCTCAACCATTTAGATCGCATCAATATCCAGCTCTTTCTCTTCTCCTTCTTTCTCTTCAGACGCCTCATTTGTAAATTCAATCAGACGATCAATATTGTCCACGAGCTGACCCTCAACGACTCCCTCCAGATTAATACCCTTGACGAGCCCATCAAGCGTCTCCATCTGAGCGAACAGATTCGGATTCAGTCCATCTGTTTTTAACTGCATAAACTGCTCAGGACTATACTTGGCGATGATATCTCCACGATCTCCACGCGTTCCCTTAGGATCTGCCTTACTCACTTCAATGTCGCGCAGACTGATCAAGACAATATCACCGATCTCAAATCGCACGCGCTTCTTAATCCCTGAGCGAATCTTTGCAATCCGAACCCGATTGTCCTCGCAATAGACCTGCGTGTTCAAATTACCCAGAATACGAACGATGCGTGCGACCATCTGATCAGATTCCTTGTCAATAAAAATAATCTTTTCTGGCTCACCGTGCTTACTTTTTTTGTAGTTCTTACCACCCCGAAAGTTCGGCATCTACACTACTAGATACAATGTGGTTTAGATATCTACGAACAAACAGGTTCTAGACCAATCATCTTCAGAAAGGCAGTAGGAACTCCATAAAAGTAATGAAGAAGCTCGCCAAAGACAAATACATAGACAAGTGTATACAAAAAATTAGCTTTAAAGAGCCAAGCGACAATGGCAGCCAGCACAAATGTTGCTAACCAATCATTTATAGACATTCCTAGAAATCTTGCTGCATGAACTCCTTGACCTGGTACTCCTAAAGCATTTGCATAAGGACAAGGCATCTACTCGGTGTAAGATATCTCCTTCTCAGCAAATGCCTTACTCACAACAACAGGCGGCGACTGCGGATCTTTCGGGTCAAGCGGTGTTATGACAATACTGTCATCCGGAAAATATCGTAAGTCTCCTACTGCGCCTCCTCGCTGCCGTCTAACCGACCGCTTCCGGTTGTACCTGCGATACTTTCTTGACCTTAATCTTAATCTTCTCCTTGACAACTTGCTCATTCTGTAAATAGACTACCTTTTTTCCAATCAGTGCTCCATAGGCTTCTAGAACTCGGCGATTCTCCTTCACCTGACCCGTTGGAATCTGAAAACTCGTCAGCATCGCTCGAACCGCTTTCCCATCCTTATCATCGGGTAATTCGATTACCGGAGGATATAGATATGGTGTCATCTCAACATCCATTGGATCAAGAGGTGTCTGTGTTGTTATGTTATACTGCTTTCGAATTCGCAATGGAATCAACTGTTCCTGAAATTCAGGTGTCCGGACTCGCCAAGCATCCTTATCGGGACACTTGTGCAATGAATGACCATAGACCTGACAGACATTGCAATATAACGCAGCTCTCATCGGACAACACGCAATGTCATGTTTCTTATCAGTACGAACAATCGATGAACAAATATCACACATAGGTTGTTGTAAAAAATTGTTGTAGAGGCTTTCAAATTTATTTTTTGTTTTGTCATAGATCTTTCAGACAGCCTTGAATATACGCTGACCCTTCTGCATCCACAGTTCAGGCCTCGGCGGCAATCCGACCTCCTCAAATGTCTTTCCACTCTTACCATTGAAGATGAGAACGTGATCGCTAGAATGATAGGCAAGAGGAGCATATCGAGTACCAACCTGAACAAGAGCAATTGCGTGCTTTCTAACCGGCTGATTATAGACAGTCTTGGTTGCCACTTCAGGATTGTTCGCAAGGCGCGCCTCCATATCAGCTATCTCATTTCGAAGTTTCAGATCCTGGTACTTGCTGAATTGATGTAGAGGATCCTTCTTGTTTCCAAGCAGCTCAGTATTCTTCTCAAGATCATCCTTCAGCTTCGCTAGCTGAAGATTAAAGAGATTGCCCTTCTTATGAGGATTAGGCTTTGTCCGAATCCCGTACTTCTGCTTCAGAGCCATCAGGTACGGCACATCCTTGAGGCTCTCGTCAACAGGTGCAGGAGGCTCAGGGGGCTCAGGGGCCTTAGATTCCTTGAATGGAGATTTTACACGTGTATCCAAGACAAATCCACCCATAGGAAGAGTTGCTAGCCACTCCGTGTATTCCTTGAAGACTCGCTTTTCCTTCTGATATTCGGAGTCCCGAACAATCTCCAGAAAGGTTCCATCCTTGAGCTTCGCTACCGATGCGACAGTAGGACCATTGGGATTAACGTAATAGCGGAACATTTTGGCTGTACCTTTGTTTGTACATGTGCCTATTCAATTTTTTGAAACATACTGAATCTGTAGATGGTCTGCTTTCCTCTTGGAAAAATGAAGGCATTAACCTTTTCCCAAGCTGAGCAATACAATAGAGCTGCAACAATCTTTACAAGAGTTCAAGCATACAATTCTGCTATCGCAGCATTGAGAGCTCAAGGATATAAAGATGCATCCTACTACAAATTTCCAACTACACAAGAATCTACACTCTTTTTACTCGGCCAACAGATCTTTGTAGAAAATGATCCTGCCGGCGCAGCGGCCGGCCAATACAATACCGTAGTACAAATATAAAATATGTTATGACGGTAGATGTCAGATTCTACTCGCACCTGCGCCTGTACCACTCAGCAATATCAACCTATCGTATTTGATAATGTAGCCACTCAAGCGGCTGCTAATTCAGTCTATCAATATTGGCAAATTACTCAAGGAGCAACAGGTCCGAGACAATTCAGTAGCAATGCTGAGCGTATGCAGTATATACTTGGACGTCAGAACCAAGCTAACTGCGGTGTTCCCAAGAAGGCATTTACTCTCGGCACTAACTAAGTATTTTTATTTGAAGCCGCCGTCAAGTGCTTGTCAATAAATGTCTTTGGCGACTGAAACTGCTTCTTCAATCTGTCCTTCTGCGATGCCTGCCACTCAAGATACCAAAGACCTAATGCACTAATGATGTGCTCTTCTAAACGAATTGTTCGATCGCTATTCATTGTATGTGTACATACGATGAATACCAAAAAAGGTTCAAATTTTGTGTCCCCGGTTCTTTACGAGCGTAAGCAATAGATTAGATCTTACGCGACCGTGCAACCAGATTCGTCTTGTAAGTCGTCAGCCACTGCGGCAAAGCAGCCGACTCCCACGTTGCCTTCTTCGTTGTAGCATTGTAAGAGCCAAGACGAATCGACGGCGGACTGGCAACTCCGTGCTGAAAGGCGTACATAATACCATCGCGTAGAAGAACAGGAATTCCCTCAATAATCTCAACTCCGTGGCTAGGCATACCTTTTTATGTAGAAAAAGTATGATTCATTTTTTAGGGTTCGCGTAAGTTTAGAAGCGGAGTTTGTTATTCAGCACGTAACTTAACATCTATTACTATAGAATGTCAGGTGCCCTTGGTCTTGGATTGGGGACGGCTCCTAGCAATGCAGCAAAGAACTTGAGTAATGCTCTTAATGGAGAGAGATTTGCTGCGGCACTTGAGGAAGAAGCAAAAGAACAGAATGCTGCTGCCGCCGCCGCTGAAGCGCGCCTCGCCGCCGCTGTCGCCAGGGCAGAACAAGTTAGGAGCGAGAGGTTTGCAGCAGCGGTTGAAGAAGAATTAAGAGAACAGAATGCTGCTGCCGCTTCTACAGAAAATGAGAATGCATTTATTAAAGCCGTTGAAGAAGAAGCAGAAAGAAGGAATGCTGCTGCTAAGAAGGGTGGTCGTCGTCGCAAGCAAACACGTCGTAGACGTGCTAAGCGGGCAGTCGGCAAAAGTAGAAAAGGCCGCAGGGTCTAAAAGCAGGCTCCGATCGCACTAGAATATGACGACATTCAGCGTCGTACGGGTGCACCTCTTGATGAGAAGCAGAAGTTGCGCATTGTGAAAACAGTGTTTAGAAGTCAGCCGCCATCGAGAAACTCATCTCCTCCTGTGTCTTACCTACTGCCGCCTTCGCGTAATTGGTGACTCGCTTCTCAAAGAAGTTATCCTTGCCCTCCAACGAGATCCGCTCCATAAAGTCAAACGGATTCGCCGAATCATACACCTTCGGGTATCCCAACTGCACCAAGAGACGATCCGCAACAAACTCAATGTACTGGCTCATCAAGACTGCATTCATTCCAATCAGCTCGCACGGCAGCGCCTTCGTAATGAAATTCTTCTCAATCTTTACTGCATCCTTAATAATCTTAGTTGCCTTTGTCTTTGATAGGCGGTGCTTGATCTTGCTATACATCAAGCACGCAAAGTCAGTGTGCATTCCCTCGTCGCGGGCAATGAACTCATTGCTCGTCGTCAGGCCCGGCATCAGACCGCGCTTCTTGAGCCAGAAGATACTGCAAAACGCGCCACTGAAGAAGATGCCCTCGACCGCGGCAAAGGCAATCAGACGAGTGGCAAAGTCAGCGTTCGCGGCATTTAGCCACTGCAAAGCCCAGTCTGCCTTCTTCTTGATCGCAGGGATTGTCGTTGAGCCTTCAAGAAGGTGCTGCTTCTCCTTCTTATCAGCGATATAGGTGTCGATCAGAAGACTATAGGTCTCCGAGTGAATGGCCTCCATAAAGTTCTGGTTCGCATAGAAGTACTTGGCCTCAGGCCACTGCACCTCGTGCTGGAAATTCAGTGCCAGATTCTCCATCAGAATTCCATCGCTCGCCGCAAAGAAGCCTAGTACGTGCTTTACAAAGTGCTGTGTGTTCGCATCGAGCTTCTCCCAATCCCGAATGTCCTTTGTCAGATCAATCTCCTCAGGCGTCCAGAAAACAGCAATCGCCTTCTTGGCCATCGCCATCACATCAGGGTGCTCGACAGGAAATAGTACAAATCGCTGCGGATTAGCAATCAGCAGAGGCTCATCAACCGGTTTAACGGGTTGTACTACGTTAGTAGCGGCTGTAGAATTTTTTGTCTCAGTTCCTGACGCAGTCTCCGTCAGTGAAAGTGCCGGAGGTTCAATCTTTGGTAAAACCATCCTCTTACCCGGAGACCCTCGTGCACCTCCAATCGATGATGCGGAATTCGTATCAATTGATGATGTTAATGATGTAATGTGCTCCTCCATCTTAGACCGAGACAAGATATTCTTTCGTGAGGAATTCTCCATTGGAAAGTGTCAAATGGAAACTTTTCTAGCGAACCAATTTTTAGGGCAACAACTAGAAGCATCAAGGATGCAATCAGGTGGTCGTATTATAGGAGAAGGTGTAGATGGTTGTGTATTTGCAGAACCTGCGTGGCCCTGTGAAGGCAGTACCGATTATGCTCATATTCCGTTAAGTCGCGACGGAAGATATGTGAGTAAGATTGTTCCAATGAGCGATACAGAAGATATCTATCTGAAGGCTGCTGCTGATCTTCTCGGACCTCTGGCGTCCACGTTTATCGCAAAGTTGGAAGGAACCTGCAAGCCCGCGAATTCAAAGAGTCCTCCTAAACTCGCTGATAAAGGAGCTTATATAGCCAGTACATCTGCGCTGAGCGCCTGGACCGAAAAAGATCAAGCGTGCCAAGGTCTAGAAAAAACACTGAAAGACGGTAAGGCGATTTCGCAAGGAACGCACAAAATCTACTATATTCAACGCTATCCCATCACGGTCGGTGAATGGATCAAGTTTCAGAAGAATACCGACTACAAATACCTCATCCGGCAAGTGATGCACGCTATACCTTCATTTCTAAGCGGTCTGCAACGCTTCTATCAGAATCCCAACGATCAACTCTTTCATATTGATTTACATATTGGCAATCTGTTTGTTCGTACTCAACTTGACAAATCACTGCAGCTCGGCGTTTCTGATTTTGGCCACTGCCTTCTGAAGAATACCTCCACTGGATGGAATGATCTACCTAAGTATTTATCTGATTACATTCAACGCTATGAATTCTATAGTGGATACAGCCAAGTTCCCTTCGAAGCCAGAATTCTGAACTACTGCTATCAGAAAAAGCTGGATACAGTGGATCCAAAGCGACTCGTAGACCAGTGGGATAATGATCGTGAAGTCTCACTCAAGAAACTGTCAACAAATGATCTTGTTATCACTCAGTCCTATTGGTATTTGAAGTATTTGAAAGAGAAACCCGTATTTTGGCAAATGATCAAAGAACTTCAAAGTCTCTGTGCAACTCTACGATTGCAGGCCGCAACTCCAACGCTTGTACTCAGTAAAAAACAGAGTTTAATTCTTGAGTTTATTCTGAGTCGTTATATGACATTTAGCCCGATCAATACCATAACGGAAGCACTCGCAGGTCTCAAGGCACCCGTGCCCTTTAGAAAAGAGATTGAACAAACCGTCATTGATACACTCGGATTTCAGCAGCGCACAGCACTTGCTGCAGATACTGGCATACGACCCTTTATTCGGTTTTTGATACGATTACTATGCGCTCCGTATATGCAGGATGTTCCTCTAGAACAGTCTCTGAAGACGGTGATGGAGGCTGATCTGTCATCTCTGTTTCTTCATTCGGTGTAGGAAGTGAATCGAGGTATGCCTTGACCTTCGGATGCACTCGGAATGCAGATGGATTCAGATCCCAGATATACAGTGAATCAAGCGACTTGACGCGCGAGAGTGCAACATAGGCCTGACCATATTCAAAGGTGTTATCACCAATATCAACTAGAGCGCAATCCAGAGTGGCACCTTGTGCCTTGTGGATTGTGACGGCATAGGCGAGTCGCAGAGGAATCTGTTCCCTTTGTAGACCCTTGATCTCATCCGATTCCCACGCGTGATAATCAATGACAAGGGTTCCTCCTGACTTGAACTTGACAATCGGCAAGCGAGAAGAGCCTTCAAGCTGCATCTTAAGATCTTTCACTTGCTTTTCTACTTCAGGAGTCTTATCAGCCTTTTCAAGTTCAGTAAGCCGCTTCTGGTCATTGTCATCGGAGAATCCTACAACAACACCACGACTTCCATTCACTAACTTGTATTCTGTATGCTTGTTTGTCAAAAGCATCACCTGTGCTCCCTTTCGTAAACGAAGCTCAGGAACATACGGACTGTTCTTGTCCATTCGTTCCACAGCCCATTGAATTTCCTGCTCTGTTGCAAAGACATTCGGTAGCTTCACACTCTTAACCTTGTAGACTACATCCTCCCCTGGGCACTTTTGTAGCTGGGCTACATTTACATCATCTACATCCGCTCTCCTCGTAAACAGAAGTGTCGGCTTGATCTCCAGCTTCTTCCACGCATTTGTTTTGCGCGACTCCAGAATCTTGATTGACTCCTCGCTCAGAGCACCCGCACGCGCCTCATTGAGAATCTGTAGAAAGACAGGATCTGACTGACGATGAACCTTGTCTAGAACTACCACATCTTTAATGTAGTTTCGCCACGACTGCGACTCAAAGACAAACTGTGCATTGGCTGCAGTAAGTTCACCTTCCTTGTAAATTGGCGGTAGCTGATACAAATCACCAACAAGGATTACTTGAAGACCTCCAAACGGCGCCTTGTTCTTCTTGATGAGTTTCGCGATGGCCTCTAGCTTATCGAGTAGATCAGGTGTCATCATCGATACCTCATCAATGATTAAGCAATCAGCATTTAACCAATTCTTACGTGCCTTGTTTGACTTCTTAATCTTCGGAACAAGCACCTCGACCGACTCTTTTCCCAGGCCAATTCCAGCCCAGGAGTGAAGTGTCTTTGCGTTAGACCCCAGAAGTAGAGCAGCACAACCTGTCATTGCAGTTAATGCAACATCTCGTCCAGATTTTTCAATTGCCTCTACAATATGCTGAATGACAAATGACTTTCCTGTTCCTCCTGCACCTGTTAGAAAGAATGAGCGTCTTTGTCCTGCATAGTCTACTGCTTTTTGTTGTTCACTATCCATTCGTTGTACCTTTCAATAAAAATGGGTTAGCAACCAATTTTTGAACCTCGATCAAGTCAAAATAACCATAACATTATTATCCTCCTGATTTCGAAGACTAGGAAGTTTGAATAGCCAAAATTCATACAAAGGATACTTCTTTTTCCATACCTGTATTTTCTCTTCAAATAAAATATAATCAGTAGGATTAATATCTTCTATAATATAAAATCCTCCCTTTTTAACTTTATGAATGCTATTCTCAAAGAAGCATACATTCGCATCAAACGTATGAAGACCATCTTCAATAATAATATCAAAGGGTTCTTCTAATTCCTTGTGATCCCATAATGTCTTAATTATGTAAGGATTTGTCTGATCACAAAAATAGGTCATAATTCTTGGCTCTTCAAATATAATTTCGTGATCAATATCTGCTCCATAGACTTTGGCATTTGGAAAATACTCAGCCCATCCCCGTAAAGATGCTCCAACAATATAAACAGGATGCATTGCACTTAATATATTCACATTATGTGTTCCTAATCCAAGTTCAAAGATACGAATCGGTTTATCACAAAGATGTTCAAATAACTGATGATATAATATTGTATAATTGTGAAGTGGATAGTTTACATCGGCATGTCCTTTATCACTTCCTTGACGACCCATTATTTCACAAAGAGGCGTTGACTTATAAGGATCAATAAAAAATGACATTCTAAACTAATAAAAAATTATTACTTTAGACTATGTCTATACAGTAGCATTTTAGACGAAGAATCGGGGCAGCTTTCCTAAAATGGTCCAAATCGGAATCTCTTCATTAGCTGGCAGATCAAGAATCTCAGCCTCCATTGAAGTAAGTTTTACGCGCAACCCCTTGGTTGATGATAGAATACGATTTTCCTTCTTTGCATTTTCCTGTATAAGTTGATGCACTTGAAAGAAGGAGCAAACGGATGCCAGCATATTCTTCTTAGCCCACTTGACAGCTCGTGTGTGGAGTTTGAAGGGCTGAATCCAAATATCTAAATCGGGATTATCAAGACGACAATTGATTCTTACAGCCCGTGTATGCATATGCTTGGATACGTGGCAAATCTGTTCAACTTTCTCTCGAATTGCAGCAATACTATCATTAATTGATCCCTCTACCTCATCAGCTTCTGTATCATCTGGCTTTGATTCCTCACTCATACTACTGTTTAGTCGCAGAAAGAAACCAATTTTTAGGGTGCTTTCAAGGTACTCGCTCGTTCCATCGCTGTGCCCATCCAGAAATTGGATGATGCAGATCAGATCGTGTCCACCAAACTGGTTTTTCCAAAGCCAGAGGTTCAATCGCAACAATCCAATGACTCGGAATAAGTAGTACTGTTCCAGGTCTCAAGATAACCTCAATATTCTGTACTTGGTTCCAGAGCGGATGATGCACTCCATTTGCCTCATTCCATCGTAGACCCAGCCACCCAGGAGGCATCTTACTCTTTTGTGCATTATGCAGTAAAATCGCTCGAGCTTCACCATCCGTAACGTGATAGACTGTCGCATATCCGTAGGCCTGACGTAGCCCTTCGTGTCCAACGTGAGCTTCTGTACGTACACTGTAGATCCAAGGCGATAGATCAAACCACTTCATAAGTAAATCAGTCTCAATCTGTGAAATTCCCAGCATATCTGACCACGTCATCTGCTGGGCCTTGTTATCAGGGACCAAAATCATAGGATCAGATTCATACTGTGCCCAAATCGGCTGTGCTGCCCAGAATCTGGTCTGACTCAGCGATTTTGCCATCCAGATTTCAGATTCACGTACATCTGAGATGACAATCGGCTTCTTTTCCTGCCACAGTGCTGCGAGCTGCAAGGGGATCTGAGATTCGGTGATCTGAGATAGACCATATTGATTCACTGTCTGCGTATAATACCAAACCACAATGCAAAAAATGATTCCTAGGATTACAAACCATTCAATCATTTTTCTTCTTACACTTGGTCTTGCTTAGATAGTAGGGTCATAGGGCGCATATTTATCTGCAGATAACTAAGCCAAAGGCTACTAAGCCAAAGGCTACTAAGCCAAAGGTCTAACAGGATAATTAATCGTAAAATTCGGATCTACATAGGCCTGCGATGCAGTACCCAGAGACGTTACTACAGCAATATTTTGAGTTCCAGGAACAATGACCGGGCGACGAACCTGCTGCTGATTCTCAAGCCGGTACTTCGGTGGATCCCGTGTTGGCGGTGAGCACCGTATCTTTTCCTGTTGCCAAATGTTCTGCCGGGGAGGCTCAACACCCTTAGCAAAGTAGCGATCCTGTTTCGTTGAGTTATTGAATAACCGAGGAGATCTCTCCCAATTCTTTTCATCCGCTTGCTGTCTGCATCCATACGGTCCAACACGTAAAAGAACCTGAGGCATCGCAAGCTCCTCAACAAAGCGACTCGGGTTCTTGGATGACTCAGGCAGTAAAATGCGAGACTGGAACATATCTCCACTAAAATCCGGCTCAAACTGCTCAGGATCGCACGTACCCAGTGGGCGATCGAGACGTCTTAGCAAACTCTCCTTGTCAATATTATTCAAGTACCGGGTAGGCGGATAGACATCACCGCCACCAGGAAACACAAGTGAATTTGGTACCTCAGGAGCTGGCACCTCAGGGGCACTCGTACGATACTCAAGACAGACCTTCGTATACGGACGGAAATCTACAGGCAGCGATACAAGTGCCGTGGGCACTGTGCGATTGTAAATTTGTGTTGCGTCCCAGTGAGAGCTGAGGCAAACCGGCGGAAAAAAAGGCTTTGTCTTTGAAGACTGAATCGGATAGCGTTCGGTAGGACTTCCAGCCTCAAACGGAGTTCCCATTGCTACTGTTGGATTTGTTGCAGAAGACATCTTCTCTCTGACCTCTTCTAGTTTTTTTACTATGGTGCTTGCGCGGGTAATGTTGAATCAGGTGTCGCAACAAGAACTGATTCCGTAATCTGAAGAACTGCGCTCCATTCACAGTCTGTATTATTAATTAATGTTCCTGTTACGTCATACCACTGAAAGCTGAGCTTGTCAAGCTTGCCAATCGGAGGATTGAAGAAGACTGGATTCTGTACAACAGTCTGAGCATAGGAGCCAAACGTATTGAGCAACAATTTGCAGTTATAGAGCTGCGATTCTGCAACAGGATCTTGTGTAGCCGAAAAGTTTTCTTGGCGACTTACATCTAACTGATTCATATTGTACTCAGGGTTCATCTTCAAATAAATGTAGTCATCCAAAATTTTGAAGAAGGATGTTGCACGCTGAATTGAATTATAAGGCGTGTCAATCTTTGCATACCCAAGATTGTATCCAAGTCCATATTGTTCAATACCCTTATTTGCAGGACTTACAAATGTAGATAAGTATAATGCAAACTGTAGAGGGTCCTGATTTCTTGATCTACTTGCAAGACTTGAAGGCAGAATGTACTGCAAATCTCCTGTGATTAAGTTCACATTGCCTTGAGCGACGATACCTGATACAGAACTTACAATGACCGTATCTGTCTGAATAGTATTATAAATATTGATATACTGTTTTAAGAAATCACCAAATTGAACCGATGAAATATTTGAGCCAGAGTATCCAGGCAGACCCGTTGCACCGAATGTTCTCGATTGGAAAATAAAAGGCACATTGAATTGATTGAGAACAAATTGGTAATCAGGATTCACTGCGCTTGTATTTTGTATTATTACGTATTCATTACTCAAATCGGCCAAGCTCAAATATCCAAAATCATATCGTCCAGGTAATGCCATTCGTAAGACACATTTAAATTGTTCTGAAGGTGAGTATGCGCGTATAGCTAAGTAATAATAAGAGTCATTTCCACTATTGTAATTTGTTGTTTTCTGTAAGTTGATATCATTAATAAAGGAGTTAAAGAAGAATCCTGAGAAAGTTTGATTCGCGTTTCTAAAATTAGAGGTCTGTTCATTTGCGTACTTACCAGCACCGCTGATATCTGCTACCATACTCGTGTAGTTATTGTAAAAGAACATTTCAGTATGAGGAAACGAAGGGTATGCATTATTTACTAAATCGCCTACTTGTGTTATAGGATTTTGACCTGCACCCTTCTTTTGTAAACTAATCTTGTGCGTAGGATAAAAGACTTGATTAATGAAATTGGTTGTGATAGTGAAGTCAAAAGGTGATGTTAAGCGAGCACCATACAATGTTGACATATTTGAAGTTCCTTGTAAATGCCAGATGTTCGTAAATTTTGAAAAGAAGAAATCAGTATAAGGTGTCAAATTGCCAGCATTATATTTTGAGAGTACATAGGATGGGCTAGCATAATTCAACTTATTCTTTAAAAACTTCTGCATATACACTTGTGTTGTACATACATTTTCAAAGGTATTGCTTGATCCAAAGCGATCCGATGCATATATGTTTCCATTGTAGTCATTGATCAGACGACCCACATTTACACTTGTTGATAATATATATGGCGATGTTGAAATAAAGTTATTGTAGAAGTTATTATTCACACCTGCACTGTTTGATCCTTGATATAAGCTGATCTGCGGATAGTAGTTTCTAGGAGATAAACTTGCATACCCAAATTGGTTAACTACAGATACAGATGTACTCGCTAAAGATCCATATGAATATTCGGCGATGGCTGTTCCAAGAATTCTTGTAGTGTTGTTGGAACGATCTAAGATGTTATAATTGTTCAATGAAATCAACGTAGAGGTCAACGGTAAGTGTGTTATCAACACTGTACTGTAATCTACAGTGTTCGAATTCTGGTAAGAATAGAAAAAGGCCTGTGATCCCTCAAAATCATTAATCATATGGATTGGAGACTGGATAAGAGATCCTGCGTTTGTTCTTATTGTAGTGTAAAATGTCTTATAGTTAAAAAGAGGCAGACGTCCATTGATTGCATTCTTAAAATCTGAAGGCTGTACTGAAATGTAGCCATTCATATTATCTGACTCAGGATTACGTACAACAAATGACTCATTATATTGACTTGCTAGAGCCCAGTTTGATCCTATGGATGCAACATCTGAAGAATTCGGTTTGAAGCTCATAATATCTTTCATCGTGTAGTATCCAGTACTCAAATTCTGCTCAATGACTAGACCATACATCGCTTGCATTGATGACGGAACATAGGGTGCACTGATACTGGCAACAAGTGATGAAGGAGGAACTAAACTTGGCCCAAGATCAAATCCCACAAAACTGGTATTTGTTAGGAATGGATTTGCCCAATATCCGAATCCAGGAAGACCACCAAAAATGCGATCGAGAGTTGGATTGGCTGGATTCACGTGTGGGTTCAGAAAATTAGTTGGATCCTGTAAGTAATCAAGTAGGCAGTAGACACGAGTTGCTTGATCGTAATTTGGTGAAGTGAAAGGAGTCACAACAAAGAACGTATTGTAAATCAATTGACTGAAATTGATGGTGTTCGTTATCGACGTAGGGCTTACCAAATTAGTTCCATTGTAAAAACTGCTTATATTATTGAATTCACTTGCAAGAATGTTAAATACAGGTGTAGGCAAGAAAGGATAGGTAGCTATAGGGAATACTGGAGTACCAATTGTAGGTTTTAACCTGGAGTTCAAAGAGCCTCCAACAAGCGACAAATACGAGCGATACCAGACATAATTGTAGTTTGCATATTGTGAAACTGTCTGAATCTGATCAGTATAAGTTCCAAATGTTAGAGATCGTACACTTGCTGCTGTATCTATTGGAGCCTGAAACAGAGATAGCTTACTTGCGTCTGTTAGGAACGTTGATGCAGTATTTATATTTGGAGGTGATACAACATATTGAGTCTCATAATTTAAGATAACAAGACCGTGAGTACCAATACCATTATTCGACCCAGGAATTCCTCCACCGCCATAAAAGTTTGTTGCATCTATAGGAGTTAGCAGACTTTGCCCAATAAAGGTTGATTGTGCTCCAATGCCAGGAGCAATCCAGTTCGAGGGTGTCACCGTTCCTCTATCTGCAACACCGTACTCAATTAACGAAATGAGCGGTGTATAGGTATAGGATACAATCACAAGACCCGAACCTCCTGCGCCACCGAATCCACCATAGTTTGTTCCTCCACCACCACCACCTGTGTTTGGTGTTCCATCTACGCCTGACGCAGGTCCTAGCACACCTGCGCCACCACCGCCAGATCCACCTAATCCACCCTTAGCTGTAGCACCACCACCACCTCCACCACCTCCATATGTATTTCCATAGTAAGTGTATCCACTACCTCCTGATCTTCCTAAACCGCTTCCAAATACCTGGTTTATGCCTGCTTGTGTTGCACCACCACCGCCTGCACCACCTGTATTTCCTGAATTTGCTCCTGTTCCTCCAGACGTTGCCAAGTTAGCAACAATAGTTCCACTTGCAGTTCCTGTTATAGCAGCTCCAGCACCAATAAAGCCAGTGCCAGCTGCAGAACCACCACCACCCGATCCTCCATTTTGTCCTGCATTTAGACTGTATGTTCCACCGCCACCTCCTCCTGGAGCTGACAGTATTGCACCAAATGTAGTTGCTGAGCCACTTCCTGCCTGTGTTGAGGTTGGAGCATATCCTCCTGCGCCACCCGCTCCAATTGTTACTGTATAAGATCCTGCAGTCAGAGTTGTTCTAGCAATCAGCAAGTTTCCAGCACCTCCACCACCACCAGACCAGCTGCCACCACCTCCACCGCCACCAATGGCAAAGATCTCAACTGTTAGACCTGTAGTTGGTAATACAGTAAAGACTCCATTTCCTGTAAAAGTGTGAAAGACTCTATTACTAGCAATGGAGATGGTTCCACCCGTTCCAAGAATACCCAGTCCAAGTGTGGGAATAAAGCCTGAGCCACCGCCACCAGCACCTCCGTAATTTCCAACAAATGTTTGAGATACTCCAGGAAATGTTGAGATTGTTCCACCTCCACCTCCTCCATAGTAGCCACCACCACCTCCACCTGCAGAAGATGAGATATAGATGATCGTAGACGGCGGTGGAACAGGATTATTATAGAACATTGTTGAGACTAATGCTGCATTTCCTGAGTTGGGTGCAGGGCGACCTCCAGTGTATAATGTTCCTGCAAGACCAAACGTGTTTGTGCTGACAATACCTGCAGCACCCGCGGCACCCCCTCCTGATACTGTTCCACCACCACCGTCTTGGTACGTGAGTGTATTCGACTGTTGTAGAATTGTATTTATGAGACCTCCTGTAAATCCTCCTAATGTTCCTGGAGTGGCTCCTATATTATAAAATGCAACTTGGTATATATAAGGCTGGTAATTCGGCGCGGCAGTTGTCTTTGTTAGTTCAACATAGAGTGAGGCAGTATTCGTATTATTGGCAATATCAAAATCATAATACATAAAATTCTTGTATTGCAGTGCTGTAGGACTTGCATTCGAGTAGAGAACAACTGTTTTAGTTGAGTCCAAATAGACTCCGATTCCATTAATCATATGCGATCCACCGCCACCAAACACATCAGAATAGACCTGCATATGATTTAGCTGAGTTGCGTTCGGTGAAAACGAAAATTGGAGTCGCAGAGTTTGAGTAGTTGTATTTACATTCCACGTGTTCACATTCCAATAGTTAATGAGACTTGGCATTGTTCCTATGATATTCGATACAACTAGACCACCAAACCCTCCACGATTTTCTAGATCAGAAACAGATACAGGGACAAACGGCGTTGCTGCATTCAGAGGATTATACTGGGGTATTACTTCAGCAAGCTCGATACTGCTTGTTGTGGTTTTTCCGAGAGTCAATGATAATGTAGAAATATTGGATAAACTAGGAACAAAGCCTACTTCATACACGTAATTGCCACTTAGCGTGGAATAGTTTAGAAACGTCAGATTGGCTACAGTGGTAAGTGGACCTACTCCATCGGTCGCAACTGTGATACTCGTTGCTAGATTTTGATTCGATAAGGGTGAATAGACCTGTAGACGATTGAGAACTGAGACCGGTGTCGAAAAATTCAAGTTAAACGGATATGAAGTTAATCCTAAGGTTTGGGCCTCACTCGGCCAGTAGTAAGTTGCAAGATTATTGTCGATCGCATTCGACAATGGGTTTGCAGGTGTCTGAGGGACAAGTGGAGACGCAGCGCCAAAGGCCTGTATCTCGTATGCATAGATCTGATATTGAGTAGTCTTTTGCATCTCAACATACACCGTTGAAAGATTGGGTACAATTATGATCGGTCCAGAGTCAACCTCAAAACCGATTTCACCTGTCTGAGTAATACTACCAAATTGATTGTACTGATAAGGAGTGTAGCCACCTGTAAGGTTATAACCCCAATTAATAGCGTCTGTACTGTAGCGTGTTGATGTTTGTTTTGCTCCAGGGTTAGAATAGCCAGCAATTTGAAACTGACCAGGCCCTTCTCCTACACACACAAAATTCGAGTTTCCATAGGCGCATCCACGATAACTTTGATTGTATGCAGCTCCACTTACAGTTCGATCAGTTGTATTGTACCAGTTAATTCCATCTGGACTGTAGTAAATACGACAAATTGTTCCGTTATTTCCATACAATCCTGCAGTCGTAAACACACCATTCGGGTAATTTGCAGTTCTTCCAAATGCAAAGCTCATACCCCAGTATTGCAGATTTCTGAAGAAATAGTTAGGGCCAGCTTGGTTAGCAGCCGTCCAGCCATTGCTGCCTGTAAAACTGTAGATAATTCCACTGTATAACGGAGGATTCTGAGGATATCCACCTGCAACATACACTCCATTTCCATAGGTGATATCATAGCCAACGAGTGCAAAAATGTTATTCCACGTAAATCCATCGGTTGAGTATTTTCCTCCAGTATCACCATATCCACACGCAAAGAAATTACCATTCAAATACTTAACGACCGATATACCTACAGTAAAGGGATTCGTGATACCTCCAAAGTTCCAGTTCAGTCCATCAGTACTACAGATAAAGCATCCCATTGTTCCTGCTTGACCACCTGCGACCCAGAGTCCTAATGCAGGGCTATAGGCAATGGATTCAATAAGTACTCCATCATACTCTGTTATTGTCACTGGATTCCAGTTAATTGCATCCGTGCTTATGAACATATACGGATTGACTACCGTTGGTGTTGTCGCTATCGATTGATATCCGAATCCTCCTGAGTAAGGCCCAATCAACATATACTTTCCATCCGCTGACATTGCAGTTGCGAATCCTTGAACACCAATATTATACACTGACCAGTTAGCTCCAAAGTTGCTTGAATACCACCAGCCAGCATTCTCTGTTCCAACTATCATATACCGACCCGTTGCTGACATTGCAGTTCCATATCCAATATTATTCACAACTGCTGATAAACGTGTAAATGAAACACCAAAATTGGTCGATAGCCAAATGCCGTTATTCGCACCAACAAGCTGATATCTGCCTGTTGATGACATCGATACACCATTACAATTAATACCGCCAGTCGACACATTTATCCAAGAGACTCCAAAGTTATTTGAGACCCATATATTATTTCCATAGTTCGAAACAAGTGTGACATACTGACCAGATCCTGAAACGGCTACTTGTGATACAGTAGGGATTCCTGATGCACTACTCCAGGTAGATCCGTAATTTCCAGAAGTGAAAGCAGTTCCATTGTTTACTACAGCCCAGATATATTGACCCGATGCTGAGATCGCAACGCTTGACCAGTATGCGAATCCAATTGCAAAAATTGTAGTAAAACTAGCGCCAAAATTCGATGAAACGTAGACATAGCCATATGAACATAAGACAATGTACTGACCTGTTGCGGACATCGCTGCACCTAACCATCCAAAAGCGCCTACATTTGAAACAATAGGATTAAACGATGCTCCAAAATCACTCGAAAAGAAGGGGGGACGACTATAGGTACACGCAATTTGGTATTTTCCTGAGGCTGACATTGCAAAGGCTTGCCATCCAGAATTGGTCAGTTTTGCATTCCAAGTGGTTCCAAAGTTAGATAAGTAGAGAGTTGATCCTGTTCCTCCAGCTAACCAGATACCATTTGCATATTTTACACCAAACCCAATGCCTTGATATCTGACATCGCCTTGAAAAAACCGATAGCCATTCGTATTTGCAGAAAACCAGTTGCTTCCATCAATACTATATTGAATTACGTTCGATGCAGCTAAGGTTGCACCTACAGAAACAAAGCCTGCATAGGTTGTCGTTGTTGTAGGAGAGATAGCTGATGTAATCGGCAGATCCAAGAAAAGCTGTTGCGTTGCTCCAAAGGTTCCAGTGTTTGAAGAACTATAATTTCCATAGGTGACGGATGTATTTGAATAGAGAACTTGTGTCTTGTACTGATTATTATAAACAACAAACCCAGTCGGTGGATGAGAAGCATCTCCCAAATTGGGTCCATAATAGCGTAGTTTAGATAAGCTTAAGACATTTGAGCTAAATTGCAGATTTATACGATAGGTCTGATTTGTCGGATTAAAATTATAAGGCTGCAGAGTCGGTGTACCTGTAGGATTCCAAGTAGTTCCAAGATTACCGTCAATCATTGCAGTCACTGCGCTGCCAGGAAAAAAGGATAAGTTATCTACATCTTGGATTGCTGAGAATGGAATCTGCAATGCGATTTGAGTAGCAATCGTGATGCCTGAAAACAAATAAGGTGTTAGGCTACCGATTGTTGGTGCAGGTAGACCGAACCCTCCAGGGCCACCCAGTGAGTATGCACCTCCAGCACCGCCACCGCCCACGATCAGAAGAGGAATTGCAGTTGCTAAGTTAGATCCTAAGAACAATCCAGAAAAGCCACCACCCTGCGGTAAGATATCATCATTCTGTGTTTTGCCATTGAACGTAGTAACATTAATGGTAGACGCAATACTTGTTCCTCCTCCTCCATAACGAGGCTGCGCATAGTTTGACAAGGGGCTGTATGCAGGAAATGTAAAGTTATCACGATTTCCTCCCTTGCCTACAACTACAGAAATTGTTGAATTAAATGTTGCACCGCCACCATAGATTGAAAACATTTGTTGAATATTAATGGTTGCCTTCACATAGGCTCCAGCACCTCCATAGGGCATATACGGTATAGCGCTCGTCATAGAGCTCGGATTTGTACCTCCACCGCCACCCCAAAGCCACACCGTGATATTAGGTGAATTTGCTTGAACTGTAAAATTCTGTGTGGTCGTTGAAGTATCTGTTCCAGGCATTTGTGTGTATGGAAATGTAGCAAAGATTGTAGATGTACGTGAATATTCATAATTCTGTATTGTACTTGGTTTGTTAATTAGATAACGAATGCAATCCATTGTACCACCCGTTGTTCTTGGAACAAGATTTGCAATTGTAGATGCGTATTTAGCACCTGTAAAGCTCAGATTTGCATTGGAGAGTGTAGAAAAATTACTTAATGAATTTACAATCCAAAGCCTTGAATTATATTCAGAAACAAATGTATTGAGTCCAACGTTGGCAGGAGTGATAGCAGTTGTCATAGATGTACTAAATGAGACTCCAAAAGTATAAAGTGCATCTGTGTTTTGAATCAGTAGACCAAAGTCGCGGAATCCAATGGATGTAGTTGTTATGGGTTGCGATTGTTCATACTGACTCTGAGTAGCCGCGTATGAATTTTTCGGCCCATAATTATTATAAGAAGTACCATAAATCGTAGAGGGTACAATGTAGGTAATCTGTTGTAGAGATCCACTCGGGTTTTTGGCTGTCTGATTGAAATAAGATGATGAACTAATAGGAAGCTGTGTTAGAGGATACGGTAAAATACTTCCAGCTAGTTGTGTAAAGGTGGTGTTATTACCCTGAGAATCAAACGGAACAAAATAATACATTGAATCATAACTCAGAAGCTGATTACTGCCCTGAGTATATCCGTTAATATTAATATTGCTTTCAGGAATAAATGTAGGGTCGAATCCAAAGGTGTAGTAGGTTCCAAGTTCAACACCAAAATTGGGCGTGTTTGCAAGTGTAGAAGGTGCATAGGTTGTCGTATTTATTTTGGTTAGAACCTCAAGTGAGTTTGCAAGTGTTAAGAATGAAGTATTCGCAATGTAAGAACCCTTAAAAATACCAATTTTCTGAATTTGCATATTTGGATCTTGAGTACTTGCAGTTGTTCCATTAATCGGATAAATAACAGACTTGAATGTAAATGAACTTACCAGGTATAAACCGTCCTGAGGTAAAAATCCAATTGCGGAAATACCTTCACCAAACTGAATATTTCCATTCTGATCAACTGTATACGGTGAATTTGAACCAAGAAGAAAATTTTGAAATGAAGATGTTATTGGCGTGCTAATATTGTCTGTAAGCTGGAAGTTATCATTTTTTTGCTTAGGAATTGAATATCCATCATACCAATGAACAATTTTGACTTCTGAATTTGAATTCTCCTTATAATCATAAGGGGCGTTTGTGATCGGTGAAAGAATTGCATTCTTTGATCCAGTAGCAAAATAACTATTACTTAAGCTATTAAAATCTGTGATTTTCTGAAATGTATATTGGGAAATAGGATCTATACGGAATTGAGTATTAGGAACAAATCCAGGAAGACCCGCATTGTATCCACGATAGTCAGTTAAATCATCTGATACGCCTGATATGTCGTATCCAATAGGTTTTAATGAAACAGAGAGAGACTTGGAATAAATTGAATTGAGTGGATCTGTTCCCTGTAAAGTAGAATTCACCGGTAAACGTGTATAATTTGAATCGTAATTGGTAACGAATGGATAATTCGTTATATTCGATGCATCAGAGGGTACGCCAAAAGGACTAAAGTTCACATAGTCTGTCTTAATCATTGTAAATGAAGTCGATGGAGCCTGACTTACAGTAGGAACATACGTTATATTTTCAAAGGAAAGTGTTTCAGATCTGAAGATCGTATAGTAGGTATTACCTGTAAATGTACTTAACCTAATTGAAAGAGTATTAGACGTATTTGACCGAACACTATTTGATGCAATATAATTGTAAGGATCTTCACTTCGTAGATTACTTGAATTGATATCAGCCATAAATGCTGCACGATCGTGGTAGACAAATGCCAGCACAGTTCCTGGAAATGAAGAAGCGAGTGATGTAAATGTTAAGTCTGTAGTATAGACACCAAGTGTTGTACTTGAATAGATTTGAGGGGCAGTAAATTGAAATTGGGCCAAGTTGCTCTGCACATTTAATAGTAGAGTAGGAGCACTTACAAATGAAGACAAATATGAATTTCCATATGTATAATTGAGTTGTAAAGATGAGTAATTTGTCTGATCCATTAAATTATTGGCTAAATTACCTGTTGTATTGTACATAAATGAATATGAAATATCAAAGTACTTTTGAGCAACATTGTTATTGCTTGGATCAAGAGCCAATGAATTTGACCCTGTGCGGTTGTAGTCTGCATATCTGTAATAATATGGCAGAGGCAACGTCTCAACCTGTAAAGTTTGACGACACGGGCTGCGAAACCGCAGAACTGTATATTTTGCAGGCTTGATAGTGATTACTGTATCAATACTGCGAGTAGATTGATCTGTATTAATAAATGAGGAAAGTCCATCAATAATAACATTTCCAAATTGGAAGTTACTTGAAGTAACGCTATAAGGAATTAAGTTCGTGCTCACGTTAATCCCTGATGGATCAATTGCACCCACTAATCTTGGCCAATATCCAGGTGAATTCGAGTAGGCTGAAATACTTGATGTTAAAGGCTGATTCCCTGAAGTTAAATATGATAGTGTATATCCAGTTCTAATATTGCTCGCATCGAACCCGTTTTGAATAAAGAGAATATTATTAGTGTTAACGAAATACTGAGCAGCATAGGTTGCAAAGTCAATTGCAAAGTATCTTACAAATTGAGATTGCATATAAGAATACATATCGTTAAATACGACCTGCGACTGATTCAATTGATTTGATAAGGCAATAAAGACGTTCGAACTATATCCATTTTGCTGAAGGGCTGACGCTAAACTTGTTGCGCTCGTTTTTGTGAAAAGATTTAGCAATGACGTATTTAGCGTCAATGTAAATAGATTGATGCGCAAATTCTGTGCATCATATGTGATTTGGTAGCGATTAACAAGACTGTAGCGAAATGTATTGTCTGTTCGGTAGAGATCAAGATAGGCTATATTATTATCAATCAATTCAAGAATAACAGGATCTCCCAGACCCTTGGCATTAAATGTAACTCGTGTATACACGTTCTGGTCAACCGGATCAAGTTGCGTAGTTGTTAAAGTTAAATTGAGGTAAGGATACGCGACCGTATCAGTAGGATCTTGAAGAACCTGGTATAGAACTGGATAGTAGTATGCAATCTTAATCTGATCAATTGTATAGCTCGTCAGACCAGCATAGCGAGTAACCCAAAATGCCTTTACAATGTAATCCTTTGTAGGATTCTGAATAAATTTCTTATTCAGTGAATCATAAAATGTATCGCCAGGCTCGTTGAAATTCACACCGAAATCACCGTTTGTTGTAAATGCAGATACAAAGCCTGTAAATCCAGTCGGATAATCATAGAAAAGAGGAGTAAAGTTGAGCCATAACGTGATCTCAGACAGTAGTTCACCAATCGTATAGGTTCCTTCACGAATTGTCACAGCCTTCGTGAGCGGTTTTTCCAAGTATGTATTTGCACTCTGACGATTCAATTCCACAACAGGAAGTACTATATTACCCTTGTTCGCCTGAAAGTAAAAGAATGAACATAGCAACTTCAGCTGCGTGATTTGAATGCTCGTCACCGTCTTATAAGGACGAGGCGGTCTTAGTGTAAAACTTGTCGGCTGAAGAAAAGATGTACGATCGCGATTTGTAGAATCAACTAAAAAGAGTGTTGTGACATCCTTCCGTGTTGTCTTAAATGTTGTTTTTCCTGTAGCAGCGAATGAACTATCCGGAAGTGTCATTGTTGGCGACGAAACATATTCATTATAAGGCAAACTGCCTCGCGCAGAAGTCATTTGCTCCCCTTGATTTGAATACTTTGCAATTTCTCGTAGTGTTGAAAAAGAAGGACCTGCAGCTCTTGCTTCTAGGACTGTAAAGTCATCAATAGACCCCGAAGATCCAGTAGATCCAGTATCATCTGAATCATCGGCGTTGTATGGATGGTAATAATTGGTGCTGCCCTGTTGCATCCTATGCTAGAGGGTGATTTGACTACAGTCCAGACTACGGGTTTAGATGTCTAAACAAAAGGATATCTAACGATTAGAAATGTCGCAAAGCCCATTCTTAGTGAATATCGTTGAACTCCAAAATATAGTAACAAATGTTCAAGGAACAAATAGCGCTTCACAGCTCGCACAACTTCAGGCAACGGTAGCAAACCTACAAGAAATGGTTATCTATGATACTAAAACTATCGCAGCTGATGTTCTTAGCAACTACACTGCATCAAATGCAATTAGTGTTGTTGCTAATCTTAACCTTTCCAATGCAGGCCTTTATTCAAATAGCAATGCAGTTTCATTAGCTACAACCGCTGCAAGTGCTTTAACTTTTCCTGGTGGATCTGGCTCCTTTTCAACCTTAACTGTATCGACGCTTATCGGATTCGGAGCGAATTTTTCGACAATGTACGTATCAAGCCTTGTTGCGCAAGCCGCCTATGTGCAAAATCTGTATCAGCCATCTGACCAACTGCTCAAGACAAAGATCGAAACCTTTTCAACTACGGCCGCAGATGTGCTCCAGTTGAAGCCGAAGCGATTCGAATGGAGAGCCAGTGGCAAATCTGATCTAGGATTTATCGCACAAGAAGTTCAAACCGTCTGGCCAGAACTTGTTTCTCAAGATTCTAGAGGCTCTCTCAATCTGGAATATTCTAAATTCATTCCCTTACTGCTTGAATCTATCCGGGAACTCAAGGCACGCGTTGAGGTTTTGGAGAATCGCTCGGTGCGATGAATCGCTCGCGGTAAACAGCCCTGCTTAAGAACAGACCCTGTCTCATAGGATAAAGTGATATGGCCACACTAGAAATTCCTGGCATTACCTCGTGTGAGAAGGGTCCTGCTGACGCCTGTCGAAGTGTATCAATGCCTTGGCAACCTATTGCAAATCGTAAGATCATTCTGCTTGCAACCTCCACCATTCACAATGATAGTCTTTTCGTTAATGGGCTATATCAAAACGTTTTTGTACTGTACAAACTCTTTGATAGCATTGGCTATGCACCTATTCTGCTTGTCAATGATAAGCCGAAGGAAATTGAGAAGGTTCCGTCGATTCTTCGGCATACGCGAATGATCACCGTGGAGGAAATCGCGCGATCTCCTATTCCCATTCACGTCTACCTCGAGATTGGTATGAGCATTGACCCGATGCTACGACGAGTCTTCAAGATGGGCGGTGCCCGTATCTGCAAACTCTATCTCGGCAACATTCTGAATATCGACATCGAGACACCCATCTTCTACCACTCAATGCACTTTGCACATCACGTTGTAGGGGAAATTGATGAGATCTGGGTTTCGCCGCATTACAAGCAGCACGACGAGTACGCAGCTGTACTCAATCACGTAGACATAAGTGAAAAGTCAATGAGAATTGCACCCTATGTCTGGGATTCATCTATCTTAACACTCGATGGTGCACGCAACCCCAAGTGGCGACCTATTGCAGCGGGTGAAATCGAGACCTTTGTTATTCTCGAGCCGAATATCAGTTTTCAGAAGACTGCACTGATTCCAATTCTGATTGCCGAACGCTATTATCGCGCAGTAAAGAAGCCGATTCGGGTCATCGTCGGCAATGGAGATCGCTACACCAATTCTCCTTTCTTTATGCAAAGTATTCTACCAACTTTGACAATGGCTGCAGATAACTGTATCACATTCAGTGGTCGCCACGACATTATCAATATAATGCGTGATTACCCATATGCAACGGCGATTCTTCACCACTACAACAATCAGTATAACTATATGACTCTCGAGTATATGGTTGCGAATTTTCCTGTTGTTCACAATGCACCAGACTGGTCAGATGCGGCGTATTACTACAAGGGCAACAATCTGTCAGAAGGTACTGCGGCTTTGCTAAGAGCGCAGGGGCAGCACGCGACGAGCCTGGAGCGCTACAAGGCAGGAGCTGAAGCATTGCGTTGGAGACATAGTGTCTACAATCCAGATGTTCAGAAGGCTTGGATAGCGATGTTAAAGTAATTGATTATGTAAAAAAACCAAATTGTGGGATTGTAAATCCGTCGATTAGGTTTTTTAATGCCTTCTACCACCTTTTTTCACAGCCTTACGTCTGTAGGTTGACGCCTTCTTCCAAGTGTTTGCTCGCAGCTTCTGGAGTTCCCTGTACGCCTGTTCAATCTTATCCATCGGGCTCTCATCAGGGCCAAACTTGAGTCCCGTGTACGGGTCATACATTTCCGGAATCAAATGCTGGGACTCTGAGATTGCCTTGAGAAGGTGCTCATTCATCACCTGCGGCATACGCCTGCGGCGAGTCTGTCCTAGATTCGAGACGACCATTTCTGCAGCAGGAGATACTGCGGGGCTATTGAACGGATTGTAGGGCTTTGGTGCTGCTGCTGCTGCCGCTGCCGCTGGGGCTGATAGCAGGTTCGGTAAAGCCAGAGACCCAGCATTTGCAGCGGCATTCATAGCAAACAGCGGTGATCCAGCCTCGTTAGCACTACTAACCTCAGCAATACCCGATAGCTTAGCACCAGGAACCATCATAGATTCAAAAGGCTTTCTAACTCTTAATGAATTGTTTACAGCCTTCGGGCGGCCACGGCGCGTGGTCGGGATACGGATCCGTAGAGGTTGATTTAGAGCTGCAGGCGGTTCGCCAACCGTTAGAGGAACAGCTGCAGCTACCGTCTTCTTCTTGTAGGTTCTGGCCTTCTTAGGAGCTGAAGCAACTACCTCAGGTAAGAGTGAAGCGGCAGGTCCAAGTGAAGCTTCAGCAGCCAGTAAATTAAGAGGGGCGTTCAGATTTGCTGCAGGGGCAGGGGCCGCTAGCGCAGGGGCCGCTAGCGCAGGCATTCCCTTCATCGCCATTAACTTTCCAAGCATCATCTTTGCCTGTTCGAAACGCGGCGACATGAACGGCTTCATTTCACCCGCAGCAATCTTCTTCTCAAAAAACTTGACCTTATCCTTCAGATCCTTCTCGTTTTTCTTGTAGTACTTCTCTACATTGTAAGAACCCGCATTGAGACGCGACTTGATATTATTCATTAAATCCTTTCTTTTTCCAGCGGCACCTTCCATTGTATACCTACTTTAGTCTTATAGTTTTGTGCGGGTCTTTAGAGCCGCCTTGTGCGGGTCTTTAGAGCCGCCTTGTGCGGGTCTTTAGAGCCGCCTTGTGCGGGTTAAACGCAATCTTCTTTCTTTGCGAAGAAGGAAGAAGAATGCGTGTAGGTATCACGACAGATCTCCGACACTCAATGTTCAGTTCTGGCCAGGCAAACGCATCGTTTGCTGTAGCAAAAATATTTGAAACCCTCGGCCACGAGGTTGTTTTCATTCACCGCCAGGAAAATGCAGACTGGTGGGATGATTTAACCGAATTCAAGGCAAATGCCCCTAAACGCTATTTCATCGATAGCTACATCTCAAAGGAAAAGCCTCTTGATTTGCTAATCGAAGTCGCATTCAATACTACACCCATTGAGCGCCCACGACTCTGTAAAACCTGTGTCTGGTACTGTCGGAAACCTCTTTTATTTTCTGATCTCGAGTTTTCAGTCTACGCTGCCAGACCCGAAGGTCGCAATCTCGAGGGTGTCTCAGCAATCTGGGTCGCCGATCTATACAATAATGAAGAGGACATCCAGTACATTAAGACACTCTATCCAACAGTACAAGTTGAGGTTGTTCCGTGGATCTGGACTCCTGATTTGGTAGAAGCTCATCGCCAGACTACACAAAGCCCTGTCTGGTCTCAAGTTCACGATATTGTTTCCAAAGATACACCTTGGACGATTCACGTCAGTGAAACCAATATGAGCAATGCATCCTCGTGCACTCTTCCTATGGTCATCACTCGCTACGCGCAACTCAAGAAGAAGCTACCTGTCTCCAAGGTGATGATTCACAACTCCGACTTTATCAAAGCAAACAAGTTCTTTAATGAAAACGTCCTGAAGCACTGCAATGTTCCAGATATCAGCTTTAATTTCATCGGTCGCCAGCGTGTTATCGACTGGGTTCACGAGCCGCATTCAGTCGTCCTCAGCCACAACCGCTTTATTCCGCTCAAGATGTTCAATATCGAAGCGGCCTGGGTCGGCATTCCCTTAATTCACAACAATGCAGCGATTCGTGATCTCGGAAACGGTCTTGATCTTTTGTACTACAATGGCAATTCAGTTCAAGGAGCACAGGCTGCATTGCATAAGGTAATGTTTGATCTATCATCTATCAAATACTGTACAAGCACAGACGGATTGATTGAACTCCGCAGAGCTATCTTGCTCAAATATCATCCTCAGAGTCAGGTATCTGGGTGGGCTGCAGCATTTACTAAACTTGCATCTGCGCCTCCACCTATCCCCGCAACCCCGTTTATTGCTAAAGCTACTCTATCTGCACCTGCAGCTGCACATTCATCTGCACCTGCAAGTACATTTACAGTACTCTTTACTGATATGTGGGATCAGTTCAATGATTCCTATAATATGTTCCTTCTTGCGCTTGATAACGCTCTAACGCTTCAAAATGTCAAGGTCCAAGGCTTTTCGATAAAGACGCTTCCTACAGGCCAAAAACCTGATTTAGTTATCTTAGGACCCTTCGGTGAAACGTGGAAAACTCTGCCTGCAGAGTGGCCAAAGGCTCACTTCACTGCTGAGAACTCGCCTCCTATAAAGGATTCCGCAGTAAAGCTGAATATCGGCTATGCGCTACCTGATCTATCTGATACATCCTATCTGAGAATGCCTCTCTGGATGTTTGAGATCGACTGGTTCGGTGCGAATATGGTCAAGATACAAAATCCTCTACCCTTGCCTATCGACAGTTGCACGCAGAGTAGTGCTGACACCTATGACTCTCGATCCAAGTTCTGTGCGTTCATCGTAACGAATCCTAAGAATCCTGTAAGAAATCAGGCGTTTATGACGTTGAACCAGTACAAGCCTGTAGACAGTGCTGGTCGTTTATTTAATAACATCGGCGACACAATCTTTGCCGGCCTAGGTGGTGGCGGCGGTGAACTCAAGAAGCACGAATTTCTTAAGAAGTACCGCTTCTGCTTAGCCTATGAGAATGAGTCTGCATCTGGCTATACGACTGAGAAGATTCTGCACGCCAAGGCTGCCGGCTGTGTACCCATCTATTGGGGTGATCCCAAGGTCGGTCGCGACTTTGATTCCAAGGGCTTTCTGAATGCAAATAACTGTAAGACTCCTGAAGATCTACTCAACTTGGTCGCTGCAGTAGAATCCGACCCTGCTGCGTGGAAGAAGATTTCAACGACGCCGGCCTTGTCCGCCTATAGCCGCGATCTCGTGAGGCGCAACTTTGCTGAGATGGTCAAACGTTTCTGTATTGTTGCAGGCCGCAGTGAATTGGTTGCCAAGTTACCACCTTTTCTTGGTGCCACGACGACAAAGGAGGCGCTCGAGTTGCAGAAGAAGAGAGAAGGAGTTGTTGAGCCGTATAAGGTTGTGCTTGCTGCACCTGTTGTTGCTTTGGCTGCGCCTGAACCTGTTGCTGCTCCTGAACCTGTTGCTGCTCCTGAACCTGTTGCTGCACCTGTTGCTGCACCTGTACCTGTGCCCGTAGCCAATAAGACTCTTGATAACCTAGTCTGCATAACAGCTGCGACCCAGCGATTCTGGCCTTCTCTTCTCCTCTGGATCAAATCTGTTCAGCGCCACCGTCTTGTAACACCAAGTCTAACTGCTCGTGTCTATGTCGGCGCTGATGTCAGTGAGAGCGCACTTCAAATGACAATGGAACAGTACAAGGATTTTGCTGAATTTATTCGGTTTCCCACCGATGCACCCACCGATTTCGCCGATTTCTGGGAACCCCAGCATTTCGCCTGGAAGATCTGGATCTACAAAACAGTTAGCAACGATCCCACACTTGCAGGTCGTCTAGTTCTGTACACGGATGCAGGAAGTGTTTCACTTCGCTGGCCTATGGCCTGGCTCAGCAAGGCCAAGGAATCTGGTGTCTGTCTACTTGAAGACAGTCGCCAGACAAATGAGCAGTGGTGCCACGCGGAGTTCTGCTCAGCACTGCAGGTATCCGAAGCTGAGAAGAAGGGTCAGCAAGTTGTCGGTGGCCTCGTTGCCTTCGTGGCCGGCCATCCCGCAGCGCGTCGTCTCTTTGATGAGAGCTACGAATGGGCCCAGCAGCGTGCCGTAATCGTCGGTGAGAAGTGGTCTGGTACGCTACCCGATGGACGGCCTTTCGGCCACCGCCACGACCAGAGTATTCTGAGTGTCATCGGCCAGCGTATTGGAACTCCTAGGCTTCCGCTTGATACAGTATACGCTGATAAGTCTGCACGTGATACCTTTCATAATGGACAGTCCATCTATGTGCACCGTGGCCAGTACCAGACACATAAGCCGATTGCTGATGGTATCGATGATTGCTACGTAATCAATCTGGATCGTCGCTCTGACCGAATCAAGAATTTTATTGCGCACCACCCTTCTCTCAAGGGTCATTTACGTAGAATACCTGCATACGATGGCAAGAAGATTAAGCTAACGCCGAGTCTAACGCGTTTGTTCAAGACCAATGATTTCTTTTGGAAGAAGGCGGTTATGGGATGCGCCCTCAGCCATATGAAGACGTGGTCAAATCTACTTAGTGAACCCCCTGAGATTCAGTCATATCTTATTCTGGAAGACGATGCACGCCTCGATCCGAATTGGCTACAAGCCTGGAAACTCGCCTATCCTGGGCTTCCTAATGACTGGGACTGCGTATACCTCGGTGGAATTTTACCGCCGAATCGCCCTGGCTTCGTCAATACTCTGGAGCGTGTTGCGCCTGGACTGGCTCGCGTTGCTCCCAATCAGCTCTTTGGTCAACCGCAGCCTACTCGCTACTTCCACTTCTGTGCCTATGCCTACGTTCTCAGCCGCAGTGGTGCTGCAAAGATTCTCGAATCTATCCTCGATCGCGACGGCTATTGGACGAGTGCAGACCATATGATCTGTAATCCTGTAGACAAGATGAATCTGTATGTTCTGGACCCGATGGTTGCCGGCGCATCTCAAGATGATGACCCAATTTACCAGAAGGCTGAGTTCAATAATTTCAGCCGCATTGACAATTTCGATAGCGATCTGTGGAATAACGATGAGCGGTTCACATCTGAAGAAGTAAAACAGCAGATGGATGTTGGAGCTCCTCTTCATATCACTGCATCCTTTACTGAACTCGATGCTGTAATGCATGGTCTTCCTCTTCCTGCTGTTATGAAGGATGATGCAGCAATAAAAGAGATTAAGGAGGAATTTGTATCTGAGCATCTGAGAGCGGCTGGGGCTGTTACCAATGCTCCTGCTCCTGCTCCTGTTCCTGTCGCTGTAGCGCAACCAGTAAAACAGGAGCGCGTACCTGGAAGTCCTCGGTTTGTCGCGCTCGACTGTGTCGGTCTGAAGAATGATACACTCTACGAGGCCAACTGGCTCCAGGATCTCTTTGACAAGGTTGTCTTTTCAATCGAGTCAGTCTCGGCAACAGATTCTCTCGAAGGTGATGATGTTATTGCAGTCGTCATCAAGAACAAGTGGGCCGAACAGATCACCTGGCTCAATAGACTTCGTTCTCGCGGCAAGCCCTTCAAGATTCTGCACCTCTCAGATGAGTTCCTCAATGACCCCATAAGCTTCTACGCCTGGCCCGAAGTCAAGACAGTCTTCCGTTTCTACGATCGCCCCGATCTCACTCCAGATCTCAGATCTAAGATTCTCATTCTCCCTCTCGGCTATCACCAGAAATTCAAGGGAGGCTGTACAAATCCTATGCAGGTGACCCCTGAGCTCCCTTTCCGGGACTTTACCTGGTCCTTCGCCGGTACAGATTGGCAAGGTCGTCGCTCATCAATGCAAGTTCTCAATGCAATTCAACCCTCCTTCAATCGATTCTTTGATGACTGGAACAGCCCAAGTCAAATGAAGACAGAAGAGTATATTTCACTCTTACTGAGCAGTAAATTCGTCCCTTGCCCCCGAGGACAGAACTTCGAGTCCTACCGCTTTTATGAGGCACTCTGCTGTGGTTGCATTCCACTCTTCCTCACGGATGAAAAGGACCCAATGTCTATGCTGTGGCTCCAGCAATTCGAAGGTATCCTACCATTTATCAATATTCAGTCCTGGGAGCACGCAGCGGCCCTAATGCAGCATCTGACCTCCAATCCTCACGTAATGGATCAGTACCGTCGGGCCATTTTCCACAATTGGGGCCAGTTCTTCCAGAAGCTGCGTGAGAAGGTGGCTACTGCTATCAAAAATTGAAGTGTAAGTGTTTATTCAAAGCACTAACACTATCAAGCATATTCAAAAATGACTATCTTTAAGAATATTGAGGACCTGCGTCCCTATATTCCGCCCGATAACGGCCTGGATCTGACCAAAACCAATCGCCACATCGCTATTCTCTGCAAGGGCAATCGTGTTCTCGCAAGCGCAATGAACCAATTCGGCTCGCGTTCTTTCGGATCCGGATATACATATAATACCATTCACGCCGAAGTCAACGTCATTAAGAAGTTGGGTAATATCAAACTTCTTAATGGTGCAACAATGTATGTGTTTCGAACTGGAAAGGGCTGCAATGAAGACAGTATCTGCCATTCGCGGCCGTGTCCAATCTGCCAAAAATTCCTGGAGAAATGTATCGATGAGTATGGTCTTAGGCGTGTCTTCTATTCCGTTAATCCTGATGGCTCCTGTCCTACGCCTTCTCGAGTCCACTAGCTTTCGGGAACTCTTGACAAGTAAAAGGTATAAGGATTGAAATAGATATTGAATTTTTTCAAGATCTTTGGAAATACCATATAACACGCATCAAACACTAGGAGAGCTCCACCAAATCCAATAAACACCTCATCCCACGTATCAAAGTTAGACGACCCATTAATGTAAAAAAAGAATATTAAAAATAATCCAAGAATTGTTTTAAACAAAAAGTCAGAGATCAAATAAGCCAGATGATTTTCATCTTCCACTCTTGCTAAAATAAGAATAATTTGAACAATCATTGATATTTTGAGAAGTAAAAGTACAACAATATAGGCTTTCATTTACTACTAAAACACCTGAAAAAACGCCAGATGCTTTTTGGGCTAGGATTCGTGCTAGCGCTAGTAGAAGGAATTATTGTTTGTTGATGCAACATTGACCACTCATCAATTGTATACCGATCACCCATACACGTATTGCAGCGACCGCAGATTGCCATCAGATTTGGCAATGCTGTCTCACCGCCTTTCGATTCAGGAATATTATGGCCGCACTGGAAATCAAAGACTGTTATCTTATTTTTACACCAGCTGACTTTACACTTTCCTTCAAAGACGTGTCCCATATCGCGAATCCAAAGTTGTTCTTTGACAGCTTTAGGAATATTCTGCTTTCGCTTTTTTGATTTATCATCAGCTGGTATAGGAATAGATCTGAAGATTGCTCGTACACTTGATCGTCTAGGATCTACAGCTAGTTGAGGCTGCATCCTATCTAAACTATCTTAGCTTTCAATCTCTAGATGGGAATCCCACTTCTTGCCGTTGAACTAAAAGGCGGTCTAGGTAATCAACTCTTTCAGATTGCTGCAGGTTATGCATACGCCAAGCGATTTGCAATGGAACTCTGTTTTCCTCGTATCTGGAATTGCCGTCACGATCGTCAGCCAATCTGGGATACATACTTTAAAGACTCTCAGCACAAATTTTCACTGTTAGAAAAGAGCAGCTTTGAAAACGTGCGGTGGCATACGATATCTGAAGAAGGGTTTGCTTACAAGGAAATTCCAGCGCCACCTCGAGGCCTGCCTTTCTACAAGCTAAACGGCTACTTTCAGAGCTCGCGATTTTTTCAGGCAGTACAGGAAGAGATTCGCGATCTGATGCACATTCCTCTCTGGCTCGCTGTCGAAGCAAATACACAGCTAGAGAAAGTCAAAGTTGATCCTGATGAAGATTGGATTGGCGCTCACGTTCGTCGCGGAGACTATATCTATGTATCTGAGTATCACGTGACAACAACGAAGGAATATTTCGAAGGTGCACGCTCGCATATTCAGAAAAAGACTGGATATTCAAGAGTGTGTTGGATCACAGAAGATCCTCAGTGGGTTTCTCAGACATTAGCAAAAGAAGGAGATGAAATTATCTCAGGAGATCCACTATCCGATTTTGCGACACTAGCAAAATTCAAGCATCTCATTCTCTCAAATTCGTCCTTCAGTTGGTGGGCAGCGTGGCTAAATCCTCTGCAACACAAGAGTCGCATTATTTGTGCACCCAACAAGTGGTTTGGCCCTAAAGGCCCTCAGGACTTTGCAACGATTTTCGAACCCGACTGGACTTTGATTGATACGACTTCAGGAAAGGTCGTAGAACACGTAGATAACCAAGTATAGGCATCCAAAGCAGGACACTGAAAGTCCTTTTCTGTTATCACCATATAGATCCAATCTTTCGGATTTCGTACTGCCGACATCATCTGAGACCAGCGTTCTCGAGTCAACTGTAGAGATTCCTTGAAAAACTGTAAATGCTCGGGTGTCAAGGACTGCCGAACTTCATCGCACCACAGTAAAAAGACTAAGATCATAAAGAGATCACGCCCTGTTTTCGGACACGAATCGAGCGGTGATAAGATAGTCCCTCCTGACTGAATCCAAGGACGAGTTCCAGGACCAAGACACGCAAATCCGAAGTCGACCAGAACAGCCGTTGGCGACGCAGCGACTGTAATCTGTAGATCCCCTAGAGAGACACTATGAGGTCTAATAATTTCCTGTCTAACCAGGATATTATCAGGCTTGAGATCTCGATGATTGAATCCAATATCAGATTCTAGAACACAGCAGCACATCGCAATCTGTGCTAGAATCTTTAGAATTGCAATACCATTTTCTGTCTTCGGATGCTTCCACGTCGGCAAAGTGCTCAGATGGGTCATCAGAATTGGTGCAGAATAGATCGGTTCCATTGTGAACCAGTAAGATCCATTGTACGTAAAAAGATCATAGACTTTGGGGCAATGTAGACTAAGATGATACTTTTGTAATGAAGTATAACAGAGCCACTGTATAACTGCTTCTTGCATTCCTTGAGTTTGTGCAGCCGGTTTTTTGACAAGAACATCTATTGAGTCTTCAGACCCACTTTTACGCTTGGCCCAATTCAGTTTTCCAAAAGTTCCGTCTGCTAATGTATCTTCAATAGTGAGGCGGCAGCGCATCGTGCCGGTATGTGTTTTTATCTTGCCATCAATGGAAAGATATGAACACTTTTTAGACTGTAAATTGGCAAGAGTACACAAAGTACCCTGCCAATCTAGACCTATTTCACTCGCATCATACATCGTATGGAACCGAGTGTCTACCGTAGCATCTCAAATTCATTTTCACTCAGAAGAGCTTGATGTTTCCTCTGTTGCAGGCTCTTCACTTACCGGTTCTTCTGTTGCAGGTTCTTCTATGGGGGTCGGCTTGTTTGCGGACTTGTTTGCGGACTTATTTTGCCGCACTTCAGTTCCAGGTTCATTTCCAGTCGGATAGAGAACGAGCGGATAGAAATACGCATAATTCATCAGTACACTCTCAGGATACTTTTTCATTGCGTTTTCCTTATGGCCATCGAGGAACCGCGACAGAAGACGTAAGTGAGCCGGCAGATTCTCATCACTCATAATGGCTGTTAGGTACTTGTCTTGATACAAAGTGCTACCGAGAAAATCAGCATCGACTTCCCACTGTGCCAATGCAACCATTAACGGGTTAACCAGGAATGTTAGCTCATACGCTGTAAAGGGCTTACCTGATTTGTTTGCCTCATAGACCTTGCGATCCAGTACATCCAGATTTGACACCTTCAGATCCTTGACATCATCAGGCTTGACATCAGGCTCTTCTAAGCAACAGAGGGCAATGCACGCACGAGCGTGATACTCTCTATTTGCCTCGACTTCGTGAAAGAAATCAACTACATTCGGAAATTCCTTAGCCTTGGTCGCCTCCATCAGATCACGGTATCTGAACAGATTCAGTTGCTTAAATACTTCGAGGGGAGACAATGTCTTCAGTAAATCTGCAGTAGGGCTCTTAAGAGAGAACTTGCCAGGGGCCTCAGTATCTTCAACCACTGTCAGATCAGATCCCTTATTTTGCTGAGCGATCGGCTTGAACTTGGCTAACTCCATCTTGCACATCTTCCAGACGTTGTTATAGCGGTCAAAGTTGTCAAACGGAATCGTCAGCTCAGCTGTTGATGTAGCAACAGGAGCTGCAGTTGCAGGAGCTGTATTTGCAGCAGGAGCAGGAGCTGTATTCGCAGCAGGAGCAGGAGCTGTATTTGCAGCAGGAGCAGGAGCCGTATTTGCAGCAGATGCAAGAGCTGTATTTGCAGCAGGAGCAGGAGCCGTATTTGCAGCAGGAGTATTCGGCTTTGTAGCAGCAGCATTCGGCTTTGTAGCAGCAGCATTCGGCTTTGCAGCATTCACCGACTTTGTATTCCTTGTCGTATTTGCATTGCCATTTGAATTCTTCTTGCGCGTAGTATTTTTCGAAGGACCTGTATTGATATTGACTACAACTGCATTCTTTACAGCTTCCTCAGCAGACTTAATCTTCTCTTCAACCGCAGCCTTTCCAGCATCAATCTTATCCTTCACTGCCTGCTTCGCAGCATCCTTCGCAGAATCCACACTATTCTGAACTGCCTGCTTCGCATCATCCTTAACATCTTGTAGTGCCTGCTTAGCCTCCTTCTTTGCATCTTCAGCTAACTCCTTTGCGGCCTTCTTTGCCTCTTCTTTTGCCGCCTCTGCGGCTTTTTTTGCGGCTGCTTTAGCTGCTGCGAACATCGCTCTATCTAAATAGGATTGAGACGAAAGAATTCCTTTCTTTCTACGCCTGCAGATCCATCAATCCAATGTGCAGCAATCTCGTGAGGATGCTCGTCATTAAAGCCAGTAGAAAAGAGTTCGATCCAACCCGGAGGTGCTTCCCACGTCCACTGCATCATCTTTAGATCCCAGAACCCCCGTTTACAGTATCTCAAATCGGGTGTCACATCATTTACAAAAATAGACAATGGCATATACCGATCCTTCCACACTACAAATTCATCAATCAAGCGATCCGGATTCAAGCGTCTACGCTCAATCCATCTTGTTGGTACGAGCGTGCGCTCAAGCAAAGAAGCCTGCCGAAAGCTCCAGTGCTTCATATACCAGCGAAACCACCTCTCAGGATACTGCTTCTGCGATAAGTGCACAACCTCGTGCGCCATCGTCTTTGGATTCGGATTCCACAAATCAAAGATAGGCAACGCAATTCCGTGTGTTCCTCGTGTATGCGGTAATCCAGCATCCGACTGACCTTCCAAGTAGACAAGCTGTAAAGGACCCTGTATAGGAACCGGCGATACAATTAAAAAACTAGACGGCTGTGTTTCAGGTGCAGGAATGTAAGGATACAGTCGTGCTTTTTTATTGATAGGCGACCGTGAAACAAGATCTCTGTAGTGATCAATCGACTCCCACTCAGCAAGTGTTGCAAGTCGTTCTTCTTTTGGAACAATAACAACCTTAGTCCCGTACATCTACTGATCTAGTGTTGCTTTGCCTTTCTTCTTTTCCCGTTTTACAGCCGCAACGAGCATTCGGTCCTCAAACAGCGAATCTGCCCTCGGCTGCGCCTTCTGTGCCTTCAGCGCTGCAGCGACCGATGCCTTCGTCTTCGCTCTGCTAACGATACTCTGAGCAATCGGAACGGCCTGAGATTCACTCTGCTTAATTCCCCACATCGTGAGCAAAGTATTCTTTCCCTTCTCCTTGGCCTGCTTGAACAAGTACTCGCGTGCATACTTCTCACGCTCAACCGTCTGAATCTCCGGATCGGCAGACCACCCCTGCAGAGGCGGCTTTGCTCCCGGCAACTGATCCACGAGAATACTGAATAGCTGGCCAATCGGACTCTCCAGCTGGTGCTCAAGATAATACTGCGGATCTGGCTTGAGGCCATTTGCCTTCATAAAGCTCAATGTCTCCACTCGCTCACCCTGATTGCCTGAGAATCCAGCCGGTGGTTTGAAGTAAATGAAAGAGAGTCGATCACCCGAAGCCGGTGCGTTTCCCGGGTCCCTTTCCTTGATGCGATCTGCCAGAATCTTATGGGCCGGTGGAGTCGCCGACTTGTACTCCGACCTCAGACTCCTTGTCAATAGAAGTTGACTGAGACTTACCTTGTTATCCATCAAGTCATTTGCATACTTCTTGACGAAGGATGCAGCCGCCGCAACATCGCGATCCATCAGCAAGTGCTTGACTGCTCCACCATACACCGTCTTCAGGATAGGCGCATAGTCTCGCCGCTTCATCGCAATGCCCATCGACTTTTGCACGAAATCTGTCGAGTTCTCCTCATACATATTTCCAACATATCGCTTCTTCGTAAAGATGATGAACGGATAAAACACCTTGTCAAACTCAAAGTCGTGCGGTGGCTTCAGAGCCTTTGTGATAAAGTGTCCTGCCTCTTCTGTTATACTAATCGTGGCATCAATCGCCTCCTTTCCTTCCAGGCGCTCACCTGTCTTTGTATCTCTCGGATTGAACTCAACGAAGAGCGAATCCGTATCTCCGTAAATGACCTGTGCTGAGCACCGAGGATCCTTCGCCTGCGGCCCGTAAAAGTGCTCGATCGCCGCCTTTGCAAAGAGAATCTGCTTCCGGCCATATGCCGTCACTGAAGCTGCCAAGTGTTGCAGACGAACCTTGAAGACTCCCGAACCCAACTGACCATACAGTGAATTGGCTGTAAGTTTATAGGCTAGCTGCTCTGCATCCAGCAAAGCCTTTCGAAAGGGATCGGCCTCCTTCTTGATCTCCGCCCTCTTGGCCGCTCGAGCCGCCAGCAAGTTTCGGACAATCTGAGGCAACGCAGCTTTCCGATCTCCCGGATACTGGGCATACCGGCAAACTCGAATTCCCGTCTTAATCTTCTGAGGCGCCTTCCGGGTATCCGCCGGATCAGCCTTCCAAATGTCAAACGAAATGTCAATCCAGCTATAGCCCAACTTGTTTCCAAGAGCCTCGTACTTTACCAGATTCTCCTTGAGTGGCGGCCAAACGACATCGCCTCCACTTCCATCCAGACCGTAATCCCGAACCCAGAGAAGACTGTCGTACGAAATGTTCTCCGACTCGATCGTCGAAGGATACAGAGAAGCGAAATCACAAACGCCAATCGGGCTCTTTGTGTAAAACCCTGGAACCGGATCCAGAACAATCGCACCTTCATACGATCCCTCCTCTTCAACCACTTCGCCATCCGGTCCCAGCTTCGGGCCAATCTGAGGAGGTGCGTTAAACGGCGGGCTCGAAAGAGTCAGAATCGTCAACTTCTGCCGATCGCAAAACTTGAAGATCAGAGATTCAATCTTGACTCCCTGACCACGAGTAAAGATCATCGTAATGGGAACTGTACAGACATTCGCCATCGACATCGCATTGTTGAAGACTTCCAGCTTATTGTACAAGTCCATCGTCAGGTCGCAATCCTGAATGCAGTAGGCGGCGATGGTCGCCCGATCAGCCGAAGATCCCCGGTGAAGCCGGAAGATATCTGCCGGGCTAACATCATCCTTTACGATAACCCACTTGACTGCGAGAGCCGTGTCCAACTCCTGGTCAGCCTCGGTCGGCTGAACTTTCAGAATGCCGGAGCCAACTTCCAGAATTTGGAGTTTGTCCGTGAGTTCGTCGCCTGTTTCATCCAGAAGAACTACCGCTCGACCCACCTTGGCATTTCCTGTTGCCGATGTCTGAATGGTCCAGGTGCTGTCTTCATTGTGCACAATCTTCTTCAGCTTTCCAGACATAAAGTACTTGGTCACCTCATCCAGCTTGTACGAAGGAAGCTGATAGCCACGCTTGACCACGTGATACAGATCCACCTGCAGACGTCCCTGCAAAGACAGAGTGTGAAGGAAGTTATCTCCAAGTGCAGAGCTGCTCAAACGCTTTTCTGTTAGCTTGACGTTGCCACCGTGGCCACAGAGACGACTGAGCAACTGGAGATTCGGATCTTCCGTGATGCCAAGCACTTCCGAGCGCTCCCAGATGTAGCGTTCATCAAAACCAAAGATGTTGTATCCGACCCAGATGTCCGGATTAATATCAACGAGCCACGCAAACCATCCTTGCAGCATTGCCTTCTCGGTCTTGTACCACTTGACATCGGCTGTCGGAATTGGATCGCACTTGTCCAGAACAAAGATGGTTTTTGTAATCTCTCCGGCTAGCCCTTTGAGAACACAGCCAATCTGAATTATGGGGTCTCCCTTCTCGCCTTTGGCTGCCGGCTTCGCTACCGGAAAGTCGCCAGACTGGCTGTAGCACTCAATATCCCAGAAAAGTGCCTTGAAGGGTGCGGAGGGCTTGGGAGGTGCAACAGTCGGTTCAACCGATGTCCACTCGCACGTCAAAACCCGAATGTCCGAGGTTTCATCGGGTTCATCCTCATTGGGATCCACCGTGATCCAGCCGCACGACTGAATGTTTCGGAGATGGAAGAAACGGAGAAGGGGATCGAGACCCGATTCATAGACGGGGAGAGGTTTGGACGATCGGCTGAGAGAGAACTTCGGTTCCTGGTGATCGTTCAAAAGTAGATTCTTCAAATCCCGGAATTCTTTGATGCTGGCTACTGAAAGTTTGAAGAAGGTGAATTCTTCATCGGCTGTGAATCCGTACAACTCCTTTCTCTTCTCGCGTTCAATGGTCAGAGATGCCGGAACCTTACTCTTCCAGGTTTCGGCAGTCTTGAGTTGATCCTTGAACTGATTTGCATTCAGAGAGTCGGGGACCTTGACATACAAGTAAGGCTGGAACCCCGTGACGTCGCAGCGAAGAGACTCTCCATCGGCGGTCATTCCAAAGAGATGAATTACCATCTCATTGGCCTTGGTTTCTGTAGACGTGCTAGGATGCCCGTCATCCGACTGAGCATCTTCAATAGCATCGTATTCATACTCAATTTCAATTTCGTCGGCTGTCTCTCGCGTGATCGTTTTCCTTTGATCGCGTGATAGTGCATCAAGAATATGAAATGTTACTGACATTGTGTGGTACCTTCTAGTGTACTGGATTTGCTACCAATTTTTGGGGCTACTTATTAACGCCTTTTGTGGGTGGATGTACGGAGCCTGAGCATTGCACGTAATGATCGAGTTTGGTTTTTGATTGCGTCAAGAAGTCTAGAGCCTGTGCTTCTGCTGCCACCTAGAAGCACAGGTCTGCCGCGATTCTGCGACGCAACGAGGTCAGCGCCGATATCAGGAGGAGCCATCTTACGAGTCGACGCCGCAATGGACGGAGTGTAGCCCTTGTTGTTGAAAGGTGAGCGGCCCAGGGTCTCCTCTGCCTCTGCCTCTTCCTCGATGTTGATATCAAGTGAGTCAGATGGTGTCTGGCTCTGGCGTTTTACGCTTTCAATCGGCTGAATGCTGTAGGCGGGTTGATTAAGGGTTCCTTCCTTGTTCATCGACGCTTCAAGATTCATCTCTTCCTGGACTGCCTCGGAAACCTCATTTTCAGCTTCAGGATCGGGTGTAGCTGCTGTTGCAGGGAGCAAAGGTGTCGGAGAGTTTACCAGAGCCGTCAACGACTCCTTGTCCTCGTCTAGCGTCGGCTTTCTCGGCATCGCGGGTGTTGATACGCCATTCTCGTCAACAAAGGTTGCAGCCTTCTTGTCCTTGCCGACCAGGAGGAGTGTCGGGTAGAACTTTCGTTCCACGTTTGCAAGACTTGTATTTGCAATCATATCCTCACGAATGGCTGCACGATTCATCGTCGCATTCTTGAGCTGAGTAAGAGGACTCCAGACTTCATCACGGAACCGGTGGCACGCTCCACACCAGTCGGCGTAGATGAAAACGAGAGTCAAAGGACCTCTTCCGAGCAGCTGCTCAAAATTCGCAATCATATTCTTCGAGCGGACATCAATCACCTTCTTGCCCTTTTTAACTTTTCTCGTTAGACGTCTCTTTAGTTGTTGTCTCTTCGTTGCTCTTTTACGAGGAGCCATCTACTTGTCGGGCAGAGAAAGAATTGTCCTCTTACGTTAGTATGAAGGTTCCTTCGTGGTTCAAGTTTGATACAAAAATAGCAGGAATTGGAGCCCTAGTTATCATTTTGGTTGTGATCCTAATCAGCTTTCTTCCGCAAGTCCAGCCTCAGAATACTGCATTAAAAGCCAGACAGTTGAGCAAGGAATATAAGCAGGGGTTTACTGGCTCGTGTGATAAAAACGTTGTACTCGATACTTCAAAGAATGGAATGTTTCCGTATTCAACTTCGCCGATCGACAGCCTAGATCAGTATGAGGTCGATGTCGTCTTTCAGAATGAGGGCGACCGAGAACTGAAAAAGCAGCAGATCAACCGACTCTCCAGACAGTTTCCGCTTGACTGGAGTTTCTACCCCCCGAACTCCAGCAAGTTCCAGTCAGAACAGGCCAAGTACATTGAGGGCTTTTCTACGCAGTCATCTGCAGAGGATCTGAATGCTCCGTACAAGGAGATCGGCGACGGCAATTTAGTTCCTCCCGACACGCTTGAAATGGAAAAAGAGGAGCAGAAGATTTTGGCGACGTATGCGCCCCAGAAAACGGCTGATTTGACGAAGTATGACTTGGATGATGCTCAGGGTCTCGTTGCAAAGATCTACCAGAAGAAGGGTATGATTCCTACAGTCGTATCAAAGGGCCAGAATGTCTTTGAGGTCGTAAGTACACGCAATGTCAATGAAAAAATAGAATATGAAGATGATCTTCCTGACGCTCCCGCCTCCTCTGATCCTATTGCTGGTGTTGGAGAGGCGACGATTGAAGTTCCTGCAGTTGCAACCCAGACAGCCGCAGGTCTTGATCCCTTCTATGAGCCTACGACCCAGACCCGATCGAATCGCAGCGATTATCAACGCTGGACACCTGGCCTAGAGCGGATGTTTGCGCCGACCTATCCTACAAAGGACTGGATCAAGGGCGACTCATACAATGGAAATACGGCCTATGACTCAGCGGTCAGTCAGCAATCCACTACATCTCCTGCGATGCCGGCGAGTGGGTGGTCAGGATTCCCTGGTGCTTCGTCAACGGCAGTTCCTCATTCATCTGGATCTCTGGGCCCGTCGACGGCAGAGACATCCGCACAGGGTGCAGCGGCGTATTCTTCAATGGTTGGAGGCCATTGATACAGTAAAAAATTCAAAAACAATCAGAAAAAAAAATTATTCTTTTTCTGATGGTTAGAGTAAATGGCAAGTGCTGTTCCACTACTAGATGAAAAATGCGGTATTCGTAATAAAGGAAATGGATGCTACCAAAATTCATCCATTCAATTCTTGTGGTCTTTACCGCCGTTTCGAACAATGATACAATCAATTAATCCTGACACTTTAGTCAGTAAACCAAGATATAAGCATAAAGATATAGAAACACCAGAGCCTACATCAACTAAACAGCAAAAGGATGATATTATAAAAAGAAACGAAGAAAAAACAGAAATATTATTAACTAAATCAAACGAGGCCTGGAAGAAAAAATACGGTGTGGATGCATTTAAGTTTGAAGGAACGAATAAAATTACTATTTGCCTAGTGGATAACTTTCCTTCTACTGTAGCTACTTTTACTGAAGCAACTAGTATAATAACTGCAAATAATGGAATTGTTATAGAAGAAACAGATATCAGTATTGATAAAAAAATTATACGTGCTTTAAAAACAGTATTTACTAAATTATCTAGTACAGGATCTGGTATTATAGATATAAGTTCAGAGTATGATTCATTATTACAAGCAGATCCATTACTTGTACCTGGAGCACAAGAAGATGCTTCACAATTTATCCTTGGTATTTTACTGAAATTAGAAACATACTATTTTACACCCGAAATCAAAGTTTTTTTTGATTCAATTAAACTTCCAGTCTATGAGGCCTATGATTGTACAAATGCTCAAAAAATAGTAATTCCAGAACGATACAAAACAAATGATGATGTTGATCCTTCAAAATGCGCTCTACAATCAAGCCTACAATTACCTATTGTATCAACTGAAAAGACAGTGAATTCTCAATTACAAAAATACTTTGAACCTGAAAAACCAGATCCTACTAATAATAAAGTTGAACTATGTGGCGATGGACAACAAAATGCTAGTGGTGAATTCAATAAAGGAGAGTATACGCTTAAATTCACTTATATTGCGCCACCACAGTCCTTACAATTTTGTATAATTTTATTAAAACGATTTAAAACTATAATAATTAATTCACGAGGTGACTATTCTACTTATTTAAATAAACAATTAGGACTTAAAGAAGACGATGAAGAAGTAAATAATTGGGCAATTCATCAAGGAAATTCGTATAGTTATAAGGTGCAAGATTTAATTGAACCCAGTTCTGAAATTAGTTTACCAGTTGATGGAACTCCTATTTATCTTAAACTAAAGTGCTGCATAAGTCATGGTGGTCAGCTTGGAGGCGGTCATTATACATATGATCAATTTGATGATAAAGGAAATCCTATTCGAAATATAAGTGATTCAACTGTACGCAATTATACTCCAGTAGAGTACGAATCGAATAAGGACAGGATACGAAATCAAGGATATATCTACTTGTATGAACGTGTAGATCCTACTGCAATTGTTCCTGCTGCTCCTGCTGCTCCTGCTGCTCCTGCTGCTCCTGCTGCTCCTGCTGCTCCTGCTGCTCCTGCTGCTCCTGCTGCTCCTGCTGCTCCTGCTGCTCCTGCTGCTGCTTCTGCTCCTGCTGCTCCTCCTGCTCCTGCTGCTCCTAATCTTTCTTCGTTACTATTAACACGTACGGGGATACAGGCTCAATTTCCAGAATTAATTAATGAAGTTGATCTTCAGGAAGTAAATTTAAACAGTAGTGGACATTTTAGAACAAATTTAGATAAGCTACCTGATTCTATTCAACAGAAATTATCAAACGCAAGAGTCCTGCTCGCGGGTGAAAGTCATAATATTAAAAAGGAAGACTATACGAAAGTATATTTAACAAGCGACATTCACGCCGATCTTCGGAAATTCATACAGCTTTTGATTAGTGCAGGAATGATTGAATATACTGATAAGACTATTAAGGATACTGTTATGACAGTTGATCTAATTCCTAACGCATATTTAACTGATTTTAAATGGATTGCTTCTCCCAAAACATTACTTGTGATTATCGGTGATTTAGTGGATGGAAAGCGAGAAGGTTTTGGAACAGTAAAAGATGGAATAGGTAATATCGAATTACTTTTGCATATTTTCCTGTATAATTTACGTATAAAGGCTCGTAATAATAACTCTGAAGTTCGGTTTACAATTGGTAATCACGATATGTCTAGTGTTTTAAATAATGATGATGATGATGCTATTTTTTATCGTTATGTTCATAACAATGCAAAAACATATTTTGAAACACCAAGTAAGGATGATTCAGATTTTGAAAATAGAAGACAGTGTTTACTACCTTTTTATGAATGTTGTCCTTACTTTTTTTTAACAATTGATCAAGAAGTTATCTGTGTTCACGGTGGATTACGTGGATCTAATGATATATCATTAAATTATCAATCTATTCTTAATGATTTACAACTTAAAATACAGAATTCAAAAAAATTGGTAGAATCAATAAATAGTGAAGTACCAGAAAAATATAGAACTTCGCTTAAAAAATATCTTATTGACCGTTTAGATTTAGTAATTGATGATAATTTAACTCCTTATGCAGCAAAACAAACAGCAATAAGTGAAAAAATAAATTATGAAAAACCTAACTTTAAATTAACTTATGATTTTATTGATTTTGGTACATCATCCATAGCTAGTGACAAAGCAACAGCAAGTCCATTATGGACTCGCTTTTATGCTGAAGGTAAGCCAGAAGAGGTATGCGATGTTAATAAACTTGGTGCTTTTGATAAACAAATATACAAGTTTGTAGCGGTTGGTCATTGTCCAACTACTATGGGTGCTGCTCCACACCAAGCAGAAATCCGTAAGGGATCTAGTTATACGAGTCACAATTGTGATAACGGAGGATGTGTATTAATTGGATGTGAAACTCCTACTGGCCCTGGGCTTGCCTTTGTTGATATTGGTATGAGTCAGGCCTTTGGTAATAATGGCCGTGTAGATAATACTCATCGTGCAGAATTCCTTCTACTCGAAAATATTCCTGTTAAAACAACTAAGAATCGGTTCTACAACCGAGTTTCAAGAAAACAAGTAGGTGGTGGAGGTACAGAAACAATTACAATGTGGGAGGAGGCTAATCCTGCACAAATAAACCCACCTCATAGTAATATACCCGGTATGAGTTCAAGAGCTGCTAGACAAGCTACGCTTGCTTCTGCTGAAGTGGAGGCTAAGCGTCGCGCTAATGATGCTGCCAGGGTTGTTGCTACTGCCACTGCTTCTGCTGCTGAGCCCCCTGCTGCGGCTGCTTCTACTCCTGCCCCTGCTGCCCCTGCTGCTCCTGCTCCTGAGGCTGCTCCTCCTGCCCCTGCTGCTCCTGCTCCTGAGGCTGCTCCTCCTGCTTCTCCTGCTGCTGCTGCTGGTGCTGCTGGTGCTGCTCCTTCTGCTGAGCCCCCTGCTGCTGCTCCTGCTGCTGGTGCTGCTCCTGCTGCTTCTGGTGCTGCTTCTACTCCTGCTCCTGCTCCTTCTGCTGCTGCTCCTGCTCCTCCTGCTGAGGCTGCTGCTGATGCTGCTGCTGATGCTGCTGCGGCTGCTGCTGAGGCTCCTGCTGCCGCTGAAGCTGCTTCTTCTAGTTCTGCTGCTGCTACTGCTTCTTCTACTTCTGCTGCTCCTTCTGCTGCTGCGGCTGCTGCGGCTGCTGCGGCTGCTCCTGAGCCCCTTGCTGCTGCTCCTTCTGCTGCTGCTCCTTCTGCTGCTGCGGCTGCTGCTGAGCCCCTTGCTGCTGCGGCTGCTCCTGAGCCCCTTGCTGCTGCTCCTTCTGCTGCTGCGGCTGCTCCTTCTGCTGCTGCTGCTCCTTCTGCTGCTGCTGCTGCTCCTTCTTCTACTTCTGCGGCTGCTTCTACTTCTAGTGGAGCGCCCCTAAGACCTTTAGTACCCGCTCCTCCTGCTCCTCCTGCTACTCCTCCTCCTGCTGCTGCTCCTGTTCCTGCTGCGGCTGCTGCTGCTCCTGCTCCTGCTCCTGCTGGTCCTCCTCCTGCTTCTACTCCTGTTCCTGCTCCTCCTCCTCCCCCTCCTCCCCCTCCTCCTCCTACTCCCCCTCCTCCTACTCCTTCTACCCCTGCTGGCGCAAAAAGCACAAAAAGCACAAAAAAGAAGCGTGTCCTAGCGAAATTAGATGAAATGAAAGTACTCATCGAAACAATGAAAGCTGGACCAACACAAGCAGGCGGATCTCGTAAGGCTAAGAGAACACGCAGAAAGAATAAGAAGCATAAGTAGATGCCAACCGAGGCCAATTCAAACATAAAGAACTGGAAAAAGTACACGGTTGAATCAACCAACCTTGCTACGCCTGCATTTCAGGGAAAAGGGGAGTGGCACGCTGGTAATCACTATTACGGATGCGACAATCCAACCACTGAGTACACAATTGAAGATAAACCGACTAATCTTCAGCAAGCTAAGTGCCAGCTATTGTATATTAAGGATACTTTAAATTCATTGGGCCAAGCACCTGTGTCCGGCCCGGCTGCTTCTGGTGCGACTGCAGCTTCTAAGAAATTACCTCCTGTTAAGGCTGCTTCTAAAGTTGCTAGTAAACTAACTGGATATGATGCAGCTGCAGCAGCTTCTGTTGCAGCTGCAGCCGCGAGTGCAGGAGATGCTGCGACAGCTTCGGGCGCAAATAAGCAAGCTGCATCTGAAGCGGCTGTAAGTGCGGCTATTAAAGCAGCAGCAAGTTCTGTTGGATCGTCTGAAGCACCAGCTGCAATAAGTGCAGCAGCAGCAGCCGCAAGAACTTTACCAACACTAGGACCAATGCTGCGAAAAAGTATTATACGACTATTTATCAATGACAATAATAAATTAGAATCAAGTAGACAAAAGTCAAAAAAAGATCTTATAGAACAAATAAATGAAGATCTTAAATTAAAAGGGGGAGATGAAATGACAGATAATGAATATGATGAGATAGCTGCGGCTGCTGCAGCTAATCCCGCCCCTGCTGCTCCTGCTGCTCCTGCACCTCCTGCTCCTCCTGCTGCTGCTGCGGCTGGTGCTAATAATGCTGCTGCGGCTGCTGCTGCGGCTGCTGCTGCTGCGGCTCCAGCTGCTGCGGCTCCAGCTGCTGCGGCTGGTGCTAATAATGCTGCTGCGGCTGCTGCTGCTGCTCCTCAGGCTGGTGCTACTGCTGCGGCTGCTACTGCTGCGGCTGCTGCTGCGGCTCCTGCTGCTGCTCCTGAGGCTGCTGCTGCCCCTGAGGCTGCTGCTGCCCCTGCGCCTGCTTCTGTTGCTGCTGCTCCTGCACCTCCTGCGCCTGCTCCTGCTGCTGCTGCTAATGCTAATGCTGCAAATCAACCAGGTAAATGGTCAATAGCTATGCCTATAACTGACTGGCTAAATAAACCAGAAGTGAAAGAGTATTTAGAAAAAAAAGGTTTAACATCATTAACAAATGAAGATTTTTACTTTCAAAAAGGTGAAGAATATATATATGTTAGAAAAGAACATAAAGATATTGATTTAAATAACATTCTTGAAGAAGCAAAAGATACTCTTAAAACCAATGAAGGAAAGAAATGGACGCCTGTAATTAGTGAGCATTGGTCAAGGCCACACAATGAAGACGATCCATTCTTAACTATTATTTTTACAAAAGATGGAAAGTCACAAGAGCAGCATCCTGAACGGCCTAAATCTATACAAACTGGTTCTAACCCTTATTTACAATATCATTTTGCCAATGAAAATGGTAATAAAAAAGGATTTAATTACTGCAGTAATCCTACAGGTGGAGATTGTTTACATGAATCAAGTATAACAAGCGGTGGTCGTCGCAAGCAAAAGCGTTTTACTCATAAAAAGCGCGTTAATAAGACTCACAAGAAAAATAACAGAAAGGCCAAGACTTCCAAATACAGAAAGATCAGAAAGATCTCAACGAGACGCAGATAGACCTAAACCACAAACAAAAAGAAAAGCAGATGAATACGATCGTAATCGACAGCACAAACTGCCGATCTGATCTCTGTGATCTTTGTGCTAAATGGGGAACTGACAAGTCTCCCTACTGTATTGGCGGACACCGACACCCTTATACAGCCCCCTACTCTCTCTTCTTAGAGCCGCTACGCAACAAGCCCATCAAGTTCGCCGAATTTGGTGTATATCGCGGCGCATCGCTCATCGCCTGGCGTTTCTTCTTTTCACGAGCCCGACTCTTCGGATTCGACTGGGATCAGCCAAATCTCGAGCACATCAAGACGCTCAATCTGCCTGGTGTATTCCTCGACTACTGCGACGCCAGCAAGCCCGATACCCTGGAAGCCTGCTTCCTGAAGCACATTCAGGATGGTGAACTCTTTGATGTTATCATCGACGACGCAAGCCACGACCCTGCTGATCAGTGCCTAATGATTCGGACTGGCTTGAGCAAGCTCAAGCAGGGAGGTCTTCTCATCATCGAGGACATCTTCCGCGATCGTACGGAGCAGCCGTTTCTTGACGCCCTCGAGGAAATGAAGTCGCTCATCTCCTTCAAGACCTTTATTATGTGCGAGCACGCAGACCGCTTCTCGCCAGGTTGGAACAATGACAAGATGCTTGTGATCGTCCGCGGCTGAAGGGTCTAAGAGGAAAGAAGTAAGACCAACTACGAAAATGAACAGCTACACGAACATCGTAGATAACAGAGAACAGGACTTTCCTGCTCTGCTACCTACCTGGAAAGTACAGACTCTACCTGTCGGCGACTTCTGGATTGGAATTAGCGGCGAACTCGTTGCACCTGGTGCTATCATCATTGAACGCAAGACCATCTTCGATCTAGAGGCATCTATGAAGGACGGCCGCTACAGAGAACAGCGGACGAGACTCCAAGCCTTCGCCGAGGAGCACAAGGCGCACATCGCCTATATCATTGAGGGAAATCTGGATAACGCAAAGTCCTTCACAAAAACCGTCCTTTGGAAGTGGTTTCTACGACTGCCTTTTGTGCACCGCATTCCCATTCTGCAGACACGCAACAAGCAAGAAACGGCTGATCTTTTACAAGTCCTCGCCTCAATGTGGCTTAGCGACTACACTGAATTCCGCGACGGCAAAAAGACCGACTACATAACCACAATTAAGCACACTCATACGAAAGGCGAGCAACGCGATGACCCGGTTGTCTTTGCATCAACTGTACTGAGTAGCTGCAAGGGCATTTCACCGGCGACTGCAAAGGTAATCCTGGAAGGGTGTGGTGGGTCGTTAGAAGGTGTTATGGCTGCTTCTGTAGAAAAAATTGCAGCGATTCCGAATGGAAAAACGAAAGTGGGCCAAGCCAAGGCCAAGAAGTTGTTTGAGTTGTTGCATTACAAGACGAGTGGTGTCAACCAGTCCAGTCCTTCGTTACCGACAGAGGAAGAACCTGAGATGACTCAATCCTGAAGATCGTAGACGGCTCAGCACGATATACATCCCCGAAATCAATAAACATAATCGTATCATCATCCTGAATGTAGGCCTCGACGTTCTTCAGAAAGAGGCCGTACCCGGCGAGCGACTTGAGAAAGATTCGCGCACGCCAGAGGTACTCCTTCTGGAGATTTGGAGTAAGAGAGGCCCACACATCCTCATCATACAAGGGCTTCGACGTGTCGATACGCTGCATTCGGTAGAGTCCACTGTTGACGTAAAAGGACGGGACCGCAACCCCGAGATCTGACATCTTATTGTCAAGATGGCTGTAGATCTCGTAGTGGAAATTTGGTTCATCATAATTCGGCTTCTTGTAGATCTTGTAGACGTAGTTGGAATCATTGCCGTCTACAATGATCTTTGCTGTCGAACCGTCTGCGATGACAGTGCCCTTAGACAAAGTATCCATTGCTGTAGGGTCTAGCACGTAGTTGCGCGGTTCAATTTTATCAAGCACTAGTAGTTAGGATGGCATACGAATATTTAGCAGAATTTGATACAATGCCGATTGCGAATTCAGCAGGGCCAGCAACAAGAAATGTTGATACTGAAGGATTAACTAAATCTGAGTTTTCGCAGCTAATGTACAGAGAAATAAAACAGATTATTAAAAGAATTAAAGATTCACTCATTATAAGCAATCTTAATCATAATTTAATCCATTTTTTCTGTACTGTACACACAATCTACAATGATCTGTTGCAAATCAGAAAGAAATTAGGAGATCAGGCATTTTTTGAATCAAACGAAGTACTCTTTCTTGTCTACTACATAACGGTTGTAAGACTAATTGACGCTATCAATAAATCAGACTTATCTGAGAAAGTAAAGCTGGATGAGACTAAACTTGCTATAGGTAAAACAATTACAGATATCTATAGTAATGAATTATTTTTTAAGGATGATATCAAGAAGGATATAAAAAAGACTGCGATTGTCGACGACCTCTTGAAAAAATTTGATAAGAAACTACTTGATAATAGGGGTCTTGTTAAGTTCGAGTATGAGTTTGAGGGGAAAAAGCAAATAGATGAAAATGCATTTAATGGCTTCAAGGAAATTATGAATCCTGAAAAGAAGGATGAGGCTGCTGCTCCTGCTGCTGCTCCTGCTGCTGCTCCTGCTGCTGCTCCTGCTGCTCCTGCTGCTCCTGCTGCTCCTGCTCCTGTAGCCTATACGTATGAAGAGCCTAGTAAAACAGCTAAAGATTTTACGGAACGTGTTGATACAATTGTAAATGATATAAATAAAGCAACAGATGCAAATAGAATAACTACTATGGAAACGAAAGTTAATGACGCGATTAGTCTAGAAGAAACTAAATATAACAATGCAAAGTTAAGATATGATAAAAAATATGAGGAACTAACTAGATTTATAGAGCAAACTAATGATATGACTCAAGAAATAAAAGATCACTTATCAAACACCTGCAATATAGATAAAACCCCAGTATTTAATTTTGGAATAAAATATGATGAAAGTGCTACATATTGGAAAAAAGAATATATGTTTAAATTTAATACTATAATATTAAACAGTATAAATAAGTTTATTGATAAATGTATCGAGCTATATCCTGATGTTATTAATTTAACATTTACAATATTGGGTAGGCTCCACATACCAGATGTATTGACATACTTAGCAGCAGCACATGCTGCTAAAGATATTGCTGATTATATTTCCATAGCATATGAAAATAATAATAAAAATGACATACTCTTATTAGAAGAATATTGTAAAAATAAAAAAATAGATCCTAAAGATAAATATAATGTCAATTATGATAAGTTGAAAGGTGTATATGGTAAATATAAAAATCATGCAGGTTCTAAAATAGCTGAATCTATAAATGATAGTATTAAAGATTTTAAGTTAGAGCAAAATATCTATAAAGCTACCAATAAAAAAATAGAAAGCTATAATACTGTTATTGAAAAATGGTTAGTTAATCATAATGATCCTATAATAAATAAAATAGAAAAATGGTGGTTAGTTCTTCCTCCTAGCAAACCAAGTGGATTTAGTTTTTTTTCGCGTGCTGCTGCTCCTAGTGCTGCTGCTCCTAGTGCTGCTGCTCCTAGTGCTGCTGCTCCTAGTGCTGCTGCTCCTGCGCCTGCTCCTGCGCCTGCTCCTGCCCCTCAGCAAAGCGTTATTACAGTTAATCCTGATGCAGAAAAAACTTGGAAACAAAAATCAAAAAAAGATATCGATACTGAGTTAGGTAGAATAAAGAAAACTATAGAAAAAACTGCAGATATGACTACGTTAAAAAGTACTTTAGACAAATATAATAATAAATCAAAGGCTGAAGTAAATGCAGCAGAAGTAGCAGCACTTGCTAGAATAAAAAAATATGTTTATGATTGGAATTCGCCTGCACCTCGAACAAGACCAGATAAAGAAAAAATAGTGTGGAAAGATAATAGAATAGTTATTAATACAGCTGTGTCTGAAATAATTCAAAATAATTTAAAAGCTGCTAATGAAATTCTTGATTTTATTAATTTTCACAAAGGAAAATTTACTGGATTTAATTCATTTGCTGTTGGCGGTAGCCGAAAGAAGACACGATCCAGTAGAAAATCATCAACAAAAAAAACCCGCAAGCACAGAAACTAAGTCTTTTTTATCTAAAGCACTGCAGCGCACATACAGTAGATGACGGCGTTATTCAATCCTTATGCATTTGCGCTGCGAAGACTCACAATTGAAGATGATGAAGACAGCTGGTGGCGTGGATTCATTGCTGGATCTGTCTTTGGATGGTCATTTGGTATGATCATTGGTTGCGTGATTGGAATCGTAAAGACTTATTGATTCATAGTAGAAATGTCAAACGATGCCAAACAGTGCCCCTGGTGCCAACGATGGTGTCTCAAAGATGCCGCCTGTGATTACGTATTTGCCTGTGGTCTAGAAACAACCGGCAAATTCGTTTTGGGTGCGGGGTGTGGTCGCACATGGTGCTGGCAATGCGGCAAGAAATACTGCTGTCCTTACTATGATCCTACAACCGGTCAACGTCTACCGACAGCCAAGGACCATCACGACCCGTTCTGCTGTAAAAAAGAGGAGGGATTCAAGGAAGAGGACTACTGTTCCGGTGGGCACAGCTCGCATTGTGGTCGCAGATGGTAAGCGCAGCTACTAAGACGAAGTCGGTAAGCAGCTACTAAGACGAAGTCTGTAGATTATATATGATATGAGTAAAGAAAAATGTCCTTACCTACCTATGTCGCACCCCACATAACACAAGTGTTCCAACAGTATACAACATATAACCTCCGTTCTATCGCCCTCGGCTGCGGCCTCGCATACGCCTGGCCAAATGGATTCTGGCATCATACGCCCCTTGTCATACTGAATCCGCTTGCCTACGGTAGCTATCAGCTCTTCGTAAGCAAAAATGAGGTTATTAAATATTGTAAGGAACTAAGACCAGCGGGACCACCAAATCTGCTGTAGCACATCGACATCTCGGTCTGCCGTGTGAGCTGCCGGCGGTGGCGGCTTCTGAAATGTATCAGTATAGAGCTCATCAAGGCCAATGAACTTGTACGGATCACTCGGATGAAATCCCTTTCCAGGTTTCTTAAGTTCAGCCTTCGCCTTCTGCATTGTGCAGAGCTCAGCGCCGTATGACCAGAAGGTTGTCGGATCAAGATTCATACGCCACTTGAATGCATTGAATACCACATTCCTGTCAAATTCCATATTATGGGCTATGACAAGGTTGCACCCTTCAAGCGATTTTTTGAACATCGTCATAACGACGGTCAGATCAGATCCAGTCTTATTCGCCATCTGCTCTGTTATGCCGTGGAACTTGATGCTCTCGTCAGGGATTACCCAGTCAGTCGGCTTGATGATATAGGTCTGCTTCTCTACGAGTTCCTTGTCATCGTAGACTGACCACGAGATGGACACCAGATCGGGCCAGTTGTCAGGCTTGCTTAGAGCACTGACGGTTCGCATCTTGGGCAGGCCAGTGGTTTCCGTGTCAAAGAAGAGAACTCGGCTCATTACTATGATAGCAAAAATAATAGAAGTGGTTTCATTTTTACGTGCTAATTGCGGCATTCAGTCTAATGATTTCATCATTGCCTTTGCCATCTGTAGTTCATCATCCTGATGCTTGATTACCTCTCGCAGCATTTGCTTTGCAATCGACAACTTTAGTGAAGCCTGATCTACAGCCTCCATCGCCTCCTTTAGCGAAGGCAGCTTTTTGCTGACTTCTACAAGGATAGCTGTCTCAATTGTATTCTTAGGAGCCTCAACTGTTTCATCTGTATTCTTAGGAGCCTCAGATGTATAAGACATATACCAAGGCTCAATCAAACTATGAAGTCTCTGAAGTAGACTCTTAGTTGCCTTTCCTCCAATGTTAGCAAAGACTGTTGCTTCATTGAAAGTTGCAGCACACGTCATTAAGCAGCAAACGAACAGAGCTAACTTCTTCTTCTTCAGATTGCTCCACGAGTTAATAAATGTCAGGGAAGGATTCTTGTTTATCGTCCACGTAATAAACTCGTCCGCATCCTTTTCATACTCCTTAGCTAACTGAATAAAGCTCTCCTGCGCAGCCTTTCGCTGCTGTTTTACATCACGCTTTGCTCTTGCAACTACCGGATCTGTAGTCTTATTCTTCTTCAACTCTGATCGCTTCTTTGAAAGCTCGCGAAACTGCTTGATCGCTTCTGTGTATTTAGTCTCAAGATTCAAATTAAGAGATCGCTCAATCTGCGCCTCAATTGCCGCAATGTCGAAAGAATCATCTGAATCTGATTCAGGGTCAATCTGCTGCATTTTGCTGTGCACCTGCAAACCAGGTAAGTAAGGTCAATTTTTGCAAACGGTTGGTCTAAATCTGGACCCGGTATCTAGAAAGATGAAGGCGTCAAGCTCGTCAAATTCTTTGACAACCTTAACGATTGATATAGATCCAGAATGTATAGTTTGCTTGGAATCTGGGCTGAATGCACAAGGTGAAAGTGTTATGAATCCGCTAACGCTTCATCTTTGTGGATGTCGTTTTACAGTACATCCCAAGTGCTGGACAGAGTGGGTTCGAGCACGTAATCTGTGTCCAATCTGCCGCCGGCCTATTATGGTAATTCGGGTTCCTCAAACCACTGAAGTAGTTGAAGTTGAAGAAGATAACTTTATTCAAAAAAGAATCTTTATTGTTTTTACTCTGTTTATTATTATTGCTATTGTACTTGTCATAGTCTTTATTGTTGCAAAATGAGCGTTGGTCTAAACATTAAAAAATATCTATTTTAGATGTTTTTTGATATTGGTGCTAATGTAGGTCTTTGGGCAGAAGCAAATATTCACGCGACTGATAAAATTATTGCGGTTGAAGCTTCACCCATTACATTTATGAAATTAGTAAACAATGTAAAAAATAGTAATATAGTCTGCATTAATTTTGCAGCGTGTAATAATGACGGTAAGGATATTACATTCTATCAAGGTGATGCTGACACATTATCAACAGTCAATGAAGACTGGTTTTTGGACCCTGAATCCAGATTTCATAATCACCCCCATTTTCCGATAATTTGTAAGACTATTACACTTGATGCACTTATTGCTGAATTTGGCATTCCGGATCTTATCAAAATTGACGTTGAAGCAGGAGAATATGAATGTATTAGCTCATTAACTCAAAAAGTGAATCTTCTTTGTTTTGAATGGGCTTCAGAAGTTAATGCCATAACATTTAAATGTCTTGATTATTTGTTAACAATCGGATTTACAGAGTTTTATTTACAAAATGGCGATGCTTATACTTTTAGACCCAAATCAGAAGACTTTTATAGTATAGATACTGTTAAACTACATTTAATGAATAGTGTCATAAGACTTGATATGGGAATGGTATGGTGCAGATAATCTTGGTCTTTTGCCAAGTTAGAATTTTACTAATTCTAATCTTGGTAGCAGGCCAAGTTAGAATTTCCATAAGTCGTCCAAAACATTCGATGTCGGTTTCGCCTCCGAAAACGTCACCGAGTTTTTCTGCCGCTGTCCCTGATTCGCATACGGACTCGGCCTCTCCAGCACTTCTATGAAGGCCGTTGGCGGCGTGTAATCTGTCGCACGCAATGCAGGCCCTGACGTCTGCAGTGCAGTCTTCATCGTCACCTGAGATGCGCCTTTCCGTTTCTCCGGCCCCGCCATTTTCGGAATCATCGCCTGCACTACCGGATTCTTCTCCTGCAAATACTGGCGTTCGTGATGAGCCCACGAGATCCACAGCAAATTCGGATAGGTATACCGAACATCGTAGCCCTGGCTTCGCAGCTGAAAGACTATATAGACCACACAATCCTGTAGGTCAATATGAGGCAGACCGAGTACAAACGGCGGAATCGTATAGTAAATAAAGGTCGGTTCACTCGGCTGAGTTGCCGAGAATGCAATCTTGTGCAGGACCTGTTCAAGAATATGATTGTACGCCTTCAGCCGGGCCTGGTCTTTTTTTGTTCGTGCATCAAATAAACTTGCCGCAGGCAATTGTGGCGTTGACTCAGCCATCCTAACGATGCGCTATCATTTCCTCTTTCTAAATAATCCCTAACAGCAAAGAATTTGCTGCGATGAAGATATTACTAACAGGCTGTACGGGATTCGTCGGGCGATTTGTTTTACGTCATATGCTTGAACGTCTCGACTTAGAAGAAGACACTGTTGTTTGCTTGCTGCGAGCTAAGAAAGGCCATTCTGTTCACGATCGCTGGGCCTCCGAGATTGTTGCCGACTCACTCTTTTCGGGGTTTGCTGAAGCGCTGGCAAAAGTCCAGATTCAAGAAGGTGATCTGGATCATCTAGCTGGAATACAATGGCCAGCCGATTCTAGACCCGATCTGATTGTGCACTGCGCAGCCAATGTAAAAACTCTCGATACCTACGCAAATCTGTATGCAGACAATGTACTCGGTGTCAAGAATATCTGCGAGGCTGCGATTCAGTGGTCCTGTTCGAAACTCGTTCTGATTTCGACCTGCTATGTGCATCCTAAAACGACCGTTGGCAAGGCGACTCTTCTACCTGCGGACTTGCCTCAATCACTCTTTACAACCGACTACACGTATACGAAATACCTCGGTGAGCACGTCGCCGCTGAATACCAGGATAAACTCCAGATTTCACTGGTACGTCTGAGTTGCGTCGGTGCACCCTGCGGATGGCTTGATGCTCATCCCACACCGGGCGCGATGGCACATCTTGGAATTCTGTCCCTGATTTTGAGAGGACGACTCCTCTACGTTAGATTACCGTCTACGATGTATCTATCGACGATTCCTGTAGATCTTGTTGCGAGATGCATTGTAGATACAGTTGTTTCACAGCAGACATCAGATTTACAGGCTCTTCAGATTCAGCAAGTGTGTGCCAAGTCTGAGGATTCTACGTGGAATATGTCAATGCCGCGCCTACTTCAGACTCTAAAGCGCCTTGCACCCAAGCTACCCATTCAGATCGTAGATTGCAGCGAGGCTGAATTTGTTGGAAAACTTCGTAGCTTCGTAGGGTGGTCAGCCTGGACACCGTGGGGCTACAAAGTCTTGAGATTTCATCAAGAAGTCAATAACTTTATAACGCAATTTGCAGATGGCCAGCGCTTTGAGAGTACCGTTCCTGATGCCTACTTTCCTGTGCTGCAGAATAAGGATGCAGCCTATGAGCAGACGTGTTTCTACGTGGCGCGCGGCAATCATCAACATATGATTGAGAAGGGTGTACCGAAAGCGATTCTGGACAAGTTCTGGACGAATCTACCGAGCCACGATATCATCGGTCGCATTGGATTTCGAGAGCCGATTGAGTTCGAGTCAAGAGAACAGGCTATTTCCCGTATCTATGATTGTTTTGCGTCATACAGACCATTCTTTGGTGTAGTCGAGAATCCGTCTGTACTCAAGTACCAGGACAATACGAGGCTGGCGGTTCGCTTTGCATCTGAATCTGACACTGTACAACTCGGCTGTAATCCCTGGACAAAGGCCTCGTGCCACATTGAGATCGAAGGCTCTGGATCCACAGTAAAAGCCATTCGAATGCTGGGGCACCACGGAATTGGTGATGGAACTGCGCTGATCGGTGTTCTACCGCGGATTAATTCGCTGCACTTGGCAAATCCGAGCCATACCTTCCCTGAGCCTTCGATTACGCCAAGTAGTTGACGTGGCTCCAGGAATTTGCGTGTTTTATGTACTATATCGCGGCCTTTATCATTCTCTTCTTTCGTCCTGCCGACCGAGAAGCCGATAATAAGAAGCAGCGGGTGGTATCTCGAACCATTGCAACCACGTCAAAACACATTGAAAAACACGCGGGAAAAACCTTTACGATGTCGCTTCTTGAGAAGACATATCCAGTGTTTCGTGCAGCGTGTAATAAAGAAACAATCATTTACTGTATTCCTGCTGTCGTCCAGAATCCTAAGGAACGCGGCCTGAATTTACCGCAAAATGTGTTTGTTCCGTTGATTCTGCCGTTTACGTCGAACAGTGATGAGAATGCCATTGCTGCGCTCTGTATGAAGTCGAAGGCTGTCAAGATGCTGAATTGGCTGTTTGTCTACGGAATCACCGCAACAGATCTGTATGGAATTCGTGATCGATTTCACGAGCGCATCGATGTGGTCTTTTCGTCGTTGCTGGCATCTGAGACGAACCTAGAGTCTGTCGAGTCGTTTCATTATTTTGCGCCGACACCGGATGAAGTACCGTTCACGGTGTCGGCAATGACAATAGGGCGAGAGACCCACTTATCTGTGGGATCATCAATGAAAGAGTATTCTGCTTCTTCACTTTTGGATCAGATTTTAGTTTAGGTATTTTATGCTTCAAATTCTTCTAAATTTACTCTAGTTTGAGATAATGTTCCAACTTGTGAAAGTCCTTGTGCTTGTGAAACTGCTTGTTGTGAACCATTAGAAAGATATCCTGCTGGATTAGATTTGTAAGGAGCTGGAGCAGGTTTAGCAGCAGCTGGAGCAGGTTTAGCAGCAGCTGGAGCAGGTTTAGCAGCAGCTGGAGCAGGTTTAGCAGAATATATTCCAAATCCAGTCGGTTTTGAACCCTCGGAACCAGAACCAGAACCTGAACCAGATCCATTAGGAGAAAATACTAGTTTTTTTCCAATCGATTTTTTAACACTCACATTTTTAGGACGTCTACCAGCTCTACCAACACTACCACGTTCAACAGTAGAAGGAGGTGAAAAAAGACCTTGGGCAGGACGAGGGGAACGAGGTGGAGATGCAGAAGATGAAGATGATGATGAGGATGATGAGGATGATGATGAGGATGAAGAAGCAGCAGCACCACTAGCAGCAGCAGCACCACTAGCAGCAGCAGCACCAGCAGCACCAGCAAAAACAGCAGTATTAAAATAAGGATTTGGACCTACTAAACTTCTATATTCACTAGGTTTTAAAACAGTAAATAAATCCTTTTTGCCATTAAACTTTCTAATCTCATTAAGGTATTTCTCTACAATAAGTACATCATTTATTAAATTATAATAATTCATAATAAAATTCTTAATTATACTATCATCATAGCAAACAATACCACATATATTCACAATATTATAATATACAGTATATATACTATCTACAAAATCATTTTTATCACTTTGTGATGGATCTCCAACTACATTCGCATCTACAATATTACTTATAATACTTAGTAGCGTATCAGTAGGATTTATTTCTTGATCGTATTCTAATTGTGAATTATACCATTTAGTTTCTAGTATTTCTCCTTTGTTTCCATTCTTGTATATAAAATCCATTATTTTTGGTCCTCTTCCACCTCCCCTTTTTGCTCGTTTGGCAGGAGCTTCAGTTTCAACTTCAGCTTCAACTTCAGCTTCAGCTTGAGCTTGAGCTTCAACTTCAGCTTCAACAGCACCATTTTTAGCATTTTCACCGAACCCGCTAGTTATAACAATATCCTCATTAGCAGCAACAGCAGAACCAGCATCACCAGCAGCAATAGCAGCAATAGTAGGAGCAGCAGCTGCGGAAGATGATGAAGATGATGAAGATGATGAAGATGATGAAGATGATGAGGATGAGGGGGCAGTAGCAGCCGCAGCAGCTGCAGCAGCCGCACGTTGCTCTGCAGCAGCAGCCGCAGCCGCACGTTGCTCTGCTGCTACACGTCTTGTAATATTTCTTCTTCTAGCAGCGGCAGAACTTATTTTTGGTGCACCAAACACGGGCCTTCCAGCAATTCCTAAAGTTATATCTTTTATTCCACTAGATTGCAATTTTTGTAAATGTCCTAGTAATAGATATTTTGTAGATACTGTTTGAATTATACGGTTTTCATCTTGTGATTCTTCATCTTCTGCAGCTGCTGCTTCCCCTGCTCCAGCGCCTGCTCCTAGTCTCCCTGGCAGCATTGATAATTTGCTTGCTCTCTCTGAAGCTGCTTTAGAAGATGATAAATCATTATTTCTTGCACGCTTTCTTGTACCATTAGGACCATTTTGCACAATAGGATAACGAGGAGTATTATGAGGTATTTTAGGAGGAGGTACAGGGGAATTAGGTAAACCTCTATCAATTTGTAATGGTGCAACATACGGGACAAGAATGAATGGATTTCCCATTGTACGAATCATTATAGTATTATTGTTATCAGTAAAACGCAAGATAAAATCTAGTACCTTAAAACGATTATAAGTTACTTCAAATTGTTTTATAGATATATTAAAATTAACTAAATGGTCTACTATCGGTATAGATTGTGATGATATATCACGTAATCTATTTGCTTCTGTAATAAATTCTCTACTATATGCTATAGTAGGATCATCTGGAGGAATAAAAGACAATGACGAAGATGATGATGAGGATGATGATGAGGATGAGGATGAGGATGAGGATGAGGATGAGGATGAAGCACCAGCAGCAGCAGGACCTATATTTTCACGTTCATTCATAGCAGAACCAGAGCCAGCAGCAAGTCTGCCAGCAGCAGCAGCTTTCGATCTAGCCACAATAGATTGATCAATTGCTATATTATATGCATATCGTAAAACATCATTTATCCGATCAATATATAGAATTACATCACTAAAGAAAATATAGGTATTTATTGTTAGTGGTTGGCCTAGAAAGCGTTTATTTTCATTATTTAACCATTTCCATAATCTACGTTTTATATGATAATTTGACTGTATAATATCATTAAGTGTACGAAGTTTAGCTTCTCTAGCATTATCAATAGGATCATTACTAAAAATATAAGCAACACCTTCAGCAGTATCTTGACCTACTATTTTAGTAGTACCATTTGTATAGTGTATTTCATGCTTATCAGACCATACTCTTTGTAAGTTATTAATACCAAACATATTAAATCCTGCTCCTAACATATTATCAGAGGTGAGGCCAATCATATTTGTATGAGGAAGATCAGTAGCTTCTTTTGTAGCTATATTACGTTCAATAATAGCATTAGTTATGGCATCATCAACCATCTGAGCAGCATTAAGTTCAAGTTCTAGAAAATATCCGTGCTTATTGAATTGTGCTCCTAAAAAAGAAAAAAAGCCATCTCCTAAACATTCTTTTACGCAAATATAAGCAAGACCTTTTGCTTTAGCATCTGATAGAAAAGGATCTCTTGTACTCTTGTTTTCATTGAAAAAAAGATTTTTAGCAGGATTGCCACTTCTCTGTGTTATCTCAGGATCAAAAAATATGCTTGCATCTTCATAATTCTTATTATCGCTAGTTTGTATGCCAAATTCACTTAATGATCTTGATTTATAATAATTATCAATATGTACACCATATTTATATACTTTCTTGAAGAATATATCAAAAAGTACAATACAAGAATGATCTTCTGTTATAATAAGTCTAACATTAGTAAAAATGCCAGGATTTATAAAACGTTCAAATACTGCATCTTCAATAATTAAAGGTATACCAACCGTAGGAAATGTTGGATTTCCTGGAGGTACTCTATTTCTAGGAGCAGGATCTGTCCAATTAGAAGCGGGGCCATAATCTCTCAAATTTGGATTAACTGCTAAAAATGTTTCGCCTGAATCATACATATATTCACTTATGTTAGGTGGCAATTGATGTTTTCCTCCAGCATAATCAGAGCCATCTGGTTTTTTTAAGTAATTAATTGGTATTTTAAGAACACTTGAAGTTATATTCATTTCATTTCTAATTTTATCTTCAATACTATCAAGTCCAGTTTGTAAACCTCTACAAGGTTCTTTTCCATCAGTCCCGAATAAAAGATTCATGATTGATAAAAAAAAAGGATTACTATCACTTTCAGAGTGTATAAGTGTTAGTGTAGAACGTAAAAAATCTTTGCATACATCCCATCGATTATAATCTGTTTTTAGATTACGACCAAAGCGGTCTGTATTAGGAATAGTAGCGTTTTTAAGATTAGGTTTCCAATTTTGAATTAAAATATTATGCGCGGCAACAGCCTGAGGGATGTTAGGGAGGGTATGTTGATTATTTTTTCTAGGTTGTTGAGATAAACCTGGAACTCTCCTTGCAGCACCTGCTCCAGCACCTGCTCCAGCACCTGCTCCAGCA